TTAAAAATGGGTAAAAAGAAAACATTTTTTTCGGAAATTAAAAACCAAATAGTAACAGGAATTGGATTAGTAATAACAGCAGGATTTGGATTATTAATAGCTAATATGCAATCTATATTTGAACCTAAAGAAGAAGTTCAACAACCACCAATGATAGAACAAACAATTAGCATTCCAGAAGGAGTTAAAGATACTTTAGTAATAACTAAGACTATAAAAGTACAACCAGTCAAGACTAAGAAAGAAGAAGAAATATCATGGTAAGAATATTTTTAATTATATCGATGTTACTAAGTTTTACTGCTAATGCTCAATTAGGTAAAACGGAGACAGAAAACTATAAGGGTAAATTTGAACAAGATGCAGATATAGATGAAGTATCTGATTATATGTTAGATTATCAATTACCAATTCAAGTACTGAACATTGGCTTTACACCAGAACTGTATGAATTTTATCCTGAATTAAGAGAGAATAGAGTGGGATTGGGTGTGAGTAATATTACTCTATCTTATCTAGAATGGACTGACAGGTTTATATTTACAGAAGATAAAGAAGATATTAAACAAAGAATGGTAAAACAACATAAAGCTTCAGCTAAAGGTATATCTTCAAATGAGATTAAAGTTGTCGGTAATGTAATATTAGCAGAATACTTTACCTATGTTGAGATTTATGACTACTCAGTATCTGAAGAAGAAGAAATAACTAAAGACGGTATAAAGATTGTTCTAAAAACTATTATCGGTATGCAAGTGAGATTTGTAAATGCCGAGACTGGTTCCATACTAACAGGTTCCGGAAGTGGAGAAGCAGTTACAATAAAAAGATCTAATTTATTAGAAGGTTTGGATGAAGTTAAGTTCAATAAATCTACAATTGGAATAGCAACCAAAAAAGCTCTTGAATCAGCTTCAGCAAGGATCGTGAAAAAAATGATTAAGCGTGGCATCTTTAAAGAATAAAATAATACTATTACTATTGAACGTTATACCTATGTTTGGTTTCTCTCAAACATGGAACTATACGTTTACCGATCCCTGTACCCTTAATCAACAAACAGTAACAAACACTATAGGTCAATCCATTGCTTTAAATTACTTTGGGAATGTACAGAGCTTTACAGAAAGTGATTTTACTAATGGTGTATTTGATAACTGGATTAATTCTGTAACTCAAATTAATTCATCATCACCATGTGAAAGCATTACACAGGTAATAGTTAACAATGCAAATAGTACGGTTGTAGCGACTACATTAACTGTTGTGACTAATATAATGTCCGTAATGGGAGGCAATATGTTACCACCAGCAGAAAGTATTAACAACTCATCTAATGGAAATGATTCTGATGAAGAAGCAGATGAGAAAAACACTAAAACAAATGGAAGCAATACAGATAAAAAAGGAAGCACAAACATTACTCAAACAGATAAAGGCAATCAAGAAGCCAAAGGAAATCAATCCTCTACTAAACCAAGCGGAGGATCTAATTCAAATACAACTGGAGGGTCTAGCAATACAGATAAATCAGCTAAAACAGGAGAACAAAAGACTGAATCGCCTGTAGAAGATAACGAAGGGGCATCAACACAAGCTGTAGCTAACTCCTTAGCTAATGCTATAGATGGAGGAGATAACGAACAATCAAATGAATCAGGAAAAAACTCAGGTAGCTTAATAGCTTCAGGAGATATAGTCGTAATATCTAATCAAGATAATTCAAATGGAGAGCAATTTAGATTTGTTGGAAGTATTACACATTCCAACACAGATAATAGTAGAATAAAAGGAGCATTATTTACATATACATCAGTTACCAATGATGCTAGTATAACCTTATATAAATCGTGGATAAATCCAAAAAAGACTTTTAACTTAGTATTAGCTAACACAACACTAACTAATTTTAAAACAGACGTAACCAACACTACAACAGCATTAGAATCTTTCCGATTCGGTAAGCAAAAGAAGTATACAGGTATGGCTGGAATAAACTACACTTACGGTAAGCTCGGTGAAAGAAGTCTACAGAACTTATCATCAGTTGCTGGAGTACATAGAAACTTTAAGGTTAGTCCCAGAATATCAACAAGTTTTCTTATGCTAGGAGTGTACTCACCTTTTACTCAATATTATGAAGGTAAATGGTTTAATGCAGGATTATTAGTTGTACCTTTTAGTTCATGGGATATTAAAATAACAAAAACATTTAAGTACAATATAAGCTTTACCGGAGTATGGCAGACATCTGGCAGTGCTTTAAACTATCAAATATTAACAGGAGGAAAAATAAACTTTTAAACTATGAAACATTTAACATTATTACTATTACTTTTACCTACACTACTATTTTCACAAAATTGCTACGAAGTAGGTAGAGTTGTATCAAGAGTAGAAACAGAAGATATAAGTCAAAAGAGAATTATATTCGGTATAAAGCAGATGGCAGAAGAAATACTATCAGAAAAGTACGACTTATGTCTTAACGGTACCCCTATCTTTATAGAGATTACATCAATCAAAGCTCCATCTACAGGGTTTAAGATAGGACCATGGGAAAGAAAGAAGAAAGTAACTCAGGTAAAATTAGTTATTATAATAAGAGGAGAAGTAATAGAAGGAATCGGAATAGCAAAATCAACTGTTCAAGCAACATTCTTAGATTTAAATAATGAAAATCTTCCTTTTAGTAAAACTGTATTTGCTTCAGCAGTAAAAAAAGCATTGGAAGATACTTTATAACTATTTATAATAAATTAAAACTAAAGAGATGAAAAAATTATTAGTATTATTTACAGTATTACTTTCAACACAAGTATGGGCACAGGAAGAAAAGCCGGGCTTCTTTAAATCTATATATACAGATTTCTTAAAATACGGTACAGTATACGGAGCAGGAGATATATCCAATTCTGTTGAAGCAGAAGAACAAACATATTTCCTTAGAACTAATCCTGATGGAAGTTTATATTCTATACCGGATGTAGTTAACAATACAGAAGTATTTCCTTTTGATTATAGATATGGATTCGGAATAAGAAAATTAGCTAGATTTGATTACGAAAGAAAACCTAAGAACTTTTATGATGGTACTGAAGAGCAGTTAGTATTTTCAGCACCAACATCAGCTGTACAGGGACTCGAATATTTATTTCATTTTGAGAAAGAAAGATGGAGAGGGCAGGATTTCACTAATTATAATTTCTTTTTAAAACACACTGGAAAGTACCATATACTAAAAGTACAATCTAGATCAGTAGAGAAAATTAACTTAAAATTTAACTCAGCTGAACTTAGAGCTAGATTACCAATAGGTAAGAAGTTTTCTATATCAGCAGGTGCTATAGCTAGAGGACATGAAAGAGCATATGGATATAATCCAATAGAGATTTGGTTAAATGAAACAGATGCAGATGGCAATCCAGTTAATCAATGGTATCAATTAGGATATGAAAATGGATACCAAGATGTTTTTTACACTCAAACAAGCACTGACCCAACCACAGGTGAAGAAATAACTACACAGGATTGGTATTGGATAGATGAAGAAGGAACACAAGTCGCATCATCAGACTTAGACTTCAGAGAAAGAATAATGCCATCACTTATGAATGAATTTAATGGATTAGCTTGGGATGAATTAGATTCATGGGTAGAAGTAGCACCTATAGTAGGATTAGATTTCTACCACTACAAAAGAGATTTTTGGTTCCATGGATATGCTAACTACATTCTACCTTACCATAGATACATAAAAGGTGATGAAGAAGCATCGTACTTAAATAGAAACAATTGGGGTAAAGGTGGATTGAGACAAGATGCAGAATTAGAGCAATGGTCTGATTATTCATTTGGAGCATCATTAGGTACTAAAATAGGGAAGAACTTAGGTATATTTATACAAGGTGAATATTCTAAAATGTGGGACAGTAAATTATATCAAACAACATTTGGTTTAAATTACTCTTTTAAATAATATAAAATGGCAAAACAAATAGGAGAGGAAACTAAAATTACTTTAGACCTCAAAACAATAGGTATAGTTTTATTCGGTCTTGCAACTGTTATCGGAATGTGGTTTTCACTTCAAGCAGATATAGAAGAAGCAAAAGAACTTCCGGAACCTGAAATTCAAAGGATAGAGTTTCAAATGAAAGATGAAGCAATTAGAGATGCTATCATTAATACTCAGGATGATGTAGAAGAAATTAAGAATCAGCTTAATAAGATTGATGAGAGACTCTTTGATTTACAAAAAAGAAACTAATATGAAAAAGTTTATAGTTATAGCACTGGTGCTTATTACAAGCTCAATTTACGGTCAACAGATTTTAACTGATGATAATTTTGAACAAGCTGTAGAAGGTAGATCGGCTTTTCAAGATGATAACATTTCGATAGTCGTCGTAGAATTTTGGGCATCCTTTAATGATGACAATTCTTTTGAACATTGGGATAAAATAGAAGGAGTTAAATACTATAGATGCGATATCGCTAAAGCACCAAAAGCTAAAAAGAAACATAAAGTCAGAACAATCCCACACATCATAATATTTAAAGACGGTTTTGACGAAATACATTTTAAAGCAGGTTTAGATTTCACAATCTCACAATCACTAGAAGATATACAAAAAGAGATTGATGAATTGAAAAAGGAAAGTAAATTTTAGATACTACTATAAAAGTAATAGAACTATGACATACGGTATAAATTTAGAGAGTGAAGAGCTTATAGAAGAGTTTATCATTCTACATCAAGAAAGCGATAATATTTAAAATAATATGGCAAACGCAGTAGCTTGTATGATTGCAATAAATGATGTTAAATCCTCAGTTCAAGGAAATGATCCTAGAACCTGGATGAAAGCATGCGCAATAGAAACTTTATTGAAAGGTAAAAGCGGTAAGCATTTCAAAAATTGCTTAATAGGTAAAATAGAATCAACTAAAGAACACATTGAAGACCCAGCAGGGTATGCTGAGGAACTATATAATGAAATTAAAAATAAATGCAGATAAATATGAACTGTTACACGAGAGAAGAAATAGAAGAGACGATGAAGAGTAAAGGTTACAAGTACTTTACTGGAGGAGATTATGACGTAAATATAATAGGAGTAAGAAACTCTAACACTAATAACGAAGTTACAAATAAATTTGACGACTGTATAACACTATCTTATAAAGATAATGGAGAGTGGAAATTTAAATGTTATAAAAGCACAACAGACCCAGGTTCACATTGGGAAAGGAATTTATTAAATAAAGACGGAGTAGCAATACTAAAACCAGGTCAATATAGAGGTTCTCATAAAATAGGATTACACCAAGGTAAATACGAAGCACTAAGACAGAAGTCACCTGTAAAAGTCTACAGAGATAATAATAAAGACGGTAAATACGATATGATTGAAGAGAATGTACATGAAGGTATATTTGGAATCAATATTCATAAAGCTGGAAAGTTTGTGAATGGTTCAACTCAGATTGATAAATGGTCAGCAGGTTGTCAAGTATTTTCTAAAGAATCTGATTTTAATGAATTTATGGCAATTATGCATAAAGCATCAGATAAGTACGGTAACTCTTTTTCCTACACTCTTTTAGAAAGTAAAGATATAGTTGCTTAATTGAATTATTATTCTTATATTAAAGTATGGGCACACAACAAAGCTATACAAGCAGGTATTTATTATGCGCAATCTTAGGAGGATTTGTAGCATATATGATATGGAATAATCCTTCAATTGATGTAGATATAAAAGCTTACCAAACTCAAATAAATATTTTACAGAGTAGAATAGATTCAATACAAACTAAAAATAGCTATCTACAAGTAGAAGCAGATTCGTTAAATACTGAGTTGGATAAGTTTAGCAATAAAATAAACTTATTAAATACAAAGATATATGTTATTAAAAAAGAAACTGAACAGAAGCTTAACGCTATTGATACTTTTGGTGGCTCTCAGCTTCAAGAGTTTTTCTCAAAACGTTACCAAAGACAGTACAAAGATAGTATTAAGTAAACCAGTAGCAAAGTTAGTAGTAAAGGATCTTGTATCTTTTGATCAAATCACCCTACAACTTAGTACCACTAATAAACTACTTAAGGAGACTAATTTAAAACTAAACACGCAATCTATTTTAGTTACTAATCTAGAAAGTCAAGTAAGTAACTACGATAACATATTTACTGAACTTAACACTAAATACAGTGTGCAACAACGTCTATCTGAGGATTTAGAAAGGTCACTTAAGCGACAAAAAGCGATGACTACTATTTATAAAATAGGAACAACAGTTGGAGCAGTTGCAACGTTACTACTACTTGTTAAGTAATATTTGAATTATGTATAAAAAACTTAAGAGGAATTTATTCCCCTTCATTATAACGATTTCTGCATTATCAGTATCAATTTCTGCAGCATTTTATTCGGTTAGTGGGCTAAGTAAGTTGTTTGCTGGAGCATCTCTTGAAGTCATTATTATGGCTGGATCCTTAGAGGTATCAAAACTAGTTATAGCATCATTACTTTACCAGTATTGGGACACATTAAATAAGTATCTTAGAACATATCTGACTGTAGCTACTGTAGTTTTAGTACTTATTACTAGTATGGGTATATATGGATTTTTAAGTGCAGCTTATCAAGATACTTATAGACAGTTGACTGTAAAAGAAAACCAAACAGCATTTTTAGAACAAAAGAAACAATTTTATGAAAACGATGTTTTTAGGTATGATGAAGAACTTAAAAGAATTAGTAATAACATTAGTACTCTTTCTAATGCGAAATCTCAATCAATCCAAGTACGAGACACCTCGGTGGCTGGGGGCGTTAGAACAACCGTCTCTACTTCAGAGCTTAGGATGGCAGCAAAACGTATTGAAGTTGAAGAGGAGAATCGTAACAACATTCAAAGGAAAAGAGAAATAGTAGCTGATAGTTTACAGAAGTACCAACTGGCAATACTAGAATTAGATAATAATACAGAGGTAGCTGGAGAGTTAGGACCATTACAATACCTTTCCGGACTGACAGGTACTCCTATGGATAAAATTATTAATATATTATTATTAGTAATTATATTTGTATTTGATCCTTTAGCTATATCTTTAGTAGTAGCAGCAAACTTTGCCTTTGATCAAGCTAGACCTAAAAAGAACTTATATAACGAGGATGAAGAAGAATGGGACGAGTTTATTAGAGAAGAGACTTACGAGGCAGAGGTAGATAGTAAAAAAGTTGCTATGGAATTTGAAGTTAAAGACCCTGAAGAGGTTAAACAAAAGAGTCCTTATTCTAGCCGAATGGATATAATTGGTCAAAACGGAAACGATGGTGAACATTACGACTCAAAATCGGGGTACGTATTAGAAAATAACATACTCAATGTTAAACATAAAAGCCCTAGATACTGGACAGTAAATCTAAAATCAGGTGAAACAGTTACCGTGCCTAAAAAAGCAGCACAAGCGGCATTAACAAAAGATAAAGATAGTACAAAAAGTTATATGTAATAGTTGCTTGTTTGAGTATTATTTCTTATATTATATAAATATAAAAATACTAAAACATGTCACAATTCAAAGTTATTGAAGCACTTAAAGCTCAAGCAAAAGCAGATAAAGCAAAAGCCCTTATGTCGTTAGAGCTACTAACAACCCACGCAGCTGGTATAGGAGATCATACAGCTAATGATTTCTTAAAAGATGCTAATGAGTCTTTAGAACTCTTAGTAGATGCTGATGATAAACTTTCAGCAATAGCAACATACTTCCCAGAAGATAATCCATCTAAGGTTATAAATGGTTAGTTATGAGTAAGCAAGTGAAAGAGTACGAAAATAAATTAAAAATAAAAGTTACAGAAATGAGCAGTAGAGAAATCAGCAATGCTAAGAATCCTCCTTCAGCAAGAGAAATCCTAAGAGAAGAGTACCCAACAATACATGACGCTTACGAACAGATAATGTATGAACAGTTTGACTTATTTGCTAAGAAACATTTAGATTACGGTATGCATAATGTTAGTGCAGGAACCAATCTAGAAACAGCAGACGAAATGGAGTTTGCTATGACAGGGTTATGGTATAGACTTTCAGATAAAGTTAACAGATGGAAGAATATGATTATATCAGGGCGTAAGGCACAAAATGAAACATTATTAGATACCTTTCAAGATATAACTAACTATGGGATAATTGCTCAGTTAGTGTCTAAAGGTCTATGGAAAAACGATTAATAGTTTGAAAAAAATCTATCCAGATAGAAAGGTTTTAAAAGCTGATCCTTTAGTAAAAGAGGTATGGGAGAGTAAGATAAAACAATCTCCTAAATCAAATAAGCATATTTCGTACTCTCAACTAAGCAGTTTTTCCTCTTGTCAGAGACAATGGTACCTTCAATACGTTAGGAAATTAGCTCCTTACCAACCATCCATACATGCAACCTTTGGAACTGCAATGCATGAAACTATGCAAACATGGTTGGAGGTAATGTACCACGATAAAGTTAAGACTGCTAATGAAATAGATCTAGACGCTTTGTTATATGAGAATATGATAAAAGCATATAAAGGACAGAAAGCTCAAAATAGTCATCAGCATTTTTCTAATACAGATGAATTAACTATGTTCTGGATAGACGGTAAGCATATACTTAACTACCTTAAAAAGAAGAGAAGCGCTTACTTTGGTACTAAGGGGATATATTTAGCAGGAGTAGAGACATTGCTTTATCAAGAATTACGCCCTGGAGTAATGTTTAAAGGGTTTATAGATCTAGTATTTTATGATGCAAGAGTTGATAGATGGAAAATAGTAGATATTAAAACATCAACATCAGGGTGGAATAAATTTGCTAAATCAGATGATAAAAAGTTAGCTCAAATACTACTATATAAAAAGTTCTTTTCAGAACAGTTTGATATTCCAATTGAAAAAATTGATGTAGAGTATTTTATAGTTAAACGTAAAGTACCAGTAGATGCAGATTATGCAGCAATGCAACGAAGAGTACAGGAATTTAGCCCAACAGCTGGTAAAATAAAAGTAGGTCAAGCAGTTTCTCTTATGAATACATTTGTAGAAACAGCAGTAGATAAAAATGGAGAGTATGTTGATAAAGAGTATCCAACTAACCCTAGTAAGTGGGGTTGCAATTTTTGTGCTTTCAAAGATATGAGAATATGTCCTGATGCTATTAATGGATAAAGGGCCTATTTATATATAAATATATAAGTATATATGTTATGAAAAATTCTGAAAAAAGGTTAACGACCGTTCGTATTGAAGATGATTTATTCCAAGAGTTTAAATACCAATGCATAAAAAATAAATTTTCTTTTCAAAAGCTTGCCTCCCGTAGTATTTTTCTTTATCTTACAGATAAGGAGTTTAGAGAAGGTATACATAAAATAAGTAATATTAATATAGAACAATTAGATGACAAATAGAGAAGGTTATATAAAGAAAGAAGATAGAAAAAAGATTCTTCTACTTTGTGATGATATTAGAATGCACTCAGGTATCGCAACTATGGGTAAAGAGTTTGTATTTGGGTTAGCTCATAAGTTTAACTGGGTACATGTAGCAGGAGCATTAAAACATCCAGATGCTGGAAAAGGGCAAGATGTATCTAATGAAGTAAATAAACTTACCAACATGACTGACTCAGACGTTAAACTGATTCCTTATAATGGATATGGAGACGTTGGTTTAGTTAGGAGTCTTATAGCTCAAGAGAAACCTGATGCTATAATGATTTTTACTGACCCTAGATATTGGACATGGTTATTTGATATTGAAAGAGAAATTAGATCGCATATACCTATTATGTACCTAAACATATGGGATGATTACCCTGCACCACTTTACAATAAAGTATACTACAATTCCTGTGATTTATTAATGGGTATATCAAAACAAACTGTTAACATTAATAAATTGGTATTAGGAGAAGATGCTAAAAGTAAGATCATCAGATACGTACCTCACGGTATAGATGAGAATATGTTCTTTAAGATTCATAAAGATGATGAGCAGTTTAAAGGTTTCCAGGAATTTAAAAACTCAGTATTTGAGAACCGTACAGATATAGAATACGTAGTTATGTTTAATTCACGTAACATAAGAAGAAAGAGCGTACCAGATCTAATTTTTGCTTATAGACTATTCTGCGATAAGATAGGAAAGGAAGAAGCTAAAAAATGTGCTTTAATACTCCATACTCAAAGTGTAGATCAAAACGGTACAGACTTAAGAGCAGTTAGAGAGAACCTATGTGATCCAGAATATGTTAATGTATATTTCTCGGAAGGTAAATTAACAACACCTCAAATGAATTGGTTATATAATTTAGCAGACTTAGTTGTTTTACCTTCTTCTAACGAAGGATGGGGATTAGCATTGACAGAAGCAATGATGTCAGAAACTATGATTGCAGCTAACGTAACAGGAGGTATGCAAGACCAAATGAGATTTACTGATGATAAAGGAGAATGGTTTACACCGAGTAAGGATATACCTTCTAATCATAGAGGTACTTATAAAGAACATGGTGAATGGTCTATACCGATCTTTCCAAGTAACATCTCATTAGTTGGGTCAGTTCCCACACCTTATATATTTGACGATAGATGTTCAGCAGAAGATATAGCAGAAGCAATATTTAAGTCTTTTAGTATGACACCTGAAGATCGTTTAAAGAAAGGTAAGAAAGGTAGAGAATGGGTAACATCAGAAGAAGCACAGATGTCTTCTAAAAATATGTCAAAGAATATTGGTAACTGTATTGATGAATGTTTTGAAAACTTCATACCAAGACCTAAATTTGACTTTATAAAGGTAGAAGACCTTGCACCTAAATACACAGAACATAAATTAATTTACTAAATATTACAGGTTATACTATGAACAAACCACTAGCAGTTATATCATGCCCGATAGATACATACTCAGGATATGGAGCGAGAGCAAGAGATTTTGTAAGAGCATTATCAAATGCAAAAGGAAATGAATGGGATATAAAGATACTACCTCAAGTATGGGGAAATACGAAAGCAGGTTACTTAAAAGAGCATGGAGATAGTTTTTTTACTCCTATGGTTATAGGTAAGCTAGAAAAGAAACCAAATGTATGGGTACAAATAACAGTACCTAATGAATTTCAAGCAGTAGGGGATTTTAACATAGGTGTTACTGCAGCTATGGAGACTACACTATGTCATGATACTTGGGTGACTGGAGCAAATAATATGGATATCGTATTTACTTCTTCAGAGCACGGTAAAAATTCTCTTATCAACAGTATGTTCGATGTAGAAAATAACGAAACTAAAGAAAAGAGTAGACTAAGAATTACCAAACCAGTAGAAGTATTATTTGAAGGAGTTGACTCTAAAACATATGATCCTAAAAGTGAATATAAAAACACAGAGTTAATTAATTCGTTAGATAGTATTAAAGAAAATTTCTGCTTCTTATTCGTTGGGCATTGGCTACAAGGTGAACATACACAGGATAGAAAAAATATAGGAGGAATGATAGAAAGCTTCCTTGAAACATTTAAAACTCAACACACTCAACCTGCTTTGATTATAAAAACTCAATCAGCAAATAGTTCTATAATGGATCAGCAAGCGATACTTGAAAAGATAGATTTTGTTAGAAAGAAAGTTAAAGGAAGAATACCTAATGTATACTTACTACATGGAGAACTATCGGATAGAGACATTAATAACCTATATAATCACAGTAAAGTTAAAGCAATGGTTAACCTAACAAGAGGTGAAGGCTTTGGAAGACCGTTACTAGAATTTACAACCACAGGGAAACCTATTATTGCATCAGGATGGTCAGGACATACGGACTTTCTTAGAAGTGATTTAAATCTACTTGTAGGAGGTAAATTAGAAACGGTACACCCATCGGCGGTAGTTCAAAAAATGATTATACCTGAATCAAAATGGTTTACTTTTGATGATAAAGAAGCTAGTAAAGCATTTAAATCGGTATATAAAAACTATAAACAGAATATCATTAAAAGTAGAACTCAGAAAAGAATAACAAGAGAGCACTATTCCCTTGAGAAGATGGAGGAGTTACTAAAAAACTATTTAGATAAATATACTCCTAAATTCTCAGTAGAACAAGAGTTTACCCCTCCTAAGTTAGAGTTACCAAAAGAGATAAGATTACCAAAAAGAAAATTAACAAAAGTAAAATAGTAAATATGAATTTAGTACAAGGACCGTTTGGAAGTAATGCCTGCTACGAACAAAGTTTCGAACAAGATGGACAAGAGATTAAAACGTGGCTATGTTTCGGTAGCGGATTTACAACATCAACATTAATGACTGAAGGATCAAAATCAGTAAAAGATTTATTAGAAACAGCACCTGAGCTATATAAAGATTTATTGCATATTGATAATGAAAAAAGAGTATGGTTTCCAGCTACAATTACTCTACCAGAAAAAGGAATGGTTTTCTTAGATGGAGTAAGTAAAGAGGATTGGAAATGGAAAGCAGTAAATGCAATAGAGATTCCAAAAGAAGATTTAGGTAAGTATCCATCTGGTCAAACTCATAGAATGGATATGAGAAACGGAAAAGAGTTTAAGCGCAGTGACTTTATGGACGCTTTAGAAATGATAGGATTTTACGAAATACCAAAAGAGTAAGCATGAAAATAAGTTATGCAATAACAGTATGTAATGAGTATGAGGAGATTCAAAAACTAATATCCACACTTATGCTCAATATCAGAGAAGAAGATGAGGTAATAGTCTTATTTGATAAACAAAAAGGAACTGCAGAAGTATGGGAGTACTTAGTAGGTCTACAGAGCCAAGATTTAATAAAAGCATATCCAAAATCTTTTAAAGGGCATTTTGCAGACTGGAAGAATTTACTTAGTTCTTTTTGTACTGGAGATTATATATTCCAGATTGATGCAGATGAAATTCCTTCAGAGTTTTTACTAAAAACATTCCCTCAGGTACTAGAAAGTAATGCTGTAGAGACTATACTAGTCCCAAGAGTCAATACAGTTGAAGGTTTAACTGATGAGCATATCCAAAAGTGGAGATGGAATGTAAATGAAAAAGGTTGGGTTAATTGGCCAGATTATCAAATGAGGATTTGGAAAAATATACCTGAGATTAAATGGGTTAATAAGGTACACGAAGTGTTAGAAGGTTTTAATACTTTTGTAAAGTTACCGCTTTTAGAACAGTATTCATTAGAACATAAAAAAGATATTAACCGACAGGAAGCTCAAAATAACTATTATGATACCCTTTAAGATATGATGTACGATACTAAATATAAATTTAATGAAACATGGTTTGATAATTCAATTGAACTATGGAATCAAGTCTTTGACAAATTTAAAGACGATATTAATATAGAAAATGTCTTAGAGATAGGTTGTTATGAAGGAAGAGCAACAGTGTACCTTTGTGAAAAGGTTCTTAAAGCTAATGCTAATTACGATGTAGTAGATACATTTGGAGGATCAGAAGCGGAGTCCGGTATGAAAGAAACAATGAATAGGTTAGATAAAAATAATAATATAATCTACGATAACTTTAAACATAACATATCATTTTTCAAGGATATTAACTTTAATATACACAGAGGTATATCTCAGCAAATTCTACCAACCCTTGTGGATAAAGAGAGACAGTACGATTTTGTATATGTAGATGCTTCTCATAGAGCAGATGATACATTTGTAGATGCATACTATGCTAATAAAATGTTAAAAGATGGTGGCTTATTAATATTTGATGATTTTGGCTGGAAAGACCCTGCACAACCAGAACTAGTATCTTCTCCTGAGTTTGGTATTAGAACATTTGCAACAATGTATCAAAACATATACGATACTATCGCAACAGGTTACCAGATAGTATTAAGGAAAAAAAGTAATGAAAATATAATTAAAAGTACATTTTAAAAAACAAACAAAGTTATGAGAAAAACAGCATTAGTACTAGGTGGTGGTGGTTTTATAGGAGGTCACTTAGCAAAACGATTAAAAGAAGAAGACTACTATGTACGAGTTGTAGATATTAAATCAAAACATGAATTTTGGAACCATGGACTTATATGCGATAATTATGTTTCTGGTGACTTAAGAGAAGCTTCAATTGTTGCAGCAGCATTCAGAGTAGAACGTGACCCAAATCATACAGATGTAATTTACGATTACAGTTTACAGAAACAACCTTTCACGGTTATAGACTCTTTTGATGAAGTTTACCAATTAGCAGCTGATATGGGAGGTGCTGGTTACATCTTTACAGGAGAGAATGATGCAAATATTATGCATAATTCAGCATTAGTAAACCTTAATACAGTACTAGAGGCAAGCAAGACAAGAGTAAAAAGAATATTCTACTCCTCTTCAGCTTGTATGTACCCAGAACATAATCAATTAGATCCTGATAACCCTAACTGTGAGGAAAGCTCTGCTTATCCAGCTGACCCAGATTCAGAATACGGATGGGAAAAACTATTTAGTGAAAGATTATTTTTAGCTTTTGCTAGGAATTATAAATTAAGTGTTAGAGTTGCAAGGTTTCATAATATATTTGGACCTCAAGGAACTTGGACTGGCGGAAAAGAAAAAGCACCTGCTGCTATGTGCCGTAAAGCTGCAGAAGCAGATACTGAAATGGAAGTATGGGGTGATGGGTTACAGACTAGATCCTTTTTATATGTTGATGAATGTATAGAAGCTATGTTAAGGTTTATGAGACAAGAAGAATTTGCTGGCCCAGTCAATATAGGTTCAGAGGAAATGGTTACAATAAATGAGCTTGCTAATATAGCTATTAATTGTTCCGGAAAAGATATTATAATCAATAACATACAAGGTCAAGACTTTATTGATAAGTACGGTTTCCCTTGCCCTGTCGGAGTAAGAGGAAGAAACTCTGATAATAAATTGTTTAAAGAGAAGATGGGATGGGAACCTTCTCAATCATTAGTTGAAGGAATGAAAGAAACTTTTAAATGGATTAACACACAAAAATAAATGAATAGATATATAGTAACAACAACAATTAATCCTCCAACAATAGCTACAAGGAAGTTTTGTAAGTTAGCAGATAAGAAAGGTTGGAAATTTATAATCATAGGAGATACAAAAACACCTCACAGTCAGTATTTTAAGTTACAAGAGAACTATGATAACTTCGAATATATTACTCCAGAGGAACAGGAGCAATTATACCCTGCTTTAAGTCAAGCTATTGGATGGAAGAGTATTCAAAGGAGAAATATAGGTTTACTTCTTGCATATGATAGAGGAGCAGAAATTATAGCTACTGTTGATGATGATAATATACCATATGACACTTGGGGAGATGATGTTATGGTAGGTCAATATAGAGAAATAGATTTATATGACCATAAGATTTATAATGTGTTTGATCCTATTTCTCCTACTAACCATAATGACTTATGGCATAGAGGGTATCCAATAGAGTGTGTACCTAGTAAAAATGAAATAGAGTATAAAGGTAAGACAGAAAGAAAAGTGCTTATACAAGCTGATTTTTGGGATGGTGATCCTGATATAGATGCTCTCTGCAGGTTAAGTAAAATGCCAGTCTGTAAGTTTACTAAATTTAAACCATTTGGATCTAATCAAATAGCACCTTTTAATTCTCAAAATACTTTTTTACATAGAGATGTTATACCGTACTACTCAGTACTTCCACATGCAGGTAGAATGGACGACATATGGGGTGCTTATATAGTTCAACTCTATTTTCCACGTTCAGTAGTATATAACAAAGCTTCTGTGTATCAAGATAGAAACGAACAAGACCTAGTAACTAATTTAGAAAATGAAGTTATTGGGTATAGAAATACTTTGAAACTAATAAACGATCTAAGTAACTACTATAACTACCTTCCTCAAAAGAGTCAAAAGTTTTGGGATGTTTGGAGAAATCAATTTGTAAAAGATATAGAAATATGAAACTATCAGCAATAATAGTATCCCGTAATGATAACTACGGAGGACATTTAAATGAAAGAGCTACATACGCAATAAACTCAGCTATACATACTTACGACGAAGTAATTTACGTAGATTGGAACTCTGATAAAGGTAGTTTACTTTACGATATAGAAGATAACCTAGATGTTAAAGGTAATCTAAAACATATAGTCATACCTCCCGACGTAGCAGCACAGCTTACTAATAGTGATCCACATGCACAAAAATGCTGTGAAGTGTTAGCTCGTAATATAGGTATTAGAAGAGCAACCGGAGATTATATTGTATCAACAAACATAGATATTATACAACCTAAAAGAGAAGATATTATTAAGTTGATACAGGATAAAGGTACAGAAGGATTTTTTACAACTGTTAGTAGGAGACCATTAGAATGGGAAGAAATTAAAAACTTCCAAGGAGGAGATTATAACTTCTCTAATTGGAGTGCATTTAGAGACTATGCATATGTTAATTCAACTCCCCGTAACATGCAAGAAAAAACAACACCAGGAGATGAATACAGCATTATAAACTGCTGTGGAGACTTTCAATTAGCTCCTGCTCAAGTATGGGATGATATCAAAGGTTTTGAAGAAGAGTTAATATACCCACTTTTTGCTGATACTAACGTGCAGAAGAAAGCAGCACTCAAAGGACATAGATTAACTGGAGCATATTCTCCACCGTTGTTTCATATCAATCACGGTTCAAAAGGTTGGGGAGGCGGAGGAATTGCTGACGGAGTTAATAAGAAGTCAAACGACATAAACAGAGCAGTAACTCTCCAGCAAGAATCTACAAACCCTGACACATGGGGCTTCTCACAAATTGACATCGAACACGAAACATTTTAAATAAACACTACTATTTATAATAGTACAAAAAATACAAAACCTATGAATAAAATAGAAACATTAATAAAAGATGTATTAAGTGAAGCTGCTAAAATCAATTTTGCTGGGCATAAGTTTCTCCTTAAAGTAGATGTAAACGAAGATCCTCAGAAAAAAGGATTAAAGATACAATTCTTACCTACTAGTTTTGGCGGCATAACACCTACGGAACAGAACGATATAGCAATTGAACTAGAAAAAAGACTAGAAGATGGCTTAACGGATTATGAATTAAGAGTTGAGAGAGACAGAAACTTAAAGGATAAAACAATCATAGGATTCTTCGTCTATATAGAATACTTCGATAAAATAGTTAGGAAGGCTCTTTCAGGTCAAAACCCAACTAGTTTATCAGATGAAGGATAAAAAGCAAATAAGAAAAATTCTAAAGAAGTCACTGAATCTACGGTTTAATATAAAATCGCTGACACCTACCCCTGAGCAAATAAATAAAAGTTTGTTTATTGATACCATGAAAGGTATGACAGAGATACAGGATAGAAGTCAGTTCCTTGCAACAGAGATAGGAATAGATACAGTAGCATTCGAAGATGCATACTTCAGAGTTATAGAAAACCTATTCAGATTACACTTCAATCAAGAGCAACTTTCCCTAATTCAACTATACCTCTATGAGCTATTCCCAGATAAACAGTGGGACGGAACAATTGAGTTACAGATAAAAGACGATACAAAAATAGTCGAATTTAAAGAACCTAAAGATGTATGGGAAGTTATAAACTTATTTAAATAAAGTTGCTTATTCAATTTTAAATTCGTATATTTATATATTAATAATTTAAAAACGGTTATATATGCAAAACTTAAAAATGATACCATGCCCGGTATGTGGCGAAGACTTTCCTGAACTAAGAAAAACTAAATTTGGTTACCATACCTGTGTTAATTGCTCTACTGAAGAAGCTGTAGTAGGTATTACAACTATTGAAGGAACAGGAGACCATACATACAACGATATTATAATAATGCCTCGTAAAAGAGCAGTAGCAATTGCTAAAAAAGAAGCAGAGTTATCCGGTAGGTCGTCTCATTCTGCATTAGAACTTTTAGATTTAGATAGAGATGATGATAAACAGGAACAAGTAATAAGAGATAAAGTTACTGAGATAATGGATGAGGATTTGAATGGTGATAATATTGTAACTGATGATCAACATAAAGATCCTGATACAGACATTACAGGTATGATAAAAGGAATTGACTACTAAATGGCAAGACCGTCTAAAATAATTAGCAAAGAAGCAATGCTAAGAGCTCAGAAGATGACTCGTTCGAATATGGCAGCAGCTAGGTACCTGCATGTGTCATATAACCACTATAAGAAGTACGCAAAGATGTACAAGAACGATGAAGGTCAGACTTTATTAGAGGCTCATATGAATCAAGAGGGGAAGGGCATACCAAAGTTCTTAACAAACGGAGGGAAAGAACCTCCCCTCATTGATCTCATAGAAGGTAGAATCCCAGTAGAACACTTTGATGCTAAAAAAATTAAACAGAGATTAATCTTCGAAGGAATGATTGAAGAGATCTGTGCCAATTGTGGATTTACAGAGAGAAGAGTAACAGACACAAAAGTTCCAGTAATACTAAGTTTTAAGGACGGTAACAAGAAAAACTATCATTTAGACAATTTAGAGTTCCTCTGCTATAATTGTTCTTTTCTTTATGCGGTAGATCCAATTGAAGAGAAACAAGCAGAGGCAATGGAAGATTACGTTAAAACCAAAGTAGACGAACCTGATTGGGAGTTAGACGAGCATCATATAGAGCATTTAAAAGAACTAGGACTATATGAAGAAGAAAAACCCGGAGAAGAGTTTATATCTAGACAATAATAATATTTATTAGTAAATGTATAATTACAAAATGAAAAAAGTAAAACAAATAATTTGGGAGTATTGGATTAAACCTTGGCATAAATTATAAAAATATGGCTAAGAAGAAAAAAAACAAACTTTCTACTTTTAAAAAAAAGAAACCTCTCGAAAGAAAAGTTGCTGATGATCTAGTAAGGCAACATGAACGTAATGAAAAGTTACGTGAGAAAAATATCAATACCTCTTTCTTAGATTTATTTTAACTAAAAACACTATTATGAAAAGAATGTTAATGTTATTACTATGTTCAATTCTATTCTGTACACTCACAGCTTTAACCTATAAAGCAACTAAAGTACAAAGAGTTACAGTATTAAAATCTAAACCTATACAACCTTTAGAGATTAAAAGTATAGAAATTAAAGAACTGCCTAAAGCTAAAGATCATTACGCTTTCCTAAATGACTTAGGTTTTAAAGAGTCCGGAAATAAATACACAATTGTTAACAGTTACGGGTACATGGGTAGATATCAATTTGGAATGGCAACACTTAAAGGGTTGGGATTTAAAGTTACAAAAGAAGAATTTTTAAATAATCCAAAGATACAAGAACAAGCTATGGATGCTCTACTCAGACACAACAAAAAGAAACTTAAGAGGTATATTCGTAAATATGAAGGACAAGTTATACACGGAGTACTTATAACAGAATCTGGAATTCTAGCAGCAGCACATTTAGGAGGACAGGGAAACGTTCGTAAGTTTTTTAAATCTGGATTTGAATTTCAAGATGGATTTGGGACTTCTATAACTTTATATATGGAAAAGTTTAGTGGGTATAAGTTGCTTCTTAACTAAATATTTCGTATATTTAGATATAAATGATTAGGTAATTAAAATAAAGGTTATGACAAAAACAGAGTTAAAAAGATTACAGACAAAAGAAGTTATTAACTTACTAGAAAGTAAATTTAAAGCTGAAAACTTTGACAATGATCAAGGAAGCTATTTCACATTTAATATTGGAGATTTTGAAGGATCATTAATGCGTAGAGATTTTGACGTTATGTTTAATGATGCTATGAGAATGGGTCCTGGATTTAGTGATGAAGAGTATGCTGTTAGAGATGCTGCTTTAGTGTTAGAAGAGGCTGTTAATAAAGAAATCCAAGTTTATTTAAATAAGTAAAAGGTTATGGTATTAAATAAAATGAAAACAGTGCAAAAGGTTATAGACCTTATCGCTGAAAAGCAGCTTATGGGAGAAGAACTTCCGGAATTATCAAATGATAGAATTGAAGCAATAGCAGACTCTATTTTGTTTGAATGGAACGATGCTTATGAAGGCTTCGGATACCCAGAAGAGTTTAACAATTTAGTTAAATGGAATTTAGAACAAAACATACTACATTGGAATGGGTGAGAAAAGAGGAAGAACAGAAAAGATTAGGTATGATTTTGATACCGCAGGTGTGTTAGAAATATTCTTAAATGAGAAATGGTATAGAGTTACTTCAAGCGATTTTAGATCTTTCAATGGTCCGAGAAGGATAACACTTCCAGATTATGTAGAACATGGGAACGTTAAAGTACCTCTTACAACGTATGAGTATGAAGGCCCTATTTACGCTTGGGGAACTAACTACATGGTGCCGTTTACAAATGATGGTAAAATAGTACCAAGTGAGGAATTAAATAAGAGGAATAAACAATCAATGTTAAGACAATAGGTAAATGAAAAGGAAATTACTATATAAAAACCAAGAAGAATTCTCACAGGCTTTTAAGAAAAATAATAACGATATTACTAACCTGATGGTTGAAGGTATTACTGAAGCATTTAATAACAAAAAGAAATCAGCACAACTATTTACGATAGGTTTTGAAGATGAAGATGAATATACTTTTGAAGTTACTTTACCTTCTACTCAATGGGTGATTGCATTAGAGCAATGTTTAAAGAATTACGAGTCTTGGGATATGAGCGATGAAATTATAGACACATACCTACTAATTAAAAAAGTTAAGGAATGGCTAACTATAAAGTAGTAGAATTTAATGGAGAAATGTTTCAATTAATTAGAAGGATTAAAGTATCTCAAGTTAATGGAAATATGGAGGGACTTAAAGCATGGAGAGATATGTTACATTGTGACCATGTCTTAAGAGCAGGAGAAGAATTCCTAATGGTTAGGTTTGTAGAGGATATAGAGTATGAAACTCTATAAAAATAGTTAGTGAGTTAGTTGCCTCACAAAGATAAATTTCGTATATTTAAGTATAATTATTAATCTAAAAAAAGAATATTATGTCAGATGTAATGTTAAGTTTTAAAGGAGATCAGTCATACATGACTAAAGATCAATTAAAAGAAGTTTGCCCATTGGCATTCGCAAAAGAAGCTACTAACCCTAAAGTTAGTGGTAAGTATCTATTCGTCAATACAGAAACAATTGTTGATGACCTAGATAAATTAGGTTGGAAACCAGTCCAAGCTGCTCAAAGAAAAGGTAGAGGAGGTTCTACTATTTTCAGTAAGCATATGGTTGCATTTCAGAACCCAGATATTATGATAAAAGGAGAAAACGGAGACGATTCTTTTCCTAGAATTATTATGACAAACTCTCACGACGGTATGCAAGCTTTTAAGTTTAGTGTAGGTATTTATAGATTAGTTTGTTCAAACGGTTTAGTTGTCGCTGATGAAGAGTTTAGTGATTTCAAAATTAAACATAAAGGATATACCTTTGAAGAGCTTAGAGGAGTAGTAAATCAAGCTGTAGAAGATTTACCTAATAAAGTTGAAGTTTTAAATCAAATGAAAAACAGAGTACTTTCAAAAGAAGAGAAAGATACTTTAGCTTTACATGCTATGTTAATTAGAGCAGGAATTAAAATTGATTCCCCTCAAGCAAAGAAGTTTAACTACGATGATGAAACTATTGAAGATATCCTTGATCCTAAAAGAGATGAAGATAAGGGTGATGATTTATGGAGAGTCTTTAATGTTATTCAAGAGAAAATTACTCAAGGAGAGTTTAGTGCAGCTTTAAAAGGTGCTAAAGTCCGTAAGGTAAGAAAGATTAAATCTTTTGAAAAAGAGTTAAAAGTAAATAAGCAGTTATTTCAACTAGCTACTGCACTAATAAATTAATAACCAAAACTAATTAAAATGACAGAATCATATTATTTTCCAGCGATTAAAGTAAATGCTAAGATAGCAGAAATAATCGACTCAGGACATCACATAGAAATTGCAGGATATATCTATGAGAGGTTAACTAAAAAACCAAGAGGTAGATCAATAGCAAGAAAGCTTTTCAATACCAATACTAACGAGCGTTTTGTAATTTACGGGTAATGGTAGTAGTTAAGGATTTACTAATAGGAGCAGGATTATTCAGCATAGCTCACATACTTACATTTTACCAGCTTAATGGTCAGTTTTTAAAGTCTACTGATTGGTTTAAAAACAATGTAACACTCGTAGCTGCAGCAGGAATAATCCTCTCCTTCTTCTACATTTGGGGAACGAAGTATACTGTTTCCGGAATGGATGGATTATTATGGCCAGCACGGTTTATGGGGTTTGGAGTTGGTATGATCATATACGCTATATTAGTTAACTATCACTTTAATGAAGGCATAACTCCAAAGACAGCAGTTAGTTTAGCGTTAGCGTTACTATTAATTTGTATACAGGTATTGTGGAAGTAGAATATTTATATAAAAGATAAGAATGAAAAAATCAGAAATTATAGCAAAGATTTTAGAACTTAAAGTCAAAAAAGGAGTTAGATCTATAGCAGAAAAGTTAAAGATACAAAAGCTTCAACAAAAATTAGAACAGTTTTATAATAAAAAATGAATTATATATTAGCATATATAGGATTAGGACTGCTATGGGCAGGCTGGTTAGAGTGGTACTGTACAAGTTACTTAGAAGAACCATATAATGTGGATTTCACTCTAAAAGAAAGAATATTTCACAGCTGCTTATGGCCAGTTTCACTTGGAGTCTTCATTTTTAATATAGGTAGAGACTGTTTAAAGTAGTTACTAACTTAAAGATTATTTAGTACTATACGTAAAAATAACTTAGTAAGTAGTTGGAGGCTATTGTTATATTTCATATATTTAGATATAAATGATTAGGTAATTAAAAATAAAGGTTATGAAAACATTCAAAGACATTAAGTTTAAACAACATAAATTAGGTAAAGGTCACATTCAAGGACTACTTAAACTATCCAACGGTATTGAATTTTCAGTTGTAGCAGGTAAAGGTATGTACAGCACAGGAAAAGGTGGTGTTAGAGAAGCAATTGATAAAGTTGAAGATGCTTCTTCATTTGAGGTAGCTGTATTTGATCAAGATGGAAATTTTATTGGTGCCGATAATGACTTAGTTTTAGGATGGCAATCAAGAGAAGATATTGATAAATTAATTCAAATTCACTCATAAGATGGATAAGGAAAACAAAAGGTACGTAGTGCAAATGGAAATGTACGTTTATGCTGATAATGATTATATGGCTAAGAAACGAGCTAATGATTTAAGATTATCATTAGAGAACAGACGACATTCTCAAGATGTAACTGTTAAAGAGATAGGTGAGCAACCATTTGCTAGTTTTGATTATCGTAAGTTAGATGATCCTACCTTTACACCTAAGGATAAGTCTGAAGCACCTCTACCCTTTTAAAAGTTGGTTCTTACAATTATTTTTCGTATATTAAGGTATATTAATAAAGCAATAAAAGTTATGTTTAGAATAGATTTAGATAGAGAAATGGCCTGGGTTACTTTCCTAGGAGATGGATTTGAAAAGATATGGCACCCAGTAACAGATGCTTCCGGAAAGCAGTTAATGTGGTCAGAAGATATTATGGATTTTTGTAGAGCTCAATTTAATGTAAAGGAATGTTGGGTTTCTTTCGGAATTGCTCCTACTAGTCAGATGATAGTACAAAATTCAGTAAGAGATAACATGTAATATAGTTGCTAGTTACAATTATTTTTCTTATATTTAGATATAAAGTTAGGAAGTTAATTATTAATTAAAATAAAGGTTATGACAAAAATTGAAATCATTGAAGAGATTATCGTTAAAAAGCAAGAGGAATTAAAAAAAGCTAATGCTATTGGTAAGAAGCTAGAACAAGCTAAAGTAGATGTTATGTTCGACGTAATGGAGAAATACTTTGGAGGAGAGTTTACTCTAGACGATGTCTATATTAAGAAGCCAACAGGTGGGTACTCTGGTACTACTTATGAAGTTAAGAGACCTAACAAAGAGTATAAATACGATAAGGAGTTAATGACTATTAGGTTTAATGAGGATTGGAGAACTAACGAGATAGATAGTATAAATACTAGTCTTTACTCTACTACAGATAACTCTCAATGGGAATTAGAACGAATCTTTACTAATGGTGAAATAGCTAAAGTATTATTAGATCACGGAGATGATATATTAGCTGAAATGAATGTTGTTAGATTGACTAACAAAAAGGAGATTGATGCTGCTAGAACTGAGATTTATAAAATAGAGGTTTCTATTACTAACTTAAAGTCTGAGATTAATACTATATATCTTGATGAGGCTACTGAGAAGCTTGAAGGTGAAGGACTAGTATTTGGAGAAGGTAAGAAAGGTGCTATAGATATTAAATGGGACTGGACTATAAGAAGTATTAACTCTGCTAAGATACTAAGTAAAACTGCTTCAGGTAAGTCTTGTAATATAGAGATTCAAGCTTATGATTATGAACCAGTAGTATACGAAAAGGTTCGTATGAGTAATGTAGAAGCATTACTATGGCAATATAGAAACTATGCAATTAACGCATAATGAAGAAGGAGGATCAGTAGCTCAGCTGGATAGAGCATCGCCCTTCTAAGGCGACGGTCGTAGGTTCGAATCCTACCTGGTTCACAATGTAGGGGAGAAAAACGTAAAATCCTAAAGTGTAATCGACGGATTGCACGAAGCTTTAGGTTGGGACTCTGAGTGTGAAAGCCGGCTAAAGAGTGAAGCCCCTCAAATATTTTGGACTTTTAGCTCAGTTGGTTAGAGCACCGCACTCATAATGCGTAGGTCGATGGTTCGAGTCCATCAAGGTCCACCGGGAAAAAGTTGCTAGTCTGCAGTTTTTTTCTTATATTTAGATATAAAGATGAGAGAAATGAATGTTTGGTATTTACACGGTTTAGAGAGTGAGCAAGGAGGCCCTAAAGTAGACTTTTTATATAATAAAGCTACTAGAGTTTATGCTCCTAAAATGGATTATAATCATCCTGAGATGTTCAGTAGTCTACTTAAAATGGCTAAGCACAACAAACCAGACTTGATTATAGGTTCTTCTATGGGAGGATACTTTGCTGATGCATTAGGTAGTCATCTTGATGTAGAAGTTTTGCTTTTTAATCCTGCTCTTCATAGTAGAATATTTGAACCAGAAGGCGTTAGTTACGGTGAAAGTAATTGGAAAAGAAATATCGTTGTTGGATCTGAAGATAAAGTTATTCCTCCTGCAATGACTAAAGTGCTTAAAGGAATAGTTCATACATGGACTGAGATAAAAGGAATGGGGCATAGAACCTCGTTAAATGTTTTTAAAGATATTTATAATAAATTGATATTAAATGAAACTATTTAAAATAATAAGCGAGCTATCTGCTTTCAAAAAAAATACCTGGAGGCCATTAACTGCTCCAGAACTAGCACAATCGAAAGAAGAGCTATACGATTTAATTAATAATGCTTATGCACCAATAGGTGGACATCCAAACTTAAAAGGACCAGATGATATTCCCAATATAGGGGATACGTTATCTGTTATCGATGTGGATGCTGATCCAGAAGCAGATGCAGTAGCTGTTACTAAAAATAGAACAGGCGGAACAAAGCACGTAGCAATGGGACATGATGGAGGTAAATCAGCTAAGTCTTCTGTAGTTAATAAGACAGCTGATGATTTAAAAAAACAAGGTCACTATATAGAGGTTTCCGGAAAAATACTAGATATACTAAAAGCAAAAGGAGTAGAGATAGTTGATGATGAAGAAATGGTAACTAGCGTACTCAAAGGTAAAAGCATAGTTTGGCACTATGATGGGACATACACCAGAATAATAGGTGGACAGAAACATCGAAAAGTGCTAATGGGGAAGCCTAAATAAACCTAAAATAACCAACATAATGGTTGGTTCGTATGTAAATATTTCGTATATTTAGATATAAATGATTAGGTAATTAAAATAAAGGTTATGACAAATGTAAAGACAGTAAAAATGGAGGATCTAAAGTTTGATTCTCAACTATTCCGTCCTATGAAATCTGGACGAGTTATTGATGCTCACTTCTCTTCTGAAGGAGGGCTTATGAAAGGTACTAATTACGCTATTGTAGGAGATCCAGGAATTGGTAAGACTACGGTAATGTTAGATATGTTAGCAGACTTAAAAACGAAAGGTCAAAAAGTATTATTTATATCTGGTGAGATGAATCAGATAGATATGTACGGATACGTTAAGCGTTACCCTAAGTTTGGTAGTTTAGATATTCTATTCATGGGAGACTACTGCGAAGAAAATTGCTTAGATGTAATCAAGAATGTTTTATCAGAAGGATACGATACTGTACTAATTGATTCTATGGCAGAGATAGTTAATGGAGTTGTGGATACTGCTAAAGGTTACTACTCTTCAAAGAAAGCTGAGACTGATATCTTAAACTTATTTGAAACTCATAATATGGGAGACAATGATTCTAAGATTAATACTTCATTCTTAGTTATTCAACAAGTTACTAAGCAAGGAGAGTTTGCTGGTAGTAATCGATTCAAGCATATGATGACTGGAATGGCTCATATGAAATGGACTAAGGAAGGTGATCGAATGTTTTACTTAAGTAAGAATCGTCGAGGAGGAGATATGTCAAAACGTATGTTTAACCTTAGCACTCATAACCGTATTGGATGGATGGGTACTTATGTTGACCAGGATTAATAAATGAGCAAAACGTATACTATCCCTAGAACTAATGTAGGCAAAGGAGGATTTTTTCATATAGGAGGTAAAAGGTATCATGGGCCTACTTGGATTGAAGTAGAAGAGGATACAACTTTTGACGATATAAAGTTTGAAGAAAAACCTTTTGCCGAGCTATTTAAAGAGGAAGATAAGCAATGGAAGTTTACCTCCGCAAGATCCGGCGAAGAATATATAGTAAGGTATAATATAAGAAAAGAGCTTAGCTGCAGTTGCTGGGGGTATATAGCTCATAAGAAGTGCAAACATATTAAACAAGTAAAAGAAGAAATAAATGATTGAAGTAATAAAGCATACATTAGGAATCTGTGGAGAGCACTGGCACCCAAACGTCATAACCTTGTTAGCCGGCTCTCCATTGATCCTAACTACTTACCACTACATAAAGAGTTGCTGCGGAGGATGGTTCAAGCATAAGAAAAACTGCAAGAAATAGTTGTCTAGGAACTTAATTATTCGTATATTAAGGTATAATAAGAAAGCAATAAAGGTTATGACATTACAGCAAGTTCAAAAAATTATTAAAGAGATTTATCCCAAGATTGAAAAGCATTATGGTTTTTCTAAATTCCTTCCGGAAGAGACTCCTTACGTTGAAACTCATTACAATATCTATGCTAGACATAGTGGAGAGCCGGAAGCGGAAGGTGAAGAGGATGGATGTCAAGCTGAGTATGATAGAACTGATAACAGTATTGTAATATACTGGCCTAACATGAAAAGCAGAAAACATATCATCGAGACTTTAGTTCATGAATATCAGCATTACTTGCAATCTCCATCATGGTTTAAACGTTACTATAACATGGGGTATAACTATAATGATCATCCGTATGAAGTTGCAGCATATGCAGAAGAAATTAACTGGAAACTTTTTAACTAAATAGTTGCCTAGGAACTTAATTCTTCTTATATTTAGATATAGAGTTAGGAAGTTAATATTAATTAAATAAATAAAGGTTATGACAAACAAAATTTTAGATTACAGCTACGCATCAAATGAAATAAGAGGATACAAAAATTCTCAAATTGCTAAAAACGAAACAAACGATTGTTTTGTAAGAGCGGTAGCTTCTGCTACTGGTTCGAATTATGACAATGCTCATGAATTTGTTAAGACTAATTTTCATAGAGAAAATAAAAAAGGTACTCAATTTACTTCTGTCATTATGATGAAATTAGAAGACGAAGGATTTAATTTAGAAGGTAAAAACTTTAACGTAGAAGTTCTTTCTACTAAAAAGATTACTAATCAGTATAAACTTAAAGGAGAGGTTATTAATAGAAAGAAGACAGTTAAGTCTTTTATGCAAACTTACCCTAAAGGTACTTATATAGTTGGAGTAAGCAATCATGCTTTTACAGTTCAAGATGGCTTACTAATTGATAACGCAGGAGAAGAATTTAGACCTACTAGAAAGGTAGATTCAGCTTTTAAAATTACTCCTGAGTTTACTACTAACCAATTAAGTTTATTTTAAGATGACAAGAAATTTAAGAACAGAAGGGTTTATGAAAGGCATCCGAATAATTAATAGCTGTGTTAAGATAGAGCATTTTAATGCAGCTGCTAATTACATTAAGAACTACGCTACTATGTTTGGAGATGAAACCTTCGGAAGCGAGTACGCTCGATTATTAACATCTCAACTGAGAGATAGAAAAGAATATTTAGGGAATGCATAGAAAAAATATGATAAAGTACATTGTTACTCTTACCGACGTAGGTACTGGAGCAACTAGTGAATTAGATATTACTACTGATAACTTAGAATGGAGCATGGAGCAATATCAACGTAATAGAGATCCATTTACATGGGATGTTATTGCGCAAGATACGGAATTAGAGGAACGTAATGAAATGTCTGAATAATGGCAGCAAGACCAAAACCAACAATAGCTGTAGCCTATAAGAAGACTAAAGGGCGAAAAGTATATGTAAAGGTATTCACAGACTTAGCTTGTGTAGATCCTATTATAGAGATTAAAAGTAAGCTACTTCCTCCTAACACAGATATATTAGAGATAGGTGTTGGTAAAGATTATGCTGAAATTTATAAGAAAAAATATAAAGTAAAATGAAATACATTACACAACACCCTATAAAGAAATCTGATTTAGGATTTCACGGAAACTTATTCGGCGGTAAGCTATTAGCATGGTTAGACGCAGCAGCAGCATCATTCGCTTGTGAGTTTTGTGATACTCCAAGAATGGTAACTAAAGCAATTGATAAATGTATATTCAATAAACCAGCTAAAGAAGGTCAACTACTAAAGATATATGGTGAAGTTGTATCCGTAGGAGGTTCATCAATAACATTAAAATTGGAAGCTCGCTCTCATAATGTCTATAATGGTAAACAGAATCTAATTTTAAAAACGAATATAACATTCGTAAGGATAGATGAGATGGGAGATGCAATACCTATTTCAAGTAGAGTTAAAGGGAAGCTACCAAATAATAAAATACTAGACTAACATGGAAAATAAAAAGAAACAGAAGTTTGAGTACCAAGGAAGAACTCTTCGTCAAGTAGAGAATTCATATAAGATTATGGAATGGACCTTCCTATCAGCTATAGCATTAGGAGTCCTTTATTCAATAGGTAAAGCATTATCAATATGGTAGAATATAAGAATAGATACGGAGACGTTTATACGTTTACTAAGCAAGAAGACGAAAGTATATTATGGGAAGGACCTTTTGAGCATGTTAGAGTAGGCTTTCCAAACGTATATAAAGTAGCTTATCAACAGTTTCGTAAAGATGGAGGACAATTAAACCAGTATGAATTCGAAGAGAAGGTACATGAGCAGATATATGATCAAGATGGTAACTGGCTTAGAAAAGGACCTATAACAGAAGATTACGGACCGATGGTATTCTCAGATACTGATAGTATTAATATGGTTGACCCTTCAGGAGGACCTTTTATTAAAGAGCATAGTGAATTAGGAGCTATGTTTGGTGAAGAGTTAAAAGGGTTATGTGTTAGAAGCTTTCATTGGAATAAAGATAAGAAAGCATATGAGATACAAACATATGGAGAGTTTGATCATCTAGCAGAGACTGAAATTATAGGTGGTATAATTAATAGGGCAGCATCACCCTGTACTGCTCATGCAAGTGAATCGGATCGTAATATAGAAGAAGAAGAAAATGCCTAGATCATATTGTGAAGAGACATCAAGCCTTTATTGGGAGGTTTACAATGAGATGAATAATAATAAGAAGAAGTTTGTAAGTGAGGCATTTAAGAAGAGGGGGCGTTTTTCTTCCTCGACGAAGTCGCCACGCGCGAATTTAAATAAGTAATATGATAGAAGAATTTAAACCCATACTAACTCCTAAAGGAATTCTTAATTGTGGTGCCTTTGGAGGATCATACTTCGGTACAAAAGACTTAGAAGGTGATTATGATTACCAATCTCTATTTCAAGAGACATTAGCAGAAGTATCTCCGGAAAAGTACTTAGGAGATAAGTATCAAGTGAAGAAGAATATGTTTAAGATTAAGAGCGGCATGCCTTATGACTATTGGAAAGAGAAGGGTTGGATACATAATGATGATCCATATGGTTGGTTTGAATGGTACTTAAAATATCACAACGGTAGAAGGCATTCAGATGATGCAAGACAGATTCAACGATGGAGAGAGTTTTGTGGAGTGAATGGTAGATGGCGTAAAAGAATCTATAACAGGATAGAAGAGACAGGTGATTGGAAAGTAAGTCCAAGGATACAACAATCATTACTACATTGGGGGTATATGGTCAACGAAGTAGACTATCAAAAACATATTAAAGAGATGAATCATGGCATATAAAATGACCAAAGATAAAACAACGTTGAAGTTAATAGAGGAGTTAAATGAATTAGCTACAGTATTACTTCAGAACTATAATAAGCCTAAGAAGGAACATACAATAGAGATACAAGATGAAATAGCAGATGTTAAGCTTTGGTTGAACATTGTAGAGAAACGCTATGACAAAGAGTATATCGATAAAAGAATAAAGGGTAAGATTAAAAAGTATAAGCTATGATAAAGGCAATAAAAAGAATATTAAGAGATATGTGGATGGGTATAAAGATAGCAAATGAGAACTATCTTAATGGTAAGACTAATCAAGGTAAATTCTAAAGATGAGTAACGAAGAACAATATGAAGTTAGCGCAAAAGTAGTATTCATATGCTGTTCCTTTGTTGGATTAGTTACACTTTTAACACTATTAGCATTAGCAATCAAACCATAACAAAGATGAGTAAAGAATCAATACCGGATTTGATATTAGCTATAGTAGTGTTAATGTTATGGAATGGGTACTTAATATATAAAATGCGAAAGAGATGATCAATAGCGGAAGAGAATGGGATTGGTTAGATGATATAATAGAAGATGGTATAGATGATTATGTCTCAGTACCTACAGGAAGTAAACCGCCTACATGTATAGAAGATTAATATGGAGTTTAAAGTATATGAGTATAAACCTTTAACAATAGGACTATGGAGACCATTTGTAATAGAGGAAGGCTTTATAAAGGACTATATAAGAAGGACTTCAATAGAGACAGATAATATAATACTATTTTAAAGTAAAATAAGAGTTATGACAATACAAGAACAATTAAGAGGATGGGGTATGGACGTAGAAGCTTTGAAGGGGGAGGGGGCGTTTCTCTCTCCACCGAAGGTGCCACGCGCATTTTCGACGAATGTCTCAAATGATCCAACCCAACCCAACAATCTAAAGGAAGAGGAATGGTGTCATTACGGAGGTCTGCCATCACCTAAAGCATATATGTAAGCATGCTAAAGCATGTGTCTGAGAGTGTACGACTTTGATCAATACTACATATCATTAGATATAAGATCAATGGAGAGATACCGTGGTAGTAAGGTAGATAGAGGGTAAACAACCAAGTGTTAGCCTAAAGCATATCAATTAAGTGTAACGTATATATTAATATATTGATATACATATAGTTTTATATTGAGATATATTGTTTGTATAGAATAATACCTATAGGATGTATGGAATGAAAGGAAATTATATCAGGCATGCACCCCTCTCCAATATTTTTTTTCTATATAGAGGAAAATAACCCACCAAACAGTTGTCTATATGCGTAAATTTTCTTATATTAAGGTATATTAATAAAGATAAATAAAGGTTATGACGTATTCAGACAAAGTTAAGAGTTCAAAAGTAATGTTAGACATCATCAAGTCCATGGAGGATGAAGAGAGTATTAAGTTTACCTACGGCAAAGGTTATAAAGGAGAGCCTGAGGTATATAAGATCAATTGTTATAAGGATGGTATAGATGGTAAAACGTCTTATAGTATCTGGAATAACTTTAATGGTATGAATGTATCTTCTTTGGGTCCTACTACGGTTAAGTGTTATACATTTGATATGATGTCTCAGAGAACTACATATAACTTCCCGTTAAATGAAATGATAATGGTTGAAGGATAGATAAATCCTATGGGGTATTAGTTGCCTCCTAAGGATATTTTTCTTATATTTAAGTATAAAGCAATAAAGGTTATGAGTAATATAGAGTATTTAAAGAGTTATGTAGGTAAGATGTTTAGTGACAATTTTAGTTCTACCGGGACCAGTCTATTGATTAGAGTGGAAGAGGATATGAATAAGGCCTACTACATGGAGTGTTATAGTCAATATGCCAATGTGTCTGGTAGAAGAGCTGATGGTAGTAAGAGAACAGATAAGTTGTATCATCCTACACCGGGTTTAAATACAATGTCTATCGCTCAGTTAGAGAGATGTATAATAGGTGTAGTATAAATTATTAATTAAATTAAATAAAGGTTATGAAGAAGAAGTTAGATTTAAATCCTGCTACTGATTATGTGAAGTACCTCAACGGCTATATGCCTAAGATTGAGCATTGGCAAGCAAAGTTTGATGAGGCTAAGAGTAACAATGATTTCGATGGTATGAATGAGGCACTAGATAGTCTTATATACTTTGTTAGTAAACAAAAATTGATCTATGGTTAATATATTAAGAGCCGTAATGGTAGTAGCTGGTATTATAATAGTATATGGTATAGGTTATGCCTTTATACAGCTGGTTAATGGTATACTATATCAGATCTTTATACATCCAGAGCGTACATGTGTTATAGTCTTATCTATATTAGGCATATGGGCGGGTATAGAGTATGTAATCAAACGTATAAACAATTCCAAGGTATAACCTTACCTTCCTAAGTCCTTCGTTAACTCGTCCGGTATCCTGCCGGTCGGGTGAAGGCATGTAGATATCATGGTGATAGAACAGTGACAGTAAAGTTCCCTAAAGGGTTGGTCCTCTGCAAGATTCTACCATACCTAATCGCATACTTCCTATAGAATTTTGGTATATAGTAATATATATGTATATATGTTAAGCTATTAAACTCCACATAGCACTCACAACACCACCTAATACAAACAAACATAGCATTCCTACTATTAAAGCAAATACGGTATCTCCTAACATACCTAATACTTGTTTACCTAGTTGTTTATTTTCTTCTCTATTGCTCATTACTTTAAATCTTCGTGTTTGTCTCTATACTCACGGGTCTTAATTGTCTTTTGTTTAGACTTACGCTTGGCATCCGAAGGTTTTGTATAGTGTTTACGTTCTCTCTGTTCTTTCAACAGCTTTGTATCCCGTACCTTACGTTTATACCTCTTTAATGCTCTTGCAATGTCCTCACCTTTCTTTAATAGTATTCTTAACATTTATATGTTTTATAGTACATAGGCTATCTATGAGTTGTCTAACTGGATTGTTCCTTCTTTGACTAGCTCTTGATATGCCATATCTATGAGTTCATTCATATCTTTACGTTGTCCTTGCTTGGTCGACCGTATTTCTCCGACCCTTTTAAGTAGCTCTACGTTTTTACCTTGAGCGTATGCAATATACAGTAAATCTTCTCCAGTACTCATCTATATTTTCTATACCTTATTATATTAAATAATATAAGAAATTTTTGGGGAAAAAACAACTAATATTGAAATTTTTTTTTTGCAAATTTTTTGATCTATACAAACATGCTATTTATTAATGATGGAAAAACTAGACCCACATACGTTATTTAGCATCTTCGAACAAGGAGATGAAGAGGTATATAGAGAGCATGGACACGATGATGTCTTAGATAACCCTTTTGTCCTTATGGGGATGGTGTTAAGAGGTTTAGAGAACTATAAGCTTATGGTATTAATGTATACTCGTAAGTATCCAGAGCAGTTTAAAGCAGCAGAACCAGGTATTAAAGGTAAGTACTACGATAAGATGTATGGATATCTTAATAGATTGGATTTAAGAAAGATAGAGACTGCTTTCCGTATAGGCAAAAGCTATTCAAAGGATGAGATACAATTAGCTTTAGATGATCTAATAGAGCATTATATAAGTGTTGAGCAGTATGAGAAATGCGCTAAAATCGTTCAATACAAAGATCTCTTTATTTTAGAAGAAGTTTACCAAATAATTAATAAATAACTGTCACTTTAGTTGCCTAGTAACTTAATTTTTCGTATATTTAGATATAAGATAAAAAGATAAAGGTTATGGCAAATTCAAACACACACACAATTTCAAATCAAAGTCAATTCGATGAAACTCTTATGTGGGTCTCAGATCTCTACAAAGACGTTAATGGTTTCAGACCTAGAGGGTATAACTTCCATAATTGGTCTTTCCAGGAGCTTGCTGATTTCGTTACCGACCTTATGTTAGTAAACTCAAAGCAAGTCGAAGATGAGAGGGCTTGGGAGAATAAAGCTATTAAGGATGTAATGTCTGTAGGGGCTGATGATAAGGAGACTGCTCTTAGATGGTTAGATCAAGCCGATGCTTACTTTATGTACGGTGATGATGAATTCTATGAAGATCATATTGAGAAGTACGGTTGGGTAGCTAAACACTTTGAGGTATGTTAGATATAAATCTTCGCGGCAACTTGCGCGCGTTTCGCGCGGCGGCCCTTTTGTTTTTACTCGCCCTCGCCCTTTCTTGTGAGCAAGATGTTTTGATACCTAACACTTGTGTAGGAGGTGATTGTAATGCATATATGTCTACTCAATTTTACAAAGACAGTAACGGTTATACACACGCTGTCCTTGATTGGACTAGAGAGTATTTACCTTATTTTGCTATAGATGTAGAGGCATCTCGTACTAATCCTGTTTATTACTATAACGATGTACCTGTTGTTAGTGCTGAATTTGATACAGATACTTACTATGTGTTAGGAGATAGTATTGCTTTCACTATTCCACTGTACAACCCTTATACTGGATTAGAGACTTACGATGGTTTTCCAATACCTGTACAGGATACTGTGGTTTATTTAAGTCAGTTTCAAGGAATGGTACTCCCTATAGTCCAGAATGATACTAGAATTTACTTTGCAGACAATGAAGAAGGTAGATTTACTACAAAAAGGTTAGTTGGTCCAGTCCCAGAAGTGATGATAGGTGATACTATATCGGTTTATATGAGGGTATTTTGGGATGCCGGTGAGTATTCCGTGTTAAAAGATGAATATTTAGAAAAATATATTATAGAATAGTTGCTTTTCTGCAAAATTTTTAATACCTTGTATATATTATATAAGAAAATTAATAAGGTATAATAAAAAGTATATTTAAATAAATAAAATATTTAATAATAATTTAATTAACTATTAATAAGAATAAATTTAAAAAGGTTACCTATGTTAAATGCTGAACAGATTGCTAAAAACTACGAAAAACACTTAAAAATCATTGAAACCTATTTAGGTGGACGTGCTATCGCTTGTAAAGAGATGTTAAAACACATGGAGGATAACTATGTAATGGCTCCTGCTAGTGGAAAGACTTGGTATCATAATGCTTTTGCTGGAGGATATGTAGATCATGTTAATAGAGTAGTACAATATGCTGTAGAGCAGTCTAGATTATATGAAAAAATGGGTGGTACTTTAGATTATACTGAAGAGCAATTAGTATTTGCCGCTCTCTTTCATGATTTAGGTAAGATAGGAGATGGAGATCAACCAAACTATATACCTCAGACTGATAAATGGAGACAAGATAAGCTTTCAGAAATGTATACTTATAATCCAGACCTTCAATTTATGTTAATTCCAGATAGATCTTTATTTATTTTACAGAAGTTCGGTATTAAAGTAGATCAAAAAGAGTTTTTAGGTATAAGATGCCACGATGGAGTGTTTGATAAGGCTAATGAAGCTTACTTTTTCAGTAATGTTGAATCATCTAGACAAAAAACAGCTTTAGTATCCGTTTTACATACTGCTGACTTCTTAGCCTCTAAGGTAGAGTACGATATGTGGAAAAGAAACGGAGGATCTTCACAACCTAAATCCCAGAAGACTAAATCAACCACAGGTAAAAGAGTTAATTCTTCTCAGGGCTTAACAAATTTACTTAAAAATATATAGTATGAACATTAATCCTACCACTCTATACATAATAGTAACAATTTTAGTTGCTTTTGCCGGAATTTTATCGTATATTACATATAACCTACTAAGAAAGGTAGAGAATTACCAAGATATTACTAATAATCAATCAGAATACCTGGTAAAAGTCTCTTCTTTGATAGTAGATACACAAAAGCACCTAAACAATCTTGACGAACGTGGGGTTTTCAAGTCTGATGATGAGGTCGGTTATTTTTTTGAAAATATAAAACTGATACAAAAAGAGTTGGACAAATACCAACTACCCGAAAACTATGCCAAGAAAGAGATCAAAAGCTAATTACTTTACAAAAGAGACAGAAGAATATATAAACAAGTACAACTCTTCAATAGACACCGAATACCGTAATAAGATATTTACAGAACACATCTACTACCCGTTCTATAAGCTAGCAGAGAATATAATACATACATTTAAGTTTTACTACACAGATGTTGATAAGATTGAAGACCTTAAACACGAAATAGTCTCTATGCTCTTAGAAGAAAAGATTATGAAGTTTGATAAGGATAATGGAGCAAAAGCTTATTCATATTTCGGAACTATAGTAAAAAGGTGGTTAATAAATTATAATAATAAAAATTATAAGAAGTTAAAGAAAATCGGAAGTTTTGATGATATGGAAGATTCATACGATACTCCATTTTGGAAAAACGAAGAAGACTCTATATCACTCAGCCAATTTCTAGATATATACGTAGAAGAAGCATATGTAGATTTAGAAAGTAATTTTACTAAAGAAAGTGAAAGAAAGATAGCGGATGCTATTTTAACTATATTTAAAACAAGACAGGATTTAGATATATTTAAAAAGAAAGCTCTGTATATATACATAAGGGAAATGACGGATTGTGAAACTCCACACTTAACTAAAGTGGTAAATAAGTTAAAAACACACTTCTATGTTTTATTCGATAAATATAATGATGTAGGTTTAATTCGCACAAAAGAACTTTAAATCTATTTATATATAAAAACGTATGAGTACTGATAAAGAAATTTTTAAAGGTAAATCATTATCTGATCTTTTTGGTGAAATCTACGATAACTCAAAAGAGACAAAATCTCAAGTGAAATCCCTTATTGGAGAATTAAAACCTCTAATAGAAAACATTGGCGATGCAACATTAATAGTTCCTATGATTAAAGAGTATATGGAAATAGGTGTTAAAAATGATGATGCACTAGTAAAACTAGCTACCATTATACAGAGAATGGAAATAGCTCAAACTAAAGGCGGCGGTGAGGATATGTTTAACTTCGAAGACCTTCAATCACTACTTGAAGAATCAGAAGATATACAAGAAGAGTTAGTAGATAAACAAGAGGATAACGGTAAAGAAGAAGAGTAAAGTCATGAGTATAAAAGGACCGGACTTAAGAGACGATGAATTTAATACATTAAATAAACCTGTTAGGGTTATAGATGTAATAATAGATAAAGATCATCCTAGATATGAACTCGCTGGTAAAGCAGCAAGTGTAGGTGGTATATTCTATAGAGAGTTAGGACTGTCCTATGATGATTCTGAATCCGGAGAAGAAGCCTTTACAGGTTTCGCACATCCATTGAACCCTAATATAAACACACTTCCTCTAAAGAATGAAATAGTATACTTAGTTAAAGGTCCAAATAAGATAATAAGTAACTCCGGAGACATCGATGTAGATTATTATCAGACAGTTTATAAGATATTTAACCACCCCCATGTTAACGCCTACCCAGTAAAAGATGACGCAGACGCAGAGGTAGATATTCAAGACGGATTAAACTTAAATCCAGAAATTGCCCCTTTACAACCGTACCCAGGTGATACTATAATAGAAGGTAGGTTGGCACAATCGATACGAATGTCAGGAGGTTTTTCAGAAATTAATCCATTAACAGATGAAGATAACATTAACGATCCGTTTATTCTAATAAGCAACGGTCAGACTAATGTAAACTTAAACAAGAACGGTATATACCATATAGTAGAAAATATAGATAAGGACCCTTCATCTATATACTTAACATCCAACCACATAGTACCAATTACATTAGCTAATCAAAAAAGAGATAGTTACGACGATGTACCGGACTTACCAACTAAGTACCAAGGAGAACAGGTAGTACTAAACGCAGGAAGATTAACATTTAATGCTAAGACAGACGATATATTAATATCAAGCGCTAAATCAGCAGGAATAAACGCAAACACAGTTAACGTAGACGCTAGCGATTACCTCTGTATAGATGCACCTAAAATCTTTTTAGGATCTAAAGCACGTGAGTATAATAATGAAAAGAAACAACCAGTAATGAAAGGTCACGAGGTTGAGCAATTTCTTAGCGATACTATAGATATACTTAAATCAATGTGTAACGCTATGCAAGCAGCTTCAAACGGAGGAGGACCAGTAGTAAGTTTAGTAAAAGAGGGAGCATCTGCTTTAGCAAGATTACAGCAACAACAGGCTCTTATAAATCCAAGCGGAAAGTCAAATCTTAAATCAACTAAAACCTTCGTAGAATAATGCCGTGTACTATCCCTCCATCGCAACTAGGCCTTTTTATAGGTAAATTAATAGGTAAACTAGAAGGGCTTATTATGGCACAAGTAACTAAGTTAATAGCTAAGGTACTTCAGGAACTACTAGGTAATTTCTGCCCAGATTTATCTATACTGGAAAATATACTTAAGACAAGAGATTCTCTAATTAATAAGATTACATTAGTCGAAAAGAAGATTGAACCTATAGCAGCATTTGCTGATAAATTAGATCCTCCGATAAAAGCAGCAAAAATAATTATAACGTTATTAGAGATGCTACCAGTGCCAGGTACTATCGGTTTACCTCCTGGACCAGGTGGGGGTGTAATATACTCTATTTCAGTAGGGAAACAAAACAGACTAGCTCAACTGTTAAACATAGCATGTAAGATAGTAGAGATGCTAGAGCAAGATCAGAAAGCTATCAAATATGTAACAAACTCAGCACTAGCAACAATGACACCAGTCAAAGCAAAGCTAATGAGCTTAGATTTTAAATTATTTACATGTGTAGATAAATTACCCCAGGATCAAAAAGACCATATTATGTCTGTAATAGAAAACCTACCGTCAAATGTAGGTTTACTTGACGAGAAATCCATAGATGATGCAGGCGGAACAGTCTACGGTTACACTAAACCATCGTCAGGTAAAGAATATACAATAAAAATTGAAGAGGATAAAGATTCACCTAGTTACGCAAAACGTCGTTACGCTGTAGTCTACGATTCTTTTAATATAGCAGTACTAAAAGGTCCTAAATCCTTTAGTTCTTCAACAAGAGTGTTGATAGACGAAATAAAATTTAGAATTAATAACCAACTTCCATAACATAACTATTTATATATATGAAACTAGATCAACTAAGAAAAATAATCAGGGAAGAAGTACGATCTGCAGTTAAATCAGAATTACAAGAAGTAATGAATGAGGCAATTAAGATCGCAAGCAACCCTAGTGCACCACAGGCAACAGTAAATACTCAGAGAGTACCTGTTAAGAAACCAATAGTAGCACCAAAAACAGGTAAAACATCTCTAGATGAGATGTTAAGAATGACTAAGTCTACGATGACTAATCAAGAATACAAAAACGTATTCTCTGGAACATCTAACATGGTACAAGGAGGCACTAATATGGCTACTAGCATGGCATCTCAAATGGGACTGCAAGGAGGACCAGCACCCGGAATAGATATAAGTTCTCTAGACTTTGTTAAAAAAGCAGGAGAAGTATTTAAAGCATCTAACAATGTAGATGCAGCAAAACAATTAATATAGAGTAAATGGCATTTGAAGCAAAAAAGATTAATCCGTTAGATTTACAACCTAGAAAAGCAATAGGTGTAGCGATACCTTTCTCAGGTAATGCTGTATTTAATTCTACATATCAATCTATTGATGCGATCAAAGCAAATTTAATAAATTACCTACTAACAGGAAAAGGTGAAAGATATCTTAGACCTACGTTTGGTTCAGGACTTAGAAGTATGCTTTTTGAAAACGCTACTGTTGAAAACTTAGAAGATATTGAAGTACTAATAAGAGAAGCATTAGTAAACTATTTCCCTGAACTTAATATTATAGACTTATTTCTAGAAAATAAAACAGAATATAACACAATAGAGTTTGGCTTAAAGTTTGCCATAGTAGGAACAGACTTAGAGGATGAAATCTTAATTAACATAGTATAAAAATGGCTCAAAATATTAGTATAAAATATACAGACAAAGACTTTAACAGCTTAAGACAGCAGTTAATAGAGATGTCTAAGAACTACTTCCCAGATAGCTATAACGACTTCTCTGCAACATCACCAGGTATGATGTTTATGGAAATGTCTGCTTATGTAGGAGACATATTATCTTTCTACCAAGACTCACAACTTCAAGAAACATACCTACAGTACGCTCAAAACCCAAGTAACCTATATACATTAGCTTACATGATGGGATATCGACCAAGAGCAACAAGAGCATCATCAGTAGAAATCGAAGTATCACAACGTGTAGCCGCATCAGGAGCATCCTATACACCAGATTGGGATCAAGCCTTATCTGTAAACGGCAATGTTCAATTAGAATACGGTAAACAAAAATTTGTAATTAATCAACCAGTTGATTTTAAATTTTCCAGTTCTTATGACCCTACAGATGTTACAATTTTTTCATTAATGGGAGATAATCCTTCGGAATTCATACTTACAAAAAAGGCAACAGCATCAGCAGGAGAGATAGCTACTAAAACAGTAGAAGTAATAGGACACCAGCAAAACTTTACTTTTGAAATAGATGACATTAATATAATAGGAGTACTTGATATAGTAGACAGCAATGGAGATAAATGGTACGAAGTACCGTACTTAGGTCAAGAAACAGTATATGAAACTACAAACATCACAGGGTCAGAAGACCTATTAACATTAATCAATGTTCCGAGAAGATTTGTAACAAGATTAAGGTCTAACAACCAAATGCAAGTTCAATTCGGATCAGGAGCACCAACAACAGAGAATACAGCTGTTGTACCTAACCCGACAAATATTGGTTCTCCATTCACTGGAGGTATAAGTAGACTAGATTATGCATATGATCCTTCTAACTTCTTATATACAGACAGTTACGGTATAGCACCATCTAGCACCGTACTGACAGTTAGGTATCTACGAGGTGGAGGAGTTGCATCAAATGTAGAAGCAAACACACTTACAACTTCAACAAATGCTACATATACAGCAATAGATAATACCTATTCAGGTACGTTAACTTATAATAATCCAAAACCTGCAACGGGAGGTAAAGACGGAGATTCAGCAGAAGAAGTAAGACAAAACTCTCTTAAAGCTTTTGCAGAGCAAGGTAGACTAGTAACTAAGCAAGATTATGCATTTAGAGCCTTGACTATGACACCTAATCTAGGAGCAATAGCTAAATCATTTGTGACAACACCAGACATAGTTACAACAAGTAATGCCAAAAGCTATGATAGAATTGACAGTACTAATGTATGTTTGTATGTTTTAGCGTATGATAAGGATTATAAACTAACAGAAGGTTCAACACAACTTAAAAATAATCTAAAAGAATACCTTGCACCGTATATGATGTTAACCGATTCTCTTGATATTAAAGATGCTTACATTATAAACATAGGTATTAATTATGATATAATATCACTACCTAATTACAATTCTAGAGAAGTTCTATTCAACTGCTCTTTAGCATTAAAGAATTACTTTAGAACATCGAATCGATTAATTAATCAACCGATAAACTTATCAACAGTATATACATTATTAGATAGAATAAAAGGAGTTCAAACAATACAGAATATTAAGATAACAACTAAAACCGGAGGTAGCTATTCTGAGTACGATTACGATATACCGGGAGCAATGAAAGACAATATTATTTTCCCTTCATTAGATCCTATGATATTTGAATTAAAATACCCAGACAACGATATTCAAGGTAGAATAACAACATTATAAAAATGGCACTATACAGAATTTTTCCTACTCAAGACTCAACAATATACTCTCAATACCCGTATAAGAATACCGGTAGAGATGAGTTACTAGAAATAGGTGGATTTCCATCTTCTGGAACAGGGTTTACTGCTAGAGCATTAATTGAGTTTAAAACAGAAGATATACAAGAAGTATTAACAGATAAAGCAGGAGGCTCAGACTTTTCTGCTAGCTTAAAATGTTTCTTAAACTTTGCATCTGAAATACCTAGTAGCTTTAAAGTAGAAAGTCATGTAATTACAAGAGCATGGGGAGAAGGATTAGGTAAGCTTGGAGATAACCCAGAAAGCAAAGGTGGATGCTCTTGGACAGCAAGTGACTCAGGTACTAACTGGTCATCTGCAGGAGGAGATTATGTAGGTACAAATAGTGGTGTTATTGTTAGTGCATCTAAGTCATTAGATAAAACTACACCTTATGACTTGGATTTAAATATAACTAACGCAGTTAATGAATGGACTAAAGATGTCAGTCCACTAGCTAACAATGGGTTACTACTCAAAGTAGAAGATGCTTACGAAAACTTTACATCAGCATCTATAAGATTAAAATACTATTCCAGCGACACCAACACAATCTACCCACCATATTTAGAAATAAAATGGGATGATTTTAGTCATAATTCTGGTTCACTACCAACATTAACAGATGCAGATGCAGTTATTACTTTAAAAAATAATAAAGGTAAATACGCAGATGAAGGAAAGGTAAGGTTTAGAGTAAATTCAAGACCAAACTATCCAACTAGAACCTTTACTACATCGTCTGCATATACTGTTAATTATGCTCTACCAACTGCATCGTACTGGGGACTTAGAGATGAGTTTACAGAGGAAATGATAGTTGACTTTGATACTACGTTTACTAAACTAAGCTGTGATAGTAAATCTAACTATTTTGATATATACTTAGACGGTCTTCAACCAGAGAGATTTTATAAGGTATTAATAAAATCAGAAATAGACGGAACAGATGTAGTAATAGATAATGACCAAATCTTTAAGATTGTAAGAAATGGATAGTAAAAAAGTAAAAATATCAAAAACAGTATTTGATAAGAGTTCATTTAGGAACACTATCGATAGTAAGTTTACTTTTTTTAAAGAACCCGAACCTATTGTAGACCCTGACACAATAGAAGAGCTCTTTAGACTGTACTCGAAACTATATTTGCTAATACCCGTAGAAGGAGAAAGAGATAGTCATCAGTACCTAGTAGAAAAAAGTTCAGAACTGTACCAAATTGATAGGCAGTTAGAATCAATTCAACCACTACTTGATGAAGTAGCACAATTGCGACAGCAGATATTAGATGGAAATAGACGAATTGCTGAATTAGAAATACAATTAGCAACAGGTAACGAAATATCTTACGAGGATGTAGAAAAAGTTGCTTTATTACAAGCAGATCTAGCAGCAGCAAATGCAAATATAGTTGCACTAGAAACTGCAAACACAATAGCTAACAGTGCAGCAGAAGCAGCACAAGAAGCAAACGCCGCCCAAGCAGAAGCACAAGCTACAGCAGATGCACAAGCAGCAGAAGCAGAAGCACAAGCAGCATCTTCCCAAGCAGATGTAGATGAACTTATTAGTATATTCAAAGACGGTAACCAGGTATTAGGTCGAGCATATAATTATATGAAACATAACAATACCATTAATATTTTTCACTGGCATAGAGGACCTACATGGGTTAGAGCGATAGCAAATAACTATAAAAATAAATTCTACTGGATGTTCGGAAAAGATTCATCAGATAAAGGAGACTGGAATTCAAGAAGAGGCGGAGATAGTTCCTACTTTATACCTGCAACACCGAGGGAATCAAAGGAAATGACATTAGACTTTTTTGTAGAAGAGTTAAAACAAGCAGGGTATAAAGCTGATGCAATTGTTGAAGCAGCAAACAAAACAGGAAGTATGAATAACAAAGTATCTTTTAGGCTTATAACATTTAACGATCCTGATGCTGAAAACGAAGTTGGATATAGGTTATTATAAAGTAGTAAATAGATTAAAATAAAAAAAGTAAATGGCTAAAGTAACATACACTTCACAAGATATTATTGCTAATAGCTTACCTGATGTAGAGAAATACTCAAGTAAGGATCTTAATTTAATAGACAATTTTAAAGTTAACAAGGAGTTTGACTTTAATAAGCATTATATTGAGACTCACTTCTATACGGTAAATAATTATAGACTGTACTCTTCGTATAACTACTCACTTCCGGTTCCAAACCTAAGTATACCCACAGAAGATCAAAAATCAACAGAAATAGAATTAAAACCTGCTGAACTAGCCATACAGCAAGGATTTGCACGTACTAAAGTAAAGGTACTATTTCACTTTTTAAACGATGTATTCACAATAGGTAACGGTAAGCAAGATTTATACATACACAGTATATCAACAGACCGTAAAGAAGTTTTACTTTATTCCGATAAGATAAAAGTTAACGAGTTAATTAATAGAACAGACGAACTAAAAGAAAAGATAAAGAGTAAGAGTTACTTTGAAGAACTTTCCCTTAACATGGGAGATAATGATCTTCTGATAGTAACAAATATAGATACATTCCAACTAGATAACAAATACACAGTTGCACTTAGACTGTATGAACCATTACCTGATAAATATGATATTAAGAGTGATGTTCAACTAGTAGAAAAAGTATCAGATTCAATAGCTACTTTAGTTATACCTGATATAGAGGAAGAAGAAAGACAGGCTCCAAAGCTAAGACAAGCAAACTTTTCTGTAGAATTAGAGACTCAAGACAGTACACCTACAGAGTACTTTAAATTAAATGATTTATTTAGTTATGAATCTAATAACTCTAATAAAGAATTATTTTCACTCATAAATGAAAAGAGTGCCAACATCGGCATAGACCATAGAGAGTATGAAAACTTTATTCACTTTTCTTCTGCTGAAGAAAGACTTAGAAACTTTAAATATAAAGTAAGTCTACTAGAAGCATATGAGAGTGACCTACTTACAGAACAAGGAATTAACAATCCTAACACAGTAGCAGCAAGCGGAAGTATAGTAGCAACAAGGAACCTAATAGATGGTATAGTAAATAATTTTGATCACTATGAAAGGTTCCTATACTATGAAAGTGGATCTAAGTCGTGGCCTAAGTCTAATGATGATAAACCTTATGTAAATTTAGAGATAAGTAATACAGCATCGGTAGCGTGGTTTGACGAACAGATAACATCTGCATCTTCTTATGATGCAAGAAATCTAGATGTATTGACCGGATTTCTACCAGAATATATAGCAGACGATGATAATAATAAAGCAGCTATTACATTTACTCATATGCTCGGTCAGCATTACGATAACTTATGGATATACACTAAAGCTCTAACAGATAAGTACGATACAGATAACAGGTTAGATTACGGTATATCTAAAGACTTAGTACAGGAGGCAGTAAAGAGTATGGGAATAAAACTGTATAATTCTGTTGAAGGCACAAACGACTTATTCAGTTACATTATACAGGATACATACGATAGCGGTAGTCAAAGCGAAGTAATAAATCACTACGCAGGTCCTTTTACTGAAGCAGAATTTGCAAGTGGCTTTATAAGATTTAGAAGTGATTCAAATACTGCAGATAGTAATATGACAATTACTTTAACTTCTGTACAAGGAACAACAATTACATACCAAGCTACTAACGATGTATCAAAAACATCTACTATAGATGCAGCAACAGGTAATACATTATTTTATATAGGAAATGCAGGTGTTTACACTGGAGCAGTTGCAAGAGAGTATCGATTTAATAATGCTATAAAAAGTAGTAATGGACACGGTGGAGAATTTACTTATGAATCAACATCTATAGCTGGAGAGATAGTAATAAAACAAACAATAGCAGGACCGCAAGGAAATATAGCATGGATAACAGGTTCTAGCTTTTATGGAGCAGGTCAACTATCCGGAGGAATGTCAACTGCATTTACAGGTGGCACCACTTCTACCGGCAAATCTATATCTACAAAAGATTATGAAGCAAGTGTATATAAAAGACTCTACCACAACATACCACTTTTACTTAAATCAAAAGGTACAGAACGGGGACTAAGAGCACTTATAAACTGCTTTGGTATACCTAAAGACTTTTTAACAATTAAAACATTCGGGCAGCATGAAGACTCGATATATTTTGGACCGGAAAATGCCTATACATCTTCTTTAAACAGCGTAACAGTAATACCATCCATCCCAGAAGATGGAAAAGTACTAACTGGTAATAGATCAATAACATTAGAAAATCCACAAGGAAATAGACAATCTACTAACATATATAAGTCAAGAAAAGTAGAAGTAGGGTTTTCACCTTCAACAGTGTTAAATAAGTACATTAATGAACAAGCAGACTTAATAAGAGCAAACTACACACAAGCACAGTTTAGTCTAGATCATTGGATTGGAGATCCTAGAGATCTTAATAAAGATGTTTATGAATCACCTGATTATAAGTTTAAGTATACGCTAGAGAGACTGAAGTACAATATTTTTCCGGATTTAGGAAAAGAGTATTTAAATTACAATCTAAAAGATTTTGTACGTATTTTTAAATTCTACGATAACGTACTCTTTAAAATGATTAAAGATTTTGTACCCTCTAATGCAAATTTAGATGTAGGTATTATCATACAGCCACATAGTTTAGAACGATCCAAAATTAAATCACCCTCAGTCGAAGGAACTGATAATACTTACTCAGCAAGTATAGATACAGCTTTTGTAACAGGTTCTTCAGCAGGAGCGTACAATGATAAGGTATTACCGGAAAATAAACACCTAAAAGGGCTACCTGTTAATTTCAGCCCAGGTAAGGTAGGGGGACATTCAGATATTAATTTTCATATAAATTTTGCTACTGGATCAGCAGACTTTGGTGAAATAGTCCCACAGGGTACAGTATTTTACCATCCAGATGGAACTGAGTACAATATAGAAGAAGTATATAAACCAGGTAATGTAATAGGAGTAGATCCAGTTATAAAAGATAAGTTTGTAGGCACACCCTACGAAATACACCCTACAGGTTCTATTGCAAGTCTACATCAAGACTTCTACATAATGTTTAGTTCTGAATCAATAGACAATAGGTTCCCAGGGAATACTTCATTTGATGCCGATATACACCACCCGAATTTAGTATGTATAGCTTACAACCTACAGAACTCAAGTAGCAGATGGTCTGCTAGATTTAATGACAGTAGCGATTACCACTCTTTTGATCCACTACCGAACGATGTAATTCTATCAGCATTTGAACAATCAGGTTCTATAGGTGTTAAGAAAGAAATACATAAATTTTACACCCCGTTAAACGGTTTTATTATTGAAGAACCTACAGCAGCATTTGTAGACATTACATTTAAATACTCTGACTACTCTCCTACACAGGCTACAACTAGTTTAATTCTTACATCTAATGTACTACCTCTTTTAACAAAACACTACGTAGTACGACGCTCAGGAACACCTGGGGATATTTACAGTAGTCAAGTTGGAGTAATAATACCATACAGTAGTTCAGCAGCAACAAAAGCATTAGCATTTAAAGAAGCTATAGATAGCCCTAATGGACAGAAGTTTAGATTTAACTTAGATATAGTAACTAAATTTGAAGAAGGAGATACGTTAAGAATATCACAAAAACAGCTAGGAACATCAGGAAACATAGCCTCTAACCCTTCTACACTTAACTCGGTTATGCCGACCTACATGTTAAATAGTAATTCATATCCAATACCTAACTGGAGTGGAGGAAAGAATAAGTCAAGAACTAATATAAGACATAATGCTACTACGTTCTATAACGAGGAAGTGAAGACTATAAGTGGTTCTGTTACAAAAAACATAGCAGATGAATCTCCGAAGTATAATGGAGAGCTATCAGGCTCTACTATTACTATAACAGACGGAGAATTAAATGTTAATAACCCATTTAAATACTTATCTCACCCAGTAACAAAATTTAATATAACCCCAGTAGAGCAAAGTAGTGCTGATGTATTAGAATCACTATTCATAATGGACAGCAGTAATCCTACGGAGTATAACACTAATATTGCTGCGTGTGGTGCTTTTACATTAATATCAGATGCATATCAATTCTACCATGATGGGACTACATCTCCACCTTTAGCAAACGGAAGTGATAAAGTTTATTTAGATATCAACGGTGCTACAGTTTTTGCAGGAAATGGAACAGGAGATTTCTATAGTACAGCAATACAAACAGGTAATACAGTTGAAAAATTTGCAATGGAGATAGAGACAGATGGAACTATCCTTAGTATAACGAACTGTGGTACACTAGACAGTACCGCTCCTCTTGCTCCTTCATCAGCATGGTATAATTCTTCGATAACATCTAATAACGTTTCTGCCGTTCCCTTCAGAGCATATAACTGTGAAGTAGGTACTACAATGATAGTAACTGCATCAGATGAAAGTAGTAATGAAGCTTATTCTAGCCTTGGCGTTGTTAATACATCCGTTTTTGGAAGTATAAACTGTTCTACCTTATCAGATGGAGACGATATCACACTAAGTGTTAAACTAAGAGACGCAGTAGGTAATGTATCACCAGAATCAACAGTACACACAGCAGCACACCACCATGGGAAAGTGATTCCTAAACAAGTAGCAGTTCCTTCAGGGTACTCAGGATACTTTGCAGTTAAAGAAAGCGCTATGTTACTTCTAACACAGTCTATAAACTACACTGCTGCATACAAAGTACAAGTGCATCACTCTGTAGACTTTAACGGTACAGTCTCAGTAATTTTTGACGGAAACCACACTGGAGCAACTCAACGAACAGCAACCTCAACATATATAAGTGCTTCATCAGCAACTCCAGGAACATCAAGTGTCTTTATAAACGACTTTGCAAGTCAAGATTTCTCAAGCCCTACTTACGGTAATACTGTCTATGGATATGTATACCTTACTGACACCTTCGGTAACGTAGGAGCATACCACACAGCATCTGTAACACATAAACCAGAATATGATTATGATTGGGAAAACGCAACTGGCGCAGGAACCCCACCAACTTATATTAATCTAACCGGTTACGCACAAACAGGTTCAACCTATGTAAGAGCAAAACAGAACGGAGGATACGTAGGAAATACTGACTACGAAATGCAATCGCTGTCACCTGGTAACTTTCTTCAAGCATATAACCCATACTATTCGTATTTGGGAAATAGAACTTACGGTAAAGGAAATAGTAATGTTTTCACAGCTATCGTTACAGAAAATTCTGGAACTAACACACGATATGGAGCCTACAGGAAAAAAATTGTTAAAGACGGATACACTTACATAATGGGTCCTAGCCAAGGCTGGTCACAGGATGAACTCTGTGTTAGTATGGACACCAATATTCTAATGAAAACCGGTAAACAAAAACTAGCTGAAGAATTACAGGTCGGAGATATTATTAGAACTCAACATGAAGATACATTAGAATGGTTTGAAGATATAATTATACGTAAGGAAATCTCATCAGCAGAAAAAGAAACATTAGAAATTGAATTTGAAGATGGGACAGTACTTATAGCCACTCCAGGACATAGGGTATATATAGAAGAAGAAAATAAATTTATTGCCTTAAGGGATATAAAAGTAGAACAAAAAGCATCAGGAAAGATAATAAGAAGTATAAAAGAAGGGGCGAAACAAAAGGTAGTAAGCCTAACAGTAGAAAAATGTCGTACATATATAAGTAACGGTATACTATCTCATAATACAAAGTAAAGATAAATAATATAGAATAGTAATATGGCTAACATAACACAATTTGCAAACACAAACCCAAATAATGGAGAAATTAGAGCATTCTATAATGTAGATTCATTGTCTGGAGACCATATAGTACGAGCTCTTACGGTACATGAAAATGCTATTGGAGGGATTGACGTAGTGCCTACACTACAAAACCTACAGAGTTTAAAAATGAGAATAACAAGCTCAGGAGATTTCAGCTCATTTAAAAAGATATCAGCAACAAAAAAAGGCAATTACTTCTTCATTGATAACGTAGATCTTACGTTTGCTGATATATCTTCAAGCTTATCATCATCTGTTACATTTGACCCATTTATGTCAGAAAACTTCTATAACAATGATTACAACGTATTAATAAGTAATTCAGAAGAGATTCGAACAGGTACTAAAAGGTATAAGTTAAATAGATCTGCAGGCACTGTACACCCTTCTAACTTTAACGCTGCAGTCGGAATAGAAGTTAACAGGATCGGATTTAATGACGAGGATCATAACACATTTCTTAATAACACAGTATTTAGCACAAGTGGAGGCGCAGGTACTGTCGTTACAGCACCAGCTCCATTTAGAAACGATATAGACATAGAAGTCTCTGTAACTAGGGACTCAATTGTAAACGCACTAGGAAACGTAAACGGTGCAGTAATATTAGAAGACCCCACGGATAAGTACAACCACCTTTTTGCAGTTAAACTTGAAATTAACCCAGAAAGTGACTTTACTGGTGTTGGTGTAGCACATACATTAGCACAAGTAGAGTATATTGACGGTAGATATTTAAAGACTGTTTTTCCTTATAGACAAGTAATCCCATCTGGTAGCTACGGTGATTTTGTACATACCAGAATAAAAGTAATAAACAATCCAGGACTTAGTTACCCTGGTCTAACACCACCTAAAAAAATTATAGGAACGTTAACATCGTTAGACAGAACAACAAACTACACCGAAGTAAGATATGCAACACCAGAGTTTACACCTTACGCAGAACACGCTGAAGTTCAAGATTCTAACTATACATCAACAGGTATATCTAATGCAAGGTACAGAGGATCTAAAACTTCCAAAGAAGAATTCAGTGGAATAGATTCTGCTATAAACGCCCAAACTATTAAAGTATTAAGGTTAACTGAAGGTTCCATATCTAGTTCCTTTGATAACACACCATCTTACGGTAGATCATGGTTTAATATAAACATGTTATTAAACGGGATATCAGGTTCAGACGGATTAAGAAAAGAGTATGAAAATGCAATTGAAGAGATATCATTTACAGGCCTTAGAGATAAACCAGCAACAAGAGTTGGAAACGTAGGTGAGTTTTATACTGGTGGAAACGCTTATGAAATAGAATCGTCTACAACAAACCATTTTGATATATGGAAAGAAGGGTACGGTCAAAAAATACTACCAGGAGATCTACTTTCGTTTGTTTCCGAAAGTTCAGCCGGAGCAGATATAAAAGAGTATATGCAAATTGTATCCGTAGCTACAAAGTACGATGCCGGCGGAACAGTAATAAGGGAAGTATTAACAGTACAGGTGCTAAGAGGTAGAGGACCAGATGGAAACGCAAATAACACCGCAGGAAAAGTAGCAAACGGTAACCACATAATTTCACTAGCATCAGGAGATAGGTTAATAGACATAGAAGGGAATAGAGTTATACCTTTTTCTAATGCAATATTTGTACTAAACCCAGATAAAGTAAAAGATGCTCCTGATGATATGGTTATAGTAGAAACTAACAACCAAGGGTTTATATTTAACACATACATATCAGGATCACAAGACGGTACACTTTAAACATTAAGACTAGGTAGAAAAGATTAAATTAATATATTTATAATAAACAACATTAACAAATGGGATATTTAAACAACGGTGTCGTAACAGTCGATGCAATACTTACAAAAAAAGGAAGAGAGTTACTAGCTAGAGGAGATGGCTCTTTTAAAATTACACAATTTGCTTTAGCTGATGATGAAATAGATTACACACTTTATAATCCCTCTCATCCATCCGGCTCAGCATTCTACGGTGAAGCAGTAGAAAATATGCCTCTACTAGAAGCATTTGCAGATGAAACTCAAGTAATGAAATATAAACTTGCCACTCTACCTAGAGGAACTGCTAAACTGCCGATATTAGAAGCAGGTTTTGCCTCTATAACATTAAAACAAGGAGCAGCATTAACCATTACTCCACAAACACTTAACTATCTTGGAGCATCACAAGCATTCGAATCTAGCGGTTATACTGTTACTATTGCAGATGTTAGACTTCTATCAAACTTTACAGGAGTAGGTATTAATAGTGCAGAAGCAGATAGATTAAATGCGAGTACTACTTTAGGTACTAACGTATCTAAAACAGTAGTAGGTACATCGATTAACTTAACTGGTACAACTATAAACACATTATTCGGTACATCCAATTCATCTCTTTCAAGTACTATTTCAATTATAGGAAGAGACAGTGGAGCTAGAATTACTATTCCAATAACAATTACTAAAACAAACTAATAAGATATGTCATTTAAAAAATTTGATAACGAGGATATAGTAGTAAGTGCAGATTCTATCTCATCAGTGTTATGGTCAACAGGAACCTACAACCTAACAGCAGCATTTACTTCATCCACCCAAGACTCCTCTACAAGTGGGGACTACTACTTAAACGTATACCAAACTGGCTCCGACCTTAATAATGCAGAAGTACAGTACTCAATAGCTTATGGACATAAAGATGGAGCAGGAGCATCACTATTTAATTCAAACGTATCAGGAAAATCTCCTTCAGCAACAGTCTACGGACAATATCGCTCATTAGTACTAGGAGATGAAGAATTAGACTTTAAATTTGACGGAAAAGTTTCACAAAAAGGTATATACGCTATATCGTTAGATAGAGCTAGATACAAAGAAAAGTTACTACCGGGTACATTTAACCTTACTTTAATTTCTGGATCTTCTACTAGAGTGTTAACAGACAATAGCGGAATGATATCCACAGTAACATATACTGATGCAGGAAGAGAATACGAAATCATATCAGGATCTAACGGTGTGAGTCACGATGGAGGAACAGGTATCCCAACAGCAGGATCTTACGGTAAGTTTTTACCAGATGTTGGATTAATAATACTAAATGCACAAGTGCTTGAGTCTGAAATAGTTCCATTAGCAGTTCTAACAGGATCAAATGATAACAATGGAGCAAATAACGGTATACTTTTTGAAGCAATTAGAGCTGGTGGTTCTTTTAAAATGAATGCGGAAGAAACGGTTTCTTCAAATTACATTTTCGTTAGAGTTAGAAACAGTGAATTTAACTATTCAAATAACCCTTCTAATATATCCGGCTCAGGAGAACTTAGACATAACTCTATGATAAACAATCCTCAGTCATATATTACAACAGTAGGGTTATACAACGATACAAATGATTGTTTAGGAGTAGCAAAACTTTCTAAACCTTTATTAAAAGACTTTACAAAAGAAGCATTGGTTAGAATTAAACTTGATTATTAATGAATGAGCGGCTACAAGAAATTAAACAAACAGGATTCATTTATAACATCCTATACAGCGCATAAACTATTTTTAGCATCTGGTTCACAACACGACGAACTTGGAGTTGAAACATATGTAGGTATATCAGGATCAACAGCTTTTAATATTACAGGAAGTAATAAGAGGTTAGTAGGTACCGACTATGAACATTACGAAGATTTAGTTTATAGAAGTATTAAACACCTATATTACTCTGGATTTGAAAATGCAGAACCTTCAACCAGTAGCTACGACATATCAGGATCTTCTGTAGAAAATTACTTACAAAGTAGCTATACTTCTCAACAAAGGAGAGACGAAGGACAATTTACCGTTATCTCTATACCGAGAAACCTTATAGGAACTAATATACAACCCAGCAGTATACTACTACAACCTGGAAACATACCCGATTATGCTACGGATAATTACGCTACCGGATCAACACAGAGTAGTGACGCCCAAGGTTATTTTGAAGATAATGATGAAACCTACCAAGGAGGTGACAGTTCAAACGCTGCACTAGATCCTACAAAGTATAAAGGTACGTATCTAAATAGTACAGATACTGATTTAACATCTTCCGGATCAACATACAACATACCTTGGGGTGTAGAATTAATTGATGACGGGAATGGAAACATATTATTAAGCGGATCAGCAGGAGACTATAGAAGAGTAGTAGGAAATGTAATATATTCTCACGGATTAATTATATTAACTAACCCGACTATAGCAGACTATTACTCTACTTACTTCTCTGGAAGTATAACATGGAGGGCATCGCACCCTATTTATACACATAACTACCACTGTAATATAAAAGAGAATGAATTTAACTTTTCACAACATCCATCTGCAAAAAAAGACACATCCGGGTCAATAGCAGATAATGTTTCAGGAAGTGAATTTCAACCATATTTTACATCAGTAGGGCTATATAATGAGACAAATGAATTAATCGCCATTGCTAAAATGGCCAAACCTGTACCGGTTTCTGAGAATACAGAAATGACGGTAGTAGTAAAACTAGATATATAACATGGCTATAGTATTAAGAGCAGACAAAACAACAGCACTAACATACTCGGAGGTAGATAATAACTTTATCTCATTTTTTTATTCTGCATCAGTGAGTAGTAACCAAGAGTATTTAAACCTTCATTACACAGGAAGTAGTGGTTTAGGGGTTTCAGCAACACAGATACAAATACCATTGAATCCATACACTGGGTCAACCCCACCAGTAGGAGGTAACTCAAGCACAGTACAGTATAATAACGGTGGATCATTTGGTGGAGATGACGATTTTAGATGGAATGCAGGTACGAATACAATTCTACTAGGTGCAAATGCTCAACCAGAATCAGATAATAGACTATCAATAAGAGACGGAGGAATTAAAATTCAAAGAACTTCCGCAGCATCCGAACCAGAATTAACAATACAGTTTGATGATGGAGGTACAAACTACAGCAGCAGTTTTAAGTTAAATGAAACAGGAGACGGTAGTTTTAATATTACTAACCATCATTCAACACCAACAGCAACACCTCAATCTGCAGGTATACATTTTATAGTAAACAGATACAAAACAACCCCTGCTTTAAGTATAAACGGAGATGGATCAATTAGTACAAGAAACGCTAATTCATCTCACGGTGATAATAACCTTTCCGGTTCATTGGTTGTGGATGGTAACAATAATAATATAAATGCAAAGTTTAGAGTTGCATATGTTGATTCAAACAATACTACAGTTCCTTTTACTAGCGCAATGAATAACGTAGGTAACCAAAGAGGGTTTATGCTAGACGGACCAGATAAAGGACACGTAATAGTGGGACTTAAATCATTCGGTACTGCTACTACATCACAAACATTCTCAATACTATCAGGACCACCTACATCATCTAACTTCGATGTAACTTACAACAAGTTAGTAGCAATGTTTAAAGGTAATGGACAGGTAGGGATAGGAACAGATGCAGTAGGAGGCGGTACGTATAAACTAACAGTTGCAGGAGGAATATCAGGATCTTTTATAGATGTAACAGGAACCGCAACAATAGAAGACGATACAGAAATATCTGGATCTTTATATGTGAGTCAAAGTACTACACTGGATGATACACTTACTTTAAACAGTGTCGCAAATGCTACTAGTGCTACTAACTATAATTACTTAGTTAGAGAGTCAAACGGTGCAGTAACTAAACAAGTAAATGCAGCACCAATACCTCAAGGAGGAATTATAATGTGGTCTGGAGTAGTTCAGACACTTCCTTCAGGATGGGCTTTATGTAATGGACAAACTCAAAACTCAATAACAACACCGGATTTAAGGAATAAGTTTGTTATAGGGTCTAATAATACAACAGGTACACCAACCACAACAGTACAAGGCAGCGGAGCTCAATCTACAGGAGGAAGCATAACTCATAATCACGGAGGAAGCACAGGAGATACAACACTGACAACAAATCAAATACCTTCTCACAAACATGATTATAAAGATTCATACTATATTGAGATAAATGACCCAGGAGTAGGTCAACATAAAGCAATATCAGGAGTAGACGGACCGATAGCCGGAGGACCTTATAAAGGAAGTGGAGATAGCGATAATGATAATCAGTACGTATACTATAGAAACGGAGTATCATACTACACCGGTGGTGCAGGAAGTCATAACCACAGTATTACAACCGATAGTAACATACCTCCTTACTTTGCTTTAGCATATATTATGTATACTGGATAGTTGTAATTCTGTAAAATTATTCTTATATTTAACAAATGGTAACAACCCCAGGCTGGACATACAATTCAAAACTCATTACTGACATAAGCGAAATGCCAACAGGCTCTTATGGGTTTATTTACGAAACATTTCATAAACCTTCGGGTAAAAAGTACTTAGGTAAAAAAGTTCTATTCTTTGAACGTAATAAAAGACTAGGGAAGAGAGCTTTAGAGGCCTTAAGAGAAGAAAGAAAAGCAAAAGGAATTGGAGGAAGAACACCGTTAAAACAAAAAATAATAACAGAATCAGATTGGAAGACTTATTACGGATCACATAAAGATATTTTAAAGTACGTTAAAGAAGGTTCCCCAATGGACTTTGAAAGACGTATACTATGTTTTGTACCCAATAAGAAGTTACTTACATACTATGAATGTAAATACCTATTTATAAACGAAGTACTGGAGAACCAGGATGCATATATTAATGATAATATCCTAGGAAAATTCTACAGAAAAGACTTTACATTATGAAATTAAGAGATATTCTACTTAAAGAGGGTAATGAATCGTGCCCTGCTGCAACTCAAGATTTAATATTAAACACAAAAAATAGAGACTCAGCAATAAAAGCACCCCATATTCAATACGGTCCGTTAAATGTAAACGAACCTGGTAATTACTGGAAAGAAATAGCAAAGTACTGGAATACAGAAGAAAAAGCAGCAAAAGGTACTAACTGTAGTAACTGCGTCGCTTTTGATATCTCCAAGAGGATGGATGAATGTATGCCTGGAGTTACATCTGATGAGGATGGAAGACTAGGTTACTGTTGGATGCATCATTTTAAATGTCATTCCGCAAGAAGCTGTAGAACTTGGGCTAAAGGAGGTCCAATTGAAAAAGATTCAATATCACAAGAGTGGCAAGAAAGAAATAAAAAGTAATATAATATGATTAGATTAACTGAAATAATAGGAAAACCATCACTTAAGTACCATATAGATAACAGTCTCTCTTTATATGAGAATGTCTACCGTTATTCTAGCGATAGCTTTATACAATTATTTGCTGAAGCAAGAGACGCTTATAGAGACGGTAAAATTCAACTTAACGAAGAAGATTTAAAGTTAATAGAAACAACAGATATAGGGCTATATGGAGTATATGAAGGAATAAAAGTACCATTAGATTTACCTATGTTAGAAGAATCTAAATATGATAAGGAAGAAACTATTCAACAAACAATTGATAGATTAAAAGCGAGAATAGCCGACCCAAATGATGGAGGGAATGTGCCTTTTTTAACCCAAAAAATAAAAGATTTAGAAAAATCATTAGATGAATCATTTTCTCAAAAAGATTGGGATGTAAAATGGAAGTTGCCTAAAGACAATTTATTTAATGCAACTAAAACTATAAATGCAACTAATAATAGGTACAAAGCTATACGATCCTTACTAAAGGCAAAACCTACAGAATTAAAAGCCTTTGATGACACCGATAATCACCCAGCATACGATATGTCTTATGATGAGTTAATGAAATGGTTTAAAAACCTAAAAGAACCAGTTAAAGAAGCTAAATCTATACCTGAGTATATTGTAACTAAAGACGATCACCGTAAATCAAAATTCCCTTTCCATAAACTAAGAAACAGTGAATTTAAAATTAAAATAGCTGGACAAGGTAGAGATCAGGACTACATGATTTTTTGGAAAGAAGGAGACATAGGATACTGGGAATGGGAAGCAGGTAATATGAAAAGACAGTTAAGAAGCGCTTTGCTGGCCATAGCTAAAAGAAAACTACCTATAAAAGGTCAATTAGATGAAGCAGAATACAAAGGTAAAGATGTACCTCTAAATAAACCAAAACGTGGAGGTTCTAAAAAATTCTACGTATACACAAAGAATAAAAAAGGGAATGTTGTAAAAGTATCTTTCGGAGGTACAACAGGTTTAAATGTTAAGATAGATGAACCTGGAGCAAGATCATCATTTGCTGCACGTCATAAATGTGCAACTAAAAAAGACAAAACAAAACCAGGATACTGGGCTTGTAATATTGGACGTTATTGGAAATCATTAGGTGGAAAAAGAAACTTCTCAGGATATTGGTAGACCGTACTTAGATGACGGTGATATTAGATTCTTCAATCAAAACACAGATGAAGATGAATTTGTTTGGCACAAAGACCGAGAGGATCGGTATGTTGTAGCAATGCATAAAACAGACTGGCAATTTCAATTTGATAATAACCTTCCCGTTTCTTTAGATGATAACAAGCTATTTATACCAAAGGAAGTGTACCACCGGCTAATAAAAGGCACAGGAGACTTAACCCTTAAAATAGAACGCAAATGAAATTAACTAATATCATATTCGAAGGCTTTAGAGAAGACGCTTCAACTATAAACGGAAAAAAATACTCTGTTAACTGGCTAGGCACAGCTGATACTTTAGAAGATTTTAAAAAAGCAATAGATAGAATGCCTAGTACTATAAAATCTATAAGTATACCTACTAATACAACCATCTTTAAGACCAGCAAAGATACACAAACAATTAAACCGGAAGGTTCTTGGAAAAGTGATGTTATCACAACAGTCGGTAAAGTAGTAAAAGCCCATATGGATAAAGGAGATGATTTAGAAGGTATAAGAATTAACTCCTATTACGGAACTGGTCCTAAAGGATCTGACGACCATCCAATTTACATAAGTGTACTTACAAAACAAGCTCGTAAATTTGGAGATGATATGCATTCCGGTAAACATGGTTCATTAGATTAAAAGATATGAGACTATCACACGTAATATTAGGAGAGATTCTTTACTACGATCCCGGGTTTGAAAAAGAAGTAGAGAAAGTAAAAGAACTTGGAGGGAAGTATCTAGGCTCAGGAGATTACGGCTCTGCATATCTTCTAAACGGTAGAGTTTATAAAGTAACAACTGATTCAATAGAGTTAGAACATGCACATATACTTAAAGGTAAAAAAACAAATAACTTTGCTTTTATATACGATGTAGAAGAGATTAATGAAAAGTTAGGAATAATTCAAATGGAAGTGCTAGGAGAATTTAAAGGAGATATTCCTGAAGAATGGATTGAAGCAACTGAAGCTGAAGCACAAAGGATGGGACTCGACCCAGAAGAACTAGATATAAGACCATCAAATGTAATGGTAAATCAAAAAAATAAACTGAAATTAGTTGATATTTAGAATTATTTTTCTTATATTATAAGATAATAGTTACGGACAACTACATGGAATATTCTTTTTTATTAGGTTCTATTGAAAACCTCTTGGGTAAATCTCATAAGAGAGCTAGAGGAAACCACGCTTTTCACTGTCCATTTTGCAACCATAGAAAACCCAAGTTAGAGATAAACATGGAAACTAACGAGGAGGGACATAACCCTTGGGAGTGCTGGGTATGTCAGACAAGAGGCCGTACTATACGCTCATTACTAAAACAGCTAAGAACACCAAAGGAAGAAGCAGCATTAGTTCTAAAGTACCTACCTAAAGGTTCAAATATAGAATATAAACAGCTATCTATAGTAGAGCTACCAAAAGAGTATCAACTACTATATAAAGCATCAAACACATCAGTTGTAGCTAATATAGTTAAAAACTACCTATATGAACGAGGACTTACCGACAATGATTTTATTAAATATAGTATTGGATACTGCACAACTGGTGAGTATGGAGGACGAGTTATTTTGCCAAGTTATACTGAGTCCAATAGGCTCAACTATTTTGTTGGAAGAAGCTATGATGGAAACTTCTTTAAATACAAAAATCCTGAAGTTTCTAAAGACATAATATTTTACGAAAACCTTATTAACTGGAATGCTCCAATCATACTATGTGAAGGAGTGTTTGATGCAATGGCAATTAAAAGAAACGCCATACCGCTTCTTGGTAAAAGTGTATCAACTGAACTATATAAAAAAATAATAACAAGCCGTCTTACAGACATATATATCGCATTAGACGAAGATGCTCAAGACGCAGCTTTAAAAATAGCTGAAAAATTTATAGCAGCAGGATTTAAAGTTTATTTAATAGAGCTAAAAGGTAAAGACCCATCACAGTTAGGGTTTAAAAACTTTACTAAATTAGTACAGAACGCAGCAGAACTAGACTTTTCTAAAATAATGCTGCAAAAATTAAACCTATGATAAAGCAAGGAATGAATATTCTTGAACAGAATGAAAAGAAAAGATTAGATTTTAATCCCCAACTAAAGCAGATTAATTTCTTAGATAGAAGAGTTTATAAGAGAGGCGAAGGAGTATATTACCCGTCCGTAACAACCATACTTCAGTATATGCCCAAAAACAAATTTTTTGAGTCTTGGCTCAAGGATGTTGGGCATAACGCCGATCTTATTATGAGACGAGCAGGAAAACAAGGAACACAGGTACATGAAGCATGTGAACAATTAGTTCTAGGTAAAGAAGTTACCTGGATGGATGATTACGGCAATGCAAAATACTCTCAAATAGTTTGGGAAATGATATTAAAGTTTGCTGATTTCTGGAGAACACATAAGCCGGAATTAATATCTGCTGAAGATTTTGTATGGTCAGATGAACACAAATATGCAGGAACAGCAGACTTGGTAGTAAAGATGCACGGAGAAATATGGCTACTGGATATTAAAACATCCAATTCAGTCCACAAGTCTTTTGATTTACAGCTTTCAGCTTATGCAAAAGGTTTAGAAGAAGCAAAAGGAATAAAAATACAACGTACAGGGATAATATGGTTAAAAGCTCATTCTAGAGGTCCATCAAAACAGAAAAACGTAATACAAGGTAAAGGGTGGAAAGTATTACAAATAGATGAAATAGAGGAAAATTTTGAATTGTTTAAAATGATATATAAACTATATTCATTAGAGAACCCTAATACAGAACCTATTTATAATAGTTACCCTACAACTCTAAAATTATAATGTATGAAAAAGTTATTATTTTTACTAGTATTATTAACAGGATGCTCTTCTTTACAGGTAAGCACCTTAAATCACGATCCTAACTATAGCATACAAGGATCAGATGCAGAAATAATAGTAATAGATAATGAGTTTGAACTTCAACGACTATTAAGAACAGATTTTAATTTTAGATTTGACTTTGCTCAATATGCGTTAAGTCAACCCATATCATTTGATTGGAATAATCGTATTCTAGGTAACAGGTACAATAGGTATAATCCATACTACGGGTTAGGTTATAGTCCCTATTGGAACAGAACTCAAATGTGGAACGATTGGGCATGGGGTATCACACCTCATAGATGGTCACCATTTGGATACGACAGATGGGGGTATAATAACTACGGTTGGAATAACTACTACGGATGGCACAATTGGAACTATTATCCTAATTATAATAGAGGATGGAATGCAACATACATGTACGGTAGAAGAAGTGTTAATATAGTTCCTTCAGGTAGAAGATTAAGACAAACTACAAGAAGAACTCAAACAGTAGACGAGATTGCAGATATAATTAAACTAGAAGTAAGAAACCGAAGAACAAATAACACGACAGATGATAAAATTATCAACACTAATACTAGAGGACAGATCCGCACCCAAAGCAATAATAATGGCGGGAGGAGCAGGATCAGGGAAAACGTACCTACTCAACCAATTAGGACTAGACAGCCTAGTACAATTCAACCCAGACAAGTACGTGGAGGACAAAGACCACCCGTATTACAACAAACTAGGACCAGCAGCCAATCAAACGTCCAAAGACGCAATGGCAGCAGCAGAAGAAAAAACTAGCTTTGTTTGGGATACTACTGCATCCGGAGCAGGCTTCCAAAAAAATCTAGATAAATTACTTGCAACAGGCTACCAGGTCTATATGGTTATGGTGTATGCTCACCCTATGATTTCTTACGTTTCTAACTTTATGGCTAGGGAAAGAAATATTCCTGGCGATTCTGTATTTGCTACCTGGAGAAATGTGTATACTAAAATAGAAGACTTTAACAGACAGTTAAAAGGTAACTTATCTATCTTTGTAAGTGATAGAGGCGGTAAATATAAAAAAGAAGTTGAAGGATTTGATAAAGCTGCTAAAAGTGGCTTAAGTGGAGTAAAAGATTATTTAGAGAAATTTAATCAAGATAATAATGTCGGCGGCTCTTCCTTCTTTGTACCAGTAGAGATGACACCTGAAGAAGAGCAACAATTTATAAAAGATGTTGGTAGTATAGATTGGGATAAAGAAAATAGATCAGAAGACAAAGCAATTAAAACTGCATTTCTAAAAGCTTACAGAAAGAACGGAGCAGGCCCAGGACAGGATAAGCTTAAAGCAGCAGTTCAAAAGTATAGAGACAGCAATATAAAAAGAAAAGGAAAAGCAGATGAAGTTCTAGATAATATTGTAGATATGATATACAATCCAACATTTCAAGAAAAATTAAATCACTCCTCAGTAGGAGAAATAGACTCTAAAGTACAATCATTTTTAGCATGATAGCATTATACCCAGGCGCATATAAACCTCCTCATAGAGGACATTACAACGTAGTAAAGTCATTATTAGACGGCTCATATAACGGTTCAATATATAATAAAGATAATTACAAAGAAACTGGTGCTTCACTTCTAGGTGGCAGCAACGGTGAAAAACCGAATATAGACAAGGTTATAGTTTTCGTAGGAGCAGGTGAGAGAAACGGTATATCTAAAGATGAATCAATGTCTATATGGAATACTTATGCTAAATACTTAGGTAATGTTGAGATAAAAGACGGAGGGAGCAACCCAATGTTTGCAGCCAAAGATTATGCACAAGCTAACCCTGAACAAGAATTCGCATCAGTAACAGGAATAAGAGGTGAGAAAGATTTTGTAGATTTAAGGAGAGTTACTACTTATAAAAACGCTCCCAATGTTAAAGGATTAGCACTCGCAGCAAAACCTGGGTCAACAATTAGAGCAACAGATTTTAGAAACAATATACTATCGGGTAACTTAGATAAGATTTTAGATTTTTTCCCTAAAGAGTTATCTAGAGAAGAAATACTATCAATACTTACAGGTTTGAAAGATAAAATAGTAGCAGAAGTAATAAGCTCAAGTCTCAGCGGAATTATAGATGAATATTTTGCTCTTAACGAAAATAACGAAGTAGAACAATTAGAGGTAGAAATAAATGAAGAAGCAGGTAAGAAACTAGAATTAAAAGATTATATAACATCTTTGACTGAATATATGTTAGACCGTAAAATGAACATATTACCTTTACCGGAAATAAAAATTAAAAGGGACCCAATAGAAGCAAGTAACTTTTTCGGCAGAACTGCATATTACAGTCCATCATTAAAAGAGATAGTACTTTTCGCAGAAGGAAGACACGATAAAGATATCGTTAGATCTTTTGCTCACGAAATGATTCACCATATTCAGAACATAGAAGGTAGGTTAGGGCGTATAGGTACTTCAAATACAAATGAAGATGAGTACTTAATGGAGATAGAAAAAGAAGCGTACCTATTAGGCAACATAACTTTCCGTAACTGGGAGGATAGTTTAAAAGGTTTAGAAGAAGGTCTCTGGGCTAATATTAATGCTAAGAAAAAGAAAGGAAAGAAAGCTTCTCATAAAAACTCAAAAGCGTATAAAGCTGCTAAAAAAGCAGGAGACTCTTTAGAAAAGACTAAAAAGGAATCAATTGTAGGTGAAAATATTACAAAAACAGAATTAAACGCAATAGAAAAATACGCAGATAAACTTTTTATAAAGTTAGGGATAGATATAGAGTTTACAAAACACTTTTTGGACAGAGCTAACGATGACCGGAACGGTAAAACAATAACAGTACCAGAACTAATTGGTATGTTTAAGAGGTTACATAGAAAACATGGTAAACCTCTTTCAAGATTAGATACGGATATTAACGCAGTAGTAAAAGATTTCAACAATGATATTAACGTTCCTTTTGCAATTGATGTTACAGATGATGGTATAGATATGTACGCAAAGACTATAATGAGAAAGAAAGACTTCAAAACATCTACACCGGTTTACACTATATAGAAATAACAGTAAACAGTTGGTAGTTAGAAAAAAAATTCGTATATTAAGAAAGAATAGTATAAACTAAAAAAAGGTTATGAATACAAGTATAATAGATTTATTAGATGCACACCCACCAACAGTAGCAGAAAAAACATCAAAGTATAAGATATATTGCGATATGGACGGAGTATTAACAGACTTCGAAAAAAGATTCTTTGATAAAGTAAATGAGGTTGGTCCTGATCACTACCCACTTAAGGACATAAAAAAAGTAATTAAGCCAAAAGATTTTGAGGCAATATTCGGCATGACTGAATTCTGGAAATTTATAGACCAAATAGTTGGTGTATCATTCTGGGTAGGAATGGACTGGATGCCAAGAGGAAAAGAACTCTGGAGCTTTATATCTAAATACAATCCATCGCTTCTTACTTCACCATCAAGAGATAACACATCCAGATTAGGTAAAAACCTCTGGGTTAAGAATCAACTTACTCCAAAACCTAAAGTAATATTTGCATACTCAGCATATAAACAAAACTATGCTAACCCTAATGCTATACTCATTGATGATAAAAAGTCAAACATAGAAGAGTGGAGAGCAAAAGGCGGTATAGCGTTTAGAGTTAAAGGAGGAGACATAACAGAAGCACTAAACGGTCTTAAAGAGTTAGGATATGAGTAATAAACTAAAAAAAGAGTTTAAAAAAGCTGATGTAGAGCGCATGAGAAATCTTATTAAAAAAGATTATACTGCATCTACTAAGTCACAGATAGGGTATAAAAAAACATACACAGTACATAAAGAAGGTGAAGTTTGGGAAGAAAATGGAAAACAATGGGTAATAAAGAACGGGATAAAACAAAACGTTACCAAGTTTGACGCAGCAAAAAAAGCAATGCAGACTCCTCTTACCTGTCCTAAATGCAGCGGACCAATGAATTACTACCTGAGTAAAGAGACATATAAGAAATCAAAAATGTGTTTTAACTGTTATATGACATATACGGAAGAGCTCAGGAAAAACGGATTATTTGAAGACTACATTAGAAGTGTTAACAAGGGTAATATTAAATACTTTATCAAAGCATTTGAGCAAAAAATTGAGCATATAAACAACTCATCTAAGCAAACATTTGTAACAGAGCAAGGAGATATAGAGGACTGGAAAAGTAATGAAACGGAAACAAAAAGAAAAATTACTAAAGAATTACAGGAGTATATAGAATTTTTAAAACTTAAGCTAGAATAGACTATATTTATAAGATATATATACAAATTCTAGCATAGTTAATATGACACAAAAAGATTTACTTGAATCAGTACTTAAAGAATTAGTTCACATAAAAAAGCATATGCCTAACGGTGAACTAAAAATTATGCTGAAAGACGTTAAAGGACTGAAAGATGATATGTCGGATCTCAAGTATACATTACTAAACCCAGAAGACGGTACTATAGTTAAAACCAATCAAAACTCAGCTTTCCGTAAAAGGATGGAAGATAATGAAAAAGATTTTTTCAATAAACTTCAAGAAATACAAGATTTAAAAAAATGGAAAGATAGTGTACAGAAAGCTCTTTGGATTATATTTACAGTTCTCGCTGGTGTAGTAATTAAACTATTATCAGAAGTAATACGTATACAGTAATGAAACAAAGTACAGTAAGAGATATAGTTAAAGAGTCATTAAGAGATTGGTTTAAAAAAGAAAAATGGGTAAGAATATCATCTTCTGGTAACATAGCAGGAGACTGTGGTACTTCAAAGAATAAAAAAAATCCGGATAGGTGCTTGCCGAAATCAAAAGCACAGAGTTTAACAAAAGGCCAAAGAGCCGCTACTGCAGCAAAGAAAAAGAAAGCAGGAAGTAAAGGAAAGACAGTCGTGAAGAATACAAAAAAAGCAAAGGTAACAAAAGAAGATTTAACAAACCTAGTAGTAGGGATGGTAAACGAAATAAAAAACCCTCAAAACTTAATTAGCTTTGGATACGATTTAGACGCTATTGAGGACGTTGTTAACCACTTAAGAAGTAAATACAAACCTGGCGTAGATTATGAACTCCATATAGGAAGAGGAGACGATTTACCTAACGCTGTAACTATTTTGAATCCAAAACTTCATAGTGATTACGATTTGAACGATATGTTAAATTATGCACAAAGCGATGAAGATAGATACGATGCTTATACTGACGGTAATTTAAACGAGAAGAAAGACGATAGATGTACTAGATTAGCAAAACAGAAATACGACACATGGCCATCAGCTTATGCCTCAGGAGCAGTGGTAAGATGTAGACGAGGGGATATATGGAAAGAGAAATAACAGTAATATTAAAATGGCACCAAAACTAAAACCAAGTTCTAAAGAATATAAAAAAGACCGTAACGGTAGAATGACCAGCAAATGGGAATGGAAGCACTATACAGTTGCAAGTACATCAACAAAGGAGCTGTTAAAGCATCTCGATAGCCCTTCTATGAAGAGAAAAAGAAAAGTAATTAGTTTGGAACTTAAAAAAAGAAATGCAATATAACTAACATGAATAGGAACGATTTAAAAGATGTAATACTTGAGGTGCTATATGAAGGTCCACACGATCCGGTAAAACCGGGTATATTAAAAAAGAGGATTGGAAAACTATCTTGTTCAAAAGTACGTAAAGAAAAAAGTAAATTAAAAGATAAAGGAACACATTTTGCAAAAGCATTACAGAGGTACTTAAACTACCACTGTCAGTAATACAGAGATTTAATAAAAAGAATCTATTTATTTATATAGCTATAAAATTAAAAAACATTAACATGACCTATAAAGAGCTTAAAAAACGCTTAATTAAGGTAGAAACTGCTTTAAAAGATTTGAATACAAACACAGATTTAAAGCACTCCACTACATTTGTTAAGGAAACAACAGTTAAACTCACAACCCTTAAAGAATCCATTCTTAATAAACTCTCACTACTAAAAGAAGAAGATGGAACAGTCCGCACAGATGATGAAAGAAAAGCAGAGAAGCTTACTAAACAGGGAGTTAATGTAGACTTAGTAGATAAAATAGAAGAAAACGAAGAGAACAATGTAAACTTCTCAGTTGACGATATGAGAAGTATGATAACTCAAGTAGGTAGATCACTAACTAAATGTCTAAAAACACTAGGAGATGAAGTTGCAAGAATTAAAGCACATCGTTTAGAAGAAAATTCATTTGATATACATGTTACATATAAAGGTGAACAAGGAGAAGATGAATTTGCATTTCATATTCAAAACGGTAATCTTCATTTAGCTGATTTTTCTTTTAACAAAAAATTAGTTGATATAGGAGTGAAACCATCCGGTGAAGCATTTATAAATCAAGATGTATTAAAAAACGAACTTATTAAACACTTTAAATCAGTTGCATCGGTAAATGAAACTAAAAATATACTAAAAGAATTTACAGACCACAGCTTTAAAGGATCAGAAGTAATAGATGATGCTAACGAAAGAGGGCCTGATATGTTCGGTAAAGGTGTATTTGCTGACTTACTTCCTAAAGGAGTAGCAAGTGAAAATGCTGCCGTAGAAGCTTTAAAAGCTCATGATAAGAGTCCTATTAAAGCTAGAATGGGAAGGTATGCACCAATGTTTGTACACGTTCAGTATCATAATTTAGAGCACGAAGGTGAAAAATACCAAATGCATCAAACACAGTACTATAACAGTAACTTTAAAGACAAAGATCCTAACTTTAACCCTGGAGTATCTAAAATTACTTTATTTAAAGACCCAGATGGAGAAGATACTAATCTAGGTACTATAATTGTTAAGACAGATGAGTACGTTCAAGATCTTAGAAATTTACCTGGATTAGGTAAAAGAGTTAGTGAAAATTTAAACGAATTAGATGCTGATAACTCAAAAGCTTTAGTAAAGAAAGCAGTAGCAGATATTAATGGAGCAATGTTTAAGTTTAGACATTCAAATCCATTAAAGATGATCGCTGCTAAAGATAAAGACTTAAAGGTTAAATTAGATTCAATGCATAATGCTATATTTGACTTAGAAAAAGTATTAAAAGCTAAAGATTTATTCGAAGCTACTAGAAAGGACTTAGGAATAGGTTCATCAGTATCTAAACGTAGAGCTAAAGCAGAGCTAAAGAAACCTGGAAATGATGGTTCTAAAGTATACGGATTAGATAAAGACGGTAAGAGGGTTCATATTAAAAGCATTAATGACGTAGATAAATTTAAGAAGTTTGAATTAGATGCTGATATAGCTGAAGGTAGTATGTTAAAGGAATTTGTAGGCAAAGAATTAGAAGATAGAAACGAACCTTTATATGATGCATTAGTAGCAGGGCAAGGTAAATCAGAAACAGTAGAAGGTGAAATGCTACGAGCTATAAATAGAATAGCTTACCGTTTCTACAATGATGGAGATAAATACTTTCAAGGGTATGGGACAGAAACTGCAGGACCTGCCCACTCATTTTTAGTTAATGCCAATCATCCTTTAAAATCAGCAATGATTAAAGTATTAGATGAACCCTCTGGAGATAGTTCTTATGAAAGAATGCTCAAAGATGCTTTAGATATGATTTTAGATTATATTGAATCTAGACAAGGTAAATATACTCCTAATAACGTAGGTGATATATTTGATTATGAACCTGAATTTGAAGATGATGAAGATGATTACGATGATGATCCTTGGGGATATAATGACGAAGAAGAAGAAGATTACTACAATGAAGTAAAAGGAAAGAAACTAAAAGAGTCTACAGACCTTTATCAAGATTCTTATTTTACATTCACAAGATATGCAGGAGGCAAAGTAAACGGACCTAGCTTACAGATTACAGTGCCGAAATTAAATGGCAGTGGTTTTGACTATATACAAATCCCCGGAAGAGAAGTAAAGAGATTTGCACAAGGTGCAGTAAAATCTGCAATGGAATTCAAAGATATAAACTACCAGGGCATAGACGACAATAAAAATAATACTAGCAAATAAGATATGCATAAATTAGAAAAACTAATACTAGAAAGCTATGCTGAAGTTTTAAGAGAGGACAAAAAAGTGCTTCGCTTAGACGACTTAACTCCTGTAATGAGGAAAGCACTAGAAAAGAGATACGGTAAATCGGTAGATCCTGAACAGGATTTTGTTAGTGCAAACTTAGAGACATACTACTTTACTCATAAAATTAATAAAGAAACAAACTCGGTTGATCACAAAGTATATGATCTCCCTTCTTTTCAAAGCCTATATTTCGGATACTCAGATATAATAGATGATGTAAGACAGTTAATGAACAGTGCCGATGTTAGAAGTGATAAAGCTGCAAGAGAGTTATTTGAACTGATCAAATCTAATTTTAGACAGATACAAAAATACCTCAGAACAGAAAGACCAGATCAATATGAACTTATGAAATCAACTAGGTCTTTAGAGGAGAACATATCAGCTCTAAAGGAATATAGGTTATCAATAGGGAGTAAAGAGGTAGCTAGAATAAATAAAGTAGGCCTAGACCCCGAAGACTGGACAGTAACTTTTGTAGACGGTACAGAAGAACCTTACATGAACCACTTAAGAGAAGTAACTGATATGAATGACCCGGTTATGGTAAAGATAAGGCAAGCTAAGATGCATTCAGATAAAATGAAAAAATTAGATGCTTATTCAAAATCCCCTGAAGGTAGAGCTGCTGTAAGAACACAAGCTAGTGCAGAAAGAAAAGAACAAAAAGCTAGAGAGATAGTTCGTAAGTTAAAAATCAAAAGAGCACAAGTAGAAAGAGAAATGGAAAACGATCCAGGTACCGAACCTCAAGGTGGTCCAGTATCAGATATGTACGGAGATCAATTAAATAAAATTGACAATGCTATTGAAAAAGCAGCAGGCATATACAATAAGAGAATGACCTACGACCAAGCAGTTGGTAAAGTTACTGAGATATTTGCTGATAGTACGTTTATTGATAAGCATAGAGATAGCGTAGTTGCTCATATAGAAGAGTTACTAGATGATATGGGAACATCAGAAGTTGCAATGGAATACCTTGGATGGTCTGAGGAAGAAGCAGAAGATGCTGACCACACTGTAAGAGCAGATGCAGCTAATAAGATTGCTAACGATCCAGCATTAGCTTCAGAGTTCCTAGATAAAGACGATATTGAAAAGATAAAAGCAGCTAACCTAAGTGAAGGTGAAGGAGATGATCATCACTACATTAAAGTAAAATTACACGATTATAAGAAAGCTATGGCTATCTTAGATCAAAACGTAGATCCAACTTATGTTAAGATGGAGGTTGTTGACAATGACGGAAACGGTAATGTTATTATCTACTTTATATTTAAACATGAAGCCGGTTTCGACGACATGTATGATGACTCAGAAAACCCAGATTCAGAATTTTATCAAGAACCAGACGAAGATCCACAAGCATTCGTTTACGATGTAGTAATGGACTTAGGAGCTAACGATATAACTGTAGTAGATTCTTCCACAGAGATGGATGAAATATTAAAGGAAGAAGAAAACAGCGACTCAGGAAAGCTAAATAAAATACAAACTTTTGGAGACCTACAGAAATTTATAAAACTTACTAAAACTAAAATAGTAGCAAAAAAAGTAGGTGGAGCACTAGATGCAGCAATAGGTTTTATACCTGGGATAGGAAACGTAAAAACAGGTATAGATGTTATTAGAGCTTTAGCTAAAAAACAAGATGGTAAAACAACCAATACGTTTTTGGATAAAATGGATGTTGATGATAAAGCATCTGCAATAGTAGACGATAAAGTTGAAGCTAACTTTATTAACTACATGCATAAAAGAATAGAAGATCAAGATGCTAATACAAAGTTACCTAGTAACTTTAATATGAACAGTTACTTTAATGACTTCTTATCAGCTGAATACGATAAGAGAACTATTGACGGAATCAATGAAGAGATAGGATCAGAAACAATTTTAGAAGATGCTACGGATATAATGTTAGAAAAATTTCCTACACTAAAAGCAGTGTTAATAAGACTTCAAACAGAAGACTTTAAAGAATTTGTTAACAAGATTGATTGGATATCACCGAGACCAACGGAATTTAGAATTAACTTAACCAATGGACAGGATTACATTTTGAAGTGGACAGGTAAAGGCTTTGAAGCTCAGATACTGGGTAAAAGATACTTCTTAAATAAGATAAATGAATTTCAACAAGCATTGGATAAGTTAGCAATTTTATATAAGGAAGGTCCAATGGGAGAACCAGAAGAACCAGCAGAACCAGCCCCAGAAACAGATAGTGGATCATCAAGCGGAAGTGGCGGAGATTTTCCTGGAGAAGAAGGAGGAGGAGATTCCGGAGAAGATACCCCAGATGGAGATGATACAGCAGATGCAGGAGAAGAAGAAGGAGCTGATTTAACAGATGAACCTGTTGATTTTGAAGAACCAGCAGAAGAACCAGAAGCATAATAAAAAAATAAAAAAATAAAACAAATACAATGGACAATTTTGACTTAAGAAAATTTTTAGCTGAAAATAAAAAAACAGTTATTGAAAACCAAGATCATAGTGATGAAGAAGCGTTAGATCTAGTACCGGACCTTGATAAAGGAGGTAAAAATTATAGCGATAACGGGTACGAATCTTACAAACTGCAAGTTAAAGCAGGCTACCAGATCCCTGAACCTTACTCACTGAAGAACTATAAAAATGCTGCCGAGTTAAATAAAGAACAAGCTAAAGACGAAGGACATAGAATAGGTAAATACGTTGTTGAACTTGAAGGTCAAGAATTAGAACAATTTGTTAACGACTGGATGAAAGCTTGGAATGAAGAAATCTCAGGAGGAGAAAAAGCATAGTAATAGTAACTAGCATAGAATGAATCTTATAGATAAAGTTTTATTAGAATGGTCCTATAAGACCAAAAAAGGGTATCCTGACATTAACAGTCAAGAGGATATGGATTTGTTTGAATCTATATTCGGTTTTAACCTTAATGAAACACCTCTTACACCAGCTGAATTAGATAAAGTAAATTCTAATACAAAAGAAAATAGAATTGATATACTAATAAGAAAAATTAAGAACAAAGAACCTCTAGCTATAGATGATTCAGAAGATACTTTTTTAGTATATGATCCAAGAGGTGAAAAAGTAAGTGAATTAGAAAAATGGGATGTATCTAAAAAGGCAGTGACTCTTTTTAACAGAGAAGGAAATTCTATTACAACATCTAAATTAGCAAAATCAGCAGATTTTGGAGGTGGAGCAGGATCTGGAGCAGGATCAGCACAAACAGATATACAAGAATCAAGTATGTGTGCAGTTTTAGCTTTATACCAGAAACAAGGCAAATTAGAAGAGAAAGATCTTACCTCAGAAAATATAAAAAGTATTTCCAAAGATATAGAGACTACATCAAGCGTAGAGGAAATAGTAGATTATATTACTAATTCTCCCGGCTGGGCTTCTACATTTGTTAACACAGCTTCTTTATTATCTGGCTATTTAGATAAAGGGTACGAATTCCATCGAGGTTCATCATTTGTAGATTCTATATACGAAGTGTGGAAAAAAATAAAGAAAAAAAATAAATGGAGTATCAAAGATGATAAATGGAATCCATCGGATATTTGGGCAGTAAAACCAACAGGAAAAAATATTAAATTAGATAGTGAAACATTAGAAGAATATAACAACCAACTGTTAGATTTATTCAATAGTAGAACTTTAATAGGTATTTCGCTAAAGAAACTTGGTAAATCTCCAACTGTAAAAACAGTAAATAAAGAAAGAGTTTCAGAAATAGAAGTTTTAGATAGTATAATTTCTTCAGGCGGTTCTAAAGATGCTTATGTAAACACTAAATCAGGAAAAATATTACAACTTAGAACAACCGGTGGTAATTCGTTTCAAGGAGAATTGAAAGGTAAAACTGCCGCTCAAGGAAAAATAGGTGGAGGTGTACTCAAAACGTTTTTAGATAAACAAGGATTAGGACCTATACCAACTCAGAAAGAATCTGCTAAGTTAGCTATAGAGTACACACCCTCATTTGTTAACGAATTACTCGAATTATGTAATGAATACTTCAGTATAACTGAAGAAGAATTAAATTCAAAAACTACTGATTGGTTAAATTCAAAGTACCAAGCATTAAAAGTAGCAAAGGTTTTAAAAACAGGTAGCAAGGATAAAGTAGAAGCAGCATTAACAGACATAGTAAATTATGCTGGTTCAAGAAGCTCTATTTCTGCTGTGTACCTAAAAGTAATGTAGTTATGGCAAAAGACATAAAAAAAATAATAGCACAAGAGTATATCAAGTGTGCTAAAGATCCAGCATACTTTATGCGGAAATATTGTTATATACAGCACCCTACTAGAGGACGTATCTTATTTAACCTATACCCATTTCAGGACAAAGTATTACATTTATTTAGAGATCATCAATACTTAATTACTCTTAAGTCTAGACAGTTAGGTATATCTACCCTAGCAGCAGGTTACTCTCTGTGGCTTATGTTATTTCATAAAGATAAGAACGTACTTGCTCTAGCAACAACTCAAGCTACTGCAAGAAACTTAGTTTCTAAAACTATGTTTATGTATGATCAATTGCCAAAATGGTTGAAGCTACCTGCTTTAGAGAAAAATAAACTATCTTTAAGACTGAAGAATGGATCAAAAATTACAGCTAAATCTTCTAACGCCGATGCTGCAAGGTCAGAGGCAGTATCACTACTGCTTATCGATGAGGCAGCCTTTATTGACAACATTCAAGAAACGTTTACAGCAGCACAACAAACCTTAGCAACAGGTGGACAGTGTATGGCATTATCAACTCCTAACGGAATAGGTAACTGGTTTCATCAAACATGGGATAAAGCTGAATCAGGAGAAAACAGTTTTGTACCTATTAGACTACCTTGGACAGTTCACCCTGAAAGGAATGAGGAGTGGAGAATACAGCAAGATGCAGATCTAGGAGCAAGAATGGCAGGACAGGAATGTGATTGTGATTTCTTGGCATCTGGGGATACAGTATTTGAACCTGATGATATGTTATTTTACGAACAAACATACCAAAAAGATCCACTGGAAAAAAGAGGAGTCGACGGTAATTTATGGATATGGGAAGGAGTAGATTACTCTAAAACCTATATGGTAGTAGCAGATGTTGCGAGAGGAGACTCTGCAGATTATTCTGCATTTCATATATTTGATATTGAAAACTGTGTACAAGTAGGAGAATATAAAGGTAAACTTTCACCTAAAGATTACGGAAACGTACTAGTAGGTATAGCATCAGAATTCAACGATGCTCTATTAGTAGTAGAAAACGCTAACATAGGTTGGGCTACAATAGAACAGATACTAGAAAGAGAATATAAAAACCTATACTACAGCTCTAAATCACAAATGGAAACAGTAGAGTCCTACATGACTAAGTACGAAAGAGATAAACTAGTACCCGGGTTTACAATGTCGGTAAGAACTAGACCATTAGTAATAGCTAAGATGATTGAATACATCAGAGAAAAAGGAGTTACAATACAGTCTAAAAGGTTAATAGGTGAGATGAGAGTCTTTGTATGGAAAAATGGTAAACCACAAGCACAAATTAATTACAATGATGACTTACTTATAGCATGTGCTACAGCACTTTATGTAAGAGATACAGCACTAAGGTTAAGACAGCAAGGAATGGATCTAGCCAGAGCTCAACTATCATCATTCCAAAATTTAAACGCTCAAAACAAAGGAGTCATGAGATCAGTTGGAAACCAGCAAAATAATCCGTATATTGTAGATAATGGCTATGGACCCGAAGATATTTCTTGGTTACTTTAAACGAGCTATTTATAATATAGATACTAATAAAACAGAGCATTAATGGCTGATACTTCTCTATTTGGGAGATTAAGAACTCTCTTCTCCTCGGACGTAATAATAAGAAATGTAGGTGGCGACCAGCTTAAGGTTGCTGATATAAACAAGATTCAAACAACAGGAAATTTTGAAACAAACTCACTAGTTGATAGATTTAGTAGGTTGCACATATATAACAATAAAAATATATACAATCCAAATCTAAATTACCAGACTCTAAGAGTACAGTTATACTCTGATTACGAAGCAATGGATACTGATCCTATAATTGCATCAGCGTTAGATATTTTAGCAGATGAAGCAACACTTAAAAGCGATCAAGGAGAAGTTCTATCAATTAAATCATCAGATGAAAATCTACAAAGAGTTCTTTATAATCTATTCTACGATGTACTAAATATAGAATTTAACTTATGGTCATGGACTAGAAACATGTGTAAATATGGAGACTTTTTCCTAAAACTAGAAGTTGCTGAAACATTTGGAGTATACAACGTCCTTCCTTATACAGTCTATAATATGGCAAGATACGAAGGATTGGATCCGGAAGACCCAGGAAAAGTTCAATTCGCAATAGACCCAGACGGTATTATGGCTTCAAATGAACCTACATACGTTCCTAAAAGAGACAGTAATGCGATAGTATTAGACAATTATGAAGTAGCTCACTTTAGGTTACTATCAGATACTAACTACCTTCCTTATGGTAGATCATACATCGAACCAGCTAGAAAAATATTTAAACAACTTACATTAATGGAAGATGCGATGTTAATACATCGTATAATGAGAGCACCAGAAAAGAGAACTTTCTTTGTAAACGTAGGTTCTATACCTCCTGCAGAAGTTGATCAGTTTATGCAAAAGACTATCAACACAATGAAGAAAACACCTTATGTTGACCCTAAAACAGGTCAGTATAATTTAAAGTTCAATATGCAGAATATGATGGAAGACTTCTACGTTCCTGTAAGGGGAGGGGATGCTTCTACTAGAATAGAAACAACTAAAGGACTGGATTATGATGGAACAAACGATATAGACTACTTACAGTCTAAAATGTTCGCCGCTCTTAAGGTACCTAAAGCATATTTTGGATATGAAGGGGATTTACAAGGAAAAGCTACTTTAGCAGCAGAAGATATAAGATTTGCTCGGACTGTAGAAAGAATACAGAGAATATTAGAATCTGAATTAACTAAGATTGCGTTAGTACATTTATATACACAAGGATTTACTGGAGAAAGTTTAACAAACTTTGAAATATCTTTAACTAATCCGTCTATTATATTTGAACAAGAAAAAGTAGCACTGCTTAAAGAGAAGGTTGATTTAGCTAATCAAATGAAAGACTCTAAACTATTTTCAACAGATTATATATACGATAGTATATTTAACCTATCAGAAGATAAGTACAACGAAATGAGAGATCTAGTAAGAGAAGACTCTAAACGAATCTTTAGATTAGGTCAATTAGAAGCAGAAGGAAACGATCCAGCTAAATCTGGACGTTCTTACGGTACTCCTCATGACTTAGCATCTATGTACGGTAGAAGAGCAACATCAACAGAAAAAGGAAACGGCCCAGGAGAAGTACCTCCAGGGTATAGCGAAATAGGACCTGAAGGAGGAAGACCAAGAGAAAAAATGTCCGTTTACGGAACTAATAATGACCCATTAGGAGGTAGAGACAGATTAGGAGTACATGGAATGCATGGAGGGTATGACTCAGATAATGAAAACGTAATGGAATCTAACAACCTTCTTACACAGAAAGTATACCATCAAATAAAAGATTCATTTAAACAAGATAAAGAAATGGTATATGAAACAAAAAATAAAGATGAGTCTAAACTATTAGACGAGAATCAACTTAAAGATTTAGATAACTAGCCCATATTTATATATAGGAACCGTACATTATGAAGATAAAACATTCAAAGTTTAAAAATACCGGCCTGATTTACGAACTATTAGTAAAGCAGATAGCAGCAGACACTTTGTCAAAAAGTGAATCACCAGCTTTAGGTATACTCAAAGAGTTTTTTGCAGGTAGCTCTACACTAGCCAAAGAATTGAAACTTTATGAGTATATACTTAAAAATACTAATTTAGTTGAAGTAAAAGCTGAAACAGTTTTATCAACTATCACTGAAATTTCTAGAAAGCTAAATCAAAAGGCACTAAAAGAACAGAAGTATAGATTAATCTCAGAAGTTAAGAAACATTATAATATTGAAGAGTTCTTCGGTATACAAGTTAGAGATTATAAAGCACTAGCAGCTATGTACTGTTTATTAGAAGCACAAAATTCTAGCACATTAGTTGCACCAGAATTTTTAATTAATAATAAACTTACTATTCTAGAGCACCTAACTTCTTCTAAAGTAGATAAAGATGCAGTAAAAGATACACTTATTGAAGAGTATGCTAAATACGATAAGGATTTAAGACTACTTACATATAAAATTCTTTTAGAGAAATTTAATTCCAACTATAAAGATTTACTACCAGAACAGAAATACATACTTAAAGAGTTTATAACCTCAGTTGACTCAACTACTAGACTTAGAAACATAGTTAATGAAGAGATAGTAAAAATTAAAGAGCTTATTAGTGAACTATCTTCTAAAGTAAAGGACGAAGTAGTAAGGATAAAATTAGAGGAAGTAGTTAAATCAATAAAGACTTTAACTAAGACAGAAAAAATTACAGATAACCACCTTGTTAATCTTATGCAATATTATGATTTGGTAAATGAGATGAAATCAGTATGAAAAAAAGCACAATAAGAAAAGCTATAAAAGAAGTAATAGAAGAACTTAGCACCTCAGCAGCAGTAGGAGGGTATCAAACTCCATTTGCCTTTAGTAAAAAGAAAGGTGATAATAGAGCAACAAAGCAAGCTGAAAAGCTAGGTTTTAAAAAAGTTAAAAATAAAAAAAGACCTTATAACACTAAAATGTTTGATTACTTAGATGAAAACAATACAAGAAAAATATAACGCAGTTGTAGAGGGTACATTCTCTAAACAACAATTCCTTAAAGATGCTAAGAGAGAGCTATCTCAATTCCTATCTCCCTTTAACGGATTCCCAGACACAGTATCAATCCTTAAAAGTAAAGGGATTCTTTTTGAAGCTAAAAAAGAAGCTTCATTAGAGTACGAATGCCCAGTATCTCAATACTCGGTAGAGGACCTAACAAGAGGGGTAGACTTTGAATTAGAAAAAGCTGGAGTAGATTCGGCTGCTACTGTAACCAAAGAGGATAAAGATAAAGCAGAGAAAATTGCAATCAAAAACCTTGAAAAAGATAGAATGCACTACCTTAACATACTAGCAGGAGAATCAGCAAAAGTTGATAAGCACGATAAAATGGTAGAACCAACTGATAAGAATAAAGTAGATACTTTTAACGGCATGAAAAAAGCTGATTTAAAAGAAAACTATACCAAAGAAAAGTTACTGAAAAAATTAGGTGACGCAGACGATGCTCGTATTCAAACCGGTAACGGAAAAGAATATATAATTTATAATCCTAATTCTAATAATGATGATAATGCTGCAATGTGGCATGACGATACTGTATTTGCTGTTGACCTAGATGGACAAGAAGAAGAAATAGATTATAGAGATATAGGATTAGTAATGGTAGAAGATATCAAAGAAAGTAATCAAGAAGAATCTATTGCAAATTTTATTATAAAGTACTACTCTAACCCCAACACAGGAAAAAGTCTAATAGATGATGATATTATAGGTGACTTTTTCGCAACACACCCTGAATCAAGAGATCAAGAACCTCAAGATGCATTAGATAATTTTCAAGAGTTCTTATCAGTAAATTACGAAATGCCTGGGGACTACATGCAAGAAGCAGAAGATTTAACACTAGAGCCTGAAGATACTGACAATCCAGATGAAACTTTAATAGCTATAGGTAGAGGATATTTAGAGGGTTTTAATAGACCTCATTCTCTAACTAACGGCGATTTAGAAATTTTAGGGAAAAAAGTAGTAGATAACCTATATAAAGGAGATCTTGAAGCAGCCAAAACACAATTTGTAGCAGAAGCTATGACTGATGATGAAATGAAAAAGATTGCTAAGTACGGTAAAGATACAGATATGAAAGCAATTGATAAAATTTATAAATTAGGAGACAAATTTTCAACAGACTTTGACTACGACGGAATGCTAAAAGCAGGGCTTAAACTTAAAATAAGTACTCCTTTAGATAAAATGCAAAAACTTTATGACTCTTTTGAAGATGTAAATTACCATAGAGAAAACGGACATTTAGGTAATGCTATAGACTACATACAAGATGGAGATAAAAAAGGAGCTTTAGATCACTTAAAGATGTTTAGACAAGCAGTACGTAAAACTTTAGGAGAAATGGACGAAGGAGCTGATAAGGTAAGAAAAGTAGTAGCAGAGGATAGTGATATACAGGAAAGTCGAGGAGCATTTGATTTATGCGTTCAAGGAATTCAAGATATCGCCACAGATGGAGATGTTAGCGAGAAAGATGCTGCTATGGAAATGATGATAGCAATTGCTGATAAGTATGATTTTAATCTAGCAGGATTAGAGTCTCAACTGTTCCATGGAGATGATTCAATTAACGAAGGTAGAAGAAGAAAGACTAAAGGAGGTAAAGTAGTAACTGAAAACGACTACGAAACTGGAGGATATGTTGAGAGTATGGGACCTTTATTTGATAAAGGAGTTAATATGCTAATCAAGGCTTGGGAAGAATGGAAAATGGGTCCAATGACAGAACCAGGAATGGTAGAGTTTGCTAAAAAAGATGTATTGACATACCTAGAAACTCAATTTATGGTAGAAAATCTTGAAGAAGCTAAAGGTAAAGATCACGATGGAGATGGAGATGTAGATGGAGATGATTATATGGCTAGTAAAGATGCTGCTATTAAAAAAGCAATGGGCAAGGAGAAGGTAGTTAAAGAAAATATTAAATCTATAATTGTTAAGGTATTAGAAGAAGGGGTAGTAAATGAAGCTGCAACAAATGCATTAGCAGATTTCTCTGAAACATACGGAGGATATGAAGGAATGAAACAATCAATTATAAATCTTCAAGATGTTGTAACAGATATTGAAGCATACTACGATAAAACAAGAAGTAAGATTCAGAAAGTATATGACACTTTAGGTGATATTAGGAATGAAGAAGGTCTAAAAGTAGGAGGATTTTTAGCTCCTGCAATAGAGCAAGCATTTAATAAGGACTTAAGACCAGCAATTAAAGGTGGATTCACAAAAGGACTAACACAACCTAAAGTAAAAATGATATCACAGAAAGATATTGAAACACAAAATCCTCTAGGAGAAGTAGAAAAAGAAACGGTATACTCAAGACCTACAGTTAATGGAACTTTACAAGAAAATAAAAAAAGAAAATAATGAAAGATAACTTTGACATATATAGTTGGAATCAAAAAAGACGTTTAACAGAAGCACGCAAGCTAGAAGAAGCACAAGCAGTTAACCTTCCTACAATACCCGACTCAGTACTTAATAACTTTGCAAACCAGATAAAAAACCCACAAACAATGGCATCTGCAGTCATTGCTCTGGTAAATAAGTTAGCGGAAAAAGAAAACGAAAATATTCTTAAAAATCCTAAAATAGCAAGAGCAATTGACTTACTAAAAGATATTGATCCTGCAGATGGAGAAGTTGAAGAAGCTTTAAAAATGACAGCATCAACAGAAACTCTTAGAAAAATAATATTTAAATTATTAGATGACGGACAGATCCAACCAGAAACAGCTGATGATATACTAAATGCTATTTCAAACTCACCATCAGATAATATATATGAAGCTAGAGTTGATAGAGAAGTAGCGGAACGTATCGAAGGTTTATTAAACCAACAATTAAAAGCTAAATTCTTAAACTATTTTCAAGAACTTTACACTGATTTAGTACAGGACGATTTATTTTACGCAGAAGATGTTGTTAACCATTTAAATAACGAGATGCATAAAATCATAAAAGTAGCATCTAAAGATGATTTAAATCTTTAATCTGAAAAAACAAAAATAACATGGCACAATTACTTATAGAAGTTACATCATTTAATCCTATTCTAAGAGAATCCAAAGAAAGACCTGGAGTATACGAAGTAGAAGGAGTTATGCAAAGAGCAACTGCAAAGAATCAAAATGGTAGAACTTATAGTAAAGCTATTTTAGAAAGAGAAACTAAGAAGTATATCTCTGAATTTGTTTCAAACGGTAATGCATTTGGAGAATTAGATCACCCTGAGTCTCCCATTGTCTCTCTAAAGAACGCTTCACACATAGTAAAAGACTTATGGTGGAAGGGAAACGACCTTATGGGACGTGTGGAACTACTAAATACACCTTCAGGTAATATTGTAAAAGAAATAATTAAAGCAGGACACACTATAGGGATATCATCTAGAGGAACAGGCTCAGTACAACAAACAAATGAAGGAGCATTAGAAGTGCAAGATGATTTTGAATTGGTATGTTGGGATTTTGTATCTAATCCTTCTACTCATGGAGCATTTATGAATCCTATTTCACTTAATGAAGGAAAAGGTAAGGCATCTAAGTTTATTAAGCTGGATGCAATCTTAAACGATATACTAAGAGCTTAATGAAGTTAGCAAGTATTATTCTAGAAGCAGAAGGTAATGCTGAACCAGGAATGGGGCAAATGGCAGACCAAATAGCAAAAGCAATAGAAAAAGAGCTAAGACCGCATAAAGGTGAATTAGACGGAGATACAAACGAAGTCGCTGGAGTAGTAGGTATAATAGGATATATACTTCTATCTAACACAGTAGCACATATGCTTGCTAAGATTGCTAAATCGCTATCTAAGAAATATAATAAACCCGGAATACTCAAAAGTGCTGAATGGTGGGAAGACTTCACACATAAGAACGAAGCAGCGTTTATGGCACCTATCAAACGTATAGTGGGCATGTTTACTAAAGATGAAAAGAAGAAATCAGCAGCAACTAAAATAGTATACGGTATCTTAATTTTCTTAATGGCAGGTCAAGCAGGAGGAGGAGCTCTACAAGCTCTTAAAACTACTAGATGGGCAGCAGCAGCAGGTCTTTCCGCAAAAGCATTAATTAAAGGCGTGGAAGTAACCTCTCTACTTAAACAGGCAGCATCAGATCTAGTATCTTAATGTAACGATAATTCCTCGGACGCTACCGACGAGCAGGAAAGTTAACCATCTTTTTTAGGTGGTTTTCTTGTTTTATGAAAAAAGTATATATTTATATAGGAATATGCAGTTCCTTATACTGCATTAACTTTTTATAATTTCCTATTACGATTTAAATAATCGTAGAAATCCAAAAAATTTATTATGGCAAACAAAGATTTATTCAAGCAAGCTATTGCTGAAGCAAAATCTATTAGAGAAGCCGCAATAACCAACGCTAAAGAAGCTTTAGAAGAGACTTTAACTCCTCACCTAAAAGATATGTTAGCTGCTAAACTACAAGAGATGGAAGATTCTACTGTAGAAGAAGTGGTTACCGAATCTGAAGATGTAGAAGAAGAAGTAGCAGAAGCTCAAGGTAATGTAGATGCTCATGATGAGAATCCACACGATCAACTTGAGGAAGTAGAAGAAGACGTTGCAGAAGGCGACTACAAAAAAATGGAAGAAGCTGAAGAAGAAGCTGACGATGCTGAGGATGATTCAGAAGAATCTGAAGACGACGCAATCGAAGACGAAGAAGAGGTAGAAGTTAAAGACATGGAAGTCGATGACTTAAAAAATCTTATTCGTGACATTATTTCTCAAGAAATGGGAGATGGTGCAGAAGAATTAGACAATGCTGACATGGACGCTGGAGAAGAGATGGATGACATCGCTGCTGCAGGATCTGAAGAAGAAATTGATCTAGATGAATTATTAGCAGAACTAGAAGCTACTAATGAAGAAACACTAGAAGAAGAAGAAGTAGAAGAAGCACACTGTAACACTCCTCACGAGGAAGGTGTAGAAGAAGAAGTTAACGAAGATGACTCTGAGTTAAACGAAGCTTTATCGACTATTGGAACTTTACAAAGTCAACTTCAAGAAGTAAACCTTCTTAATGCTAAGTTAATGTATGTGAATAAAGTGTTTAAGGCAAATAACCTTAACGAATCACAGAAAGTTAACATAATCGCTGCTTTCGACAAAGCCGAAACAGTAAAAGAAGTTAAATTAGTATTTGAAACTGTTTCTGATAGTATTGTAGTTAAAAAACCATCTACTACTATTAAAGAATCAAAATTAGGTATGGCAAGTAAAGCTACTGGAACTACTGCAAGTAAGCCAGAAGTTATTAGCGAAGTATCTGATGCAGTTAGAAGAATGCAAAAGTTAGCAGGTATTATAACAAACTAATTATTTAAAAATTAAAATTAAAAAAACAAACAATCATGGAAATTAATTCTCTTTTAGAAAGCGCTAACGGATACAAAGCACTCGCTGCTGATGCATCACGTTTAGCTGACAAATGGGCTGCTTCTGGATTGCTAGAAGGATTGAACTCTAAAGATTCGGCAAACATGTCGATGATGTTAGAAAATCAAGCTAAGCAAATCGTAGCAGAACAATCATCTACAGGTACAGGTGCAATCGGTGCAACTGCTTCAGGTAATGAGCAGTGGGCTGGAGTAGCTTTACCTTTAGTACGTAAGGTATTCGCTCAAATCTCTGCAAAAGACTTTGTATCAGTTCAACCAATGAACTTACCTTCAGGTCTAGTATTTTACTTAGACTTTAAATACGGTTCTGCTGATTCAATCGGTAGAGCAGACGGCGACAACATGCACGGTAACGTGACTGAAGCTGGAACAAAAATGGCAAAAGATGTTGATGCTGCAGACGGACTTTACGGAGCAGGTCAATTCGGATACTCTATTAAAGCGTTAACTGGAGCAGCAGACGCTCAAGTAACTGGTTCAGCTACTGAAGCACTTATCGATTACGATGATGCTAAAGATCCAGCGAACTACAGAAAAGTAACAGTTGCAGCAGCAACTATACCAGGATTTGACGCAGAAGGTGTAAGAGCATTTAGACTTTTATCTTCTTCAGTAGATATTACACTTAACCCAGAACTTACTAAGTTTGACGGAACAGATGTAACATTCGTAGTAGAAGATGCACCAGCTGGAAAAACTTTAGTTTCTCCATTCTCTGCATCAGTTAACTATCACGCACAACCAGCAGACAATTCAAGAGGTGACTTTGAAGATTCATCAGCACCTGCAGCAGGAGCAGTTTCTTCATTAGCTATTCCAGAAATCAACGTAGAGTTGAAATCTGAAGCAGTAGTTGCTAAAACTAGAAAATTGAAAGCACAATGGACTCCAGAGTTTGCTCAGGATCTTAATGCTTATCATTCAATTGACGCTGAGGCAGAACTTACTTCTTTATTGAGTGAGTACATCTCAATGGAAATTGATCTAGAGATCTTAGACATGTTGATCAGTGGTGCAGCTACTACTGAAAGATGGTCTGCACAAAACAACAGAGTATGGAACGGTACTGCTTGGGCAGATGCTGGATCAGACTTCTACAATACTCAAGGACAATGGTTCCAAACTTTAGGAACTAAAATCCAAAAAGTATCTAACAAGATTCACCAAAAAACATTAAGAGGTGGTGCAAACTTCCTAGTATGTTCTCCAACAGTAGCTACAATCTTAGAATCAATTCCAGGATATGCTGCTAATACAGATGGTGACTCAGCAGAATTTGCTTTCGGAGTACAGAAAGTAGGTCAATTAAACGGTAGATTTAAGGTATACAAAAACCCTTATATGACTGAAAACACTATCCTTTGTGGATTTAGAGGTGGTCAGTTCTTAGAAAGCGGTGCTGTATATGCTCCTTATGTACCATTAATCATGACTCCTCTAGTATACGATCCAGTATCTTTCACACCAAGAAAAGGTATCATGACTCGTTACGCGAAGAAAATGATCAGACCAGAATTCTACGGTAAAGTACACGTTAGTGGATTAGCTACTATCTAGTATTAACCTAGATTTATATTAAGAGAGGCCTTCGGGCCTCTTTTTTTTTGTACTATTTATTAGTATAAATTAAAACGTTTTAATAAATGCCTTCAAAACACCACACTGACGAAGTATTCGTCCAAAAGAGAAGACCAAAACGCCCAATAAAATTTCAAGTTCAACTTAACGAAGAGCAAAAAGCAGCTAAAGCTATAATAATGGACGCACCTGTCACAGTACTAAAAGGTATGGCAGGATCAGGAAAGACATTAGTAGCTACACAGGTTGCGTTAGATCTACTCTTTACTAAACAGGTACATAAGATAGTTATCACAAGACCAACAGTATCAAAAGAAGATATAGGATTTCTACCAGGAGATATTAGAGAAAAAATGGACCCATGGTTAGCTCCAATATACCACAACCTTTATATGTTATATAATAAAGAGAAAGTTGATAAAGAAGTTGAAGCAGGTAATATTGAGATTGTACCATTTGCTTTTATGAGAGGACGTACATTTGTTGATTCTTTCGTCATAGTAGATGAAGCACAGAATGTTACCCACAATCAAATGGAAACAGTTGTTGGTAGACTAGGTAAAGGATCTAAAATGGTAATATGTGGCGATATGGCACAGATAGACCTTAAAGATAAAAGAGAAACTGGGTTTTCATTCTTATCTAGAATAGAAGAAAAGGTAAGTGGATTCAAAACATATGCACTTTTGCATAACCACAGACACAAAATAGTAGCACCAATATTAGAGGTATATAAAACCTTCAGAGATTAGTCACTATTTATATATAAACTGTAACTATGAGTAATATATCTATATGGGCAGGAACATCTACATTTGGTTCTGGCCAAACACCATTCGGATTTTACGACAGTGACTCGGACTTTAGTACTGATGCTGATAAAGTAGCAAGATTTTGTGCTCAAAGACTAGGGTACCCGTTAATGGATGTTGAACTACAATCAGGATCTTTTTACGCTTGCTTTGAAGAAGCTGTAACTGTCTACGGGAATGAAGTTTTTCAATTTAAAATTAGAGAAAATTACTTAAACTTAGAAGGGGCTTCTACCGGTAGTTCATTAAATAATCAATTAGTTGAACCGACTATAACTCGTTTTGTAACCATAGCTAAGAACTACGGTACAGAAGCAGGAGTAGGAGGAAATGTAACTAAATATTCTGGCTCAGTAGAATTAACCGGCTCAGTACAAGAATACGATTTAGATTTATGGGCGTCTGAAAAAGGAATAACAGATGGAATAGAAATTAGAAGAGTATTTTATGAAGCACCACCAGCAATAACAAGGTACTTTGACCCTTATGCAGGAACAGGGACAGGAATACAGTCACTAATGGACTCATTTGGATTTGGACAATTCAGCCCAGGTATAAACTTTATGTTAATGCCAGCATCATACGACGTTATGAAGATGCAAGCAATAGAATTTAATGATCAAATTAGAAGATCTACATTTACATTTGAATTAGTGAATAACAAGTTAAAACTATTCCCTATACCTCAAACAGCTGGAAAGCTATTCTTTGAGTACTATAAAAATACAGATAAAGAAGCAGTTAACTTTAATAACTCAGTTAACCTTATAACAACTGTATCAGAAGTACCATATGAAAACCCAACATACACACATATTAATAGTGTGGGTAGACAGTGGATATTCCAATACACATTAGCCTTAGCTAAAGAATTGCTAGGATACATAAGAGGAAAATACGCAACGGTACCAGTACCTGGTGCTGAAGCAACACTTAATCAAGCAGATTTGTTAACAGATGCAAGAAACGAAAAAGACAAACTACTTCTTAATTTAAGAGAAATGTTAGAAGAAGCATCAAGAGGTTCTCAAATGGAAGCACAAGCTCAAGAAGCAGACTTCCTAAGACAGACATTATCTCAAGTTCCACTAACAATTCATGTAGGATAATGAAACTATTAAGGATATTAGAGCAGATACAGTTCAAAACCTACGAAGGGATGATAAGAGTCCTTTACGAAGACGGTGAAAGTGAAGACTTAGCTGAACTTCTAAGAGCACTCCCAGGAGTAACAACAGTAACAAATGCAGGTCAATCTACAGAAATGAGCACAATGACGTTTAAAGTAAAAGTTATTACTCAAAAAGAAGGAATTGAAGCATTTCAATTGTTTAAAAGCAATGCTATGGAGAAGTATCCTAATATAATTAAAATTGAAACAGCGAAAGAAACAATACAAGAGAAGTAATGCTATTTGGAAGTAAGAAAGATTTTAACCTACTAGTTCATATTAATAGAGAACTGCTTAAAGATGTCATAGAACAGGAAATTCTGATCTATAAGATGAATTTAGCAGATACTAATACTAATATATACGGAGAAGCTATGCAAAAAACTTATCTACAACCAGTTAAACTTAATTGTTTGATAACTAGAGGAGATCAGGTAGTAGATGTAGATGAATTTGGACCTGATTTAGGAAGGGATGCATCATTTGCTTTACTTAAACAAGACTTAGTAGATATATCATTAGTTCCAGAGGTAGGAGATATAGTAATGTGGCATGAAGATTACTATGAAGTAGATACAGTTAAAGAAAATGAGCTGTTTTATGGAAGAAACAACGACTATAACGTAGAAAGAACAGCAGGATTTGGTTCTTCAATATCAATAGTATTAGATACTCATTTAACAAGAGCAGATAGAGTAGGAATAGCAAGACAAAGCTTATAATAATGGCAAAGAAAAACAGACCAATACCAAAATCACAGAAAGAAATAGCTAATAACATAATTAGCTCACAAGCGTCTGGACCTAAACCAACTATTGCTGACAATACAAAAAGAGAACTACAGAGATCTGTAAAAAACGATACCACCAAAAGATTACACATTGGTTTAAGGGATATAGATGAAACAATAGTCTACTATTTTAACAATGTTATTAAACCCTCTGTAATACAGAATGGCTCTCGTAAGAACGTACCGGTATTATACGGTTCTCCGGAAAGATGGAAAGCAGTACAGAAAGACGGCTTTTACCGAGATAAGAATGGTAAGATTCAAGCACCTTTACTTATGTTTAAACGCGATAGCGTTGAAAAAAATAGAGGTTTAGGCAATAAGGTAGATCCAAACAACCCATTAACGTATGGTATTTTTAAAAAAAGCTTTTCTAGAAAGAATATATACGATAGATTTAGCGTATTAACCAATCGAAGTAAATCAGATGAACTATACGGGGTAATTGTACCGGATTATGTTACATTATCGTACTCTTGTTTAATATTCACAGATTACATTGAACAAATGAATAAGATAATAGAAGCAATAAACTATGCTTCTGACTCTTATTGGGGAGATGAAGAAAAATTTAGCTTTAGAGCTAAAATAGACACGTATACTACAGCTACAGAACTAACACAGGGGGAAGACAGGGCCGTAAAGACCACTTTTACTATACAGATGCACGGATATATTATATCAGACTCAATACAATCACATATTGCGGGTATGAATAAGTATTATTCTAAGTCTAGTGTAAACTTTAAACTAGAAACAGCAGGTACTTTAGAAGAGTTAACAGCAAAAGCAGGAACATCTCAAGCAGAAACAACTACAAGGTTTATCGATTCAGCAGGAGGTGGAATACCGGCACAATCAACACTGACACCCGACGAAATAGCTTATATAGGTACAAATTTAACAGTTACTACAGTAGGATCGTTAAATAACAACTGTATTACCTTTAATAACTTAGCATTCGTACCAGCACCAAATGGATTTATACCAGGAGAAGAAAGATTCTCACTATATATTAACGGACAACATATAGCCCCACAAGACTACACAGTAGTAGAGGTAGGTAGTAATATAGAGATATGTGTTGACGTAACTAACCTGGGATACAACATAGGATCAGGAGATCAAATTATTTTTACAGGTAAAATAAAGAACGTAACATAATGGCTTTAATACATTGGAAACAGATAGATGGCGATTTAACAGGTTCTAGAGTTCTAACAGGATCTCTAGGTATCTCAGGGAGTATAAACCTGACAGGTAGTGTTGAACAATCATCAGGGTCATTTACTTTGAACTTCGACGGAGCAGCAGACTATTTTAGTGTTAATGTAAGTGGAGAAGAAAAGTTAAGAATTAATGAAGAAGGTACTTTACAAATGAAAGCTCAAACAACAACACCAACCGCAGTATCCGGTGGTTTATTTTACTCAGCTTCAAACGATTTTTTCTTAGGGTTTAGAGATTAACCCATATTTATTACTATACGACTCAATTACTTAAACAAAAAATTATAACATGGCAAATTGGAAAAAGATAATTGTTAGCGGATCACAAGCTATATTAGCGAATGTTAAAGCTGACAATTTAACAGCAGGAACCGTTCTGATAGGTGGAACTAGCGGGTTAATTCAGAACAGTGGAATAACATTCGCTTCTTCAACATACTCTTTTGGAGCAACTAGTTTAGTTGCAACTGGAGCCTCTTCAGCACTAACAGGTTCCTTTACAGGTTCCTTCGCAGGAGAACATACAGGAGATGGATCTGGCTTAACCGGTATAGCATTAGATATTGATGCTTTAGCTAATACAGGTATGAGTAACACCAGTTTAGTAGACGGTGACTTATTTGTAGTTTCTGATGGTGGAACAGAGAAAAAAATTACTTACGGCCAGTTATATAAAAACATATTTGACGAAGTAGCCGGAGACGTAACAATTTCAGCAGCAGGAGCATCCGTAATTGGAGCAGGAGCAGTAGAAGGTACAATGTTAAATACAAACGTTGCAGATACCACTACAATAGAAGTTTCTTCAAATACATTATCTGTATTAAAAGTACCTAATGCTTTATCAGCAGGAGCTGGTTTAACTGCACCAGGAACATTTGATGGTGCAAATTCAAGAATATTTAGTGTTGACTCAGGATCATTACTTCCTTATATTACAGGATCTACATTTGGTACAGTTACTGGAGATGTTACAATTTCTGCAGCAGGGGTAGCAACAATAGGAGCAAATAAAGTAGACGGATCTAAATTAACAGACAGTATTACAATCGCCCAAGATTTAACAGTAACAGGGGATTTAATTGTAAACGGAGACACAACCACAGTTAATACAGCAAACCTACAGGTAGAAGATAAATTCATATTTGTTAATGCAGGATCAGGATCAGTATCTCCAGTAGGAGAAGGTGGTATAATCGTAGAATCTGGATCAGCAGGATCTGGATCAGCATTCTACTTTGATGGAAATGCAGATAGATGGTCACTTGCTAACAACTTAGGTAAAGAAGCAACTACAGCAACTCCTGAAGCATATGCAGCAGTAGTAGTTGATATAGATGCATCAATGACAGCAGATGTATACGAACAAGTAGGTAACATTAAACATGAAGGTGGAGACATTTACATCTGGGCATAGTAACACAGTACAATAGTTAATTAAATAATAAAAAAATAAGTTATATGGGTATATTATCAAAAATTACCAAACCAAAAGGTTCTCAAGAATTGACAGTAGAAGATCTTAAGTTTCTTCTATCTAAAATGAGAATTGCAACATACACTGGAGAAGAATTTGAACACTTTTACAATGTTTGGGTAAAGCTAACAGAAACATTACACTATTTAGAAAGCAAAAAGGGGACTTAAGGTCTCCTTTGCTATTTATACGTATATTATAGGCCCGAAAGGGAAGTGGACTCACATTGAGCAACCAACCGTAATTGTTTAGAATATGCCAAACTGGAAAAAACTCATAGTTAGCGGGTCTGATGCTAACTTAAATTCGATTGTAGTCAACTCAACTGGTTCCTTTGGAACTCAAGTTAGGATAGGAACAGACACCTATACAGGAGGATCTTTAATAGCCTCTGAAGGGACAAACTCAAGAGTCGCAAGACTCGGTAATATAGAGGTTGTTAACAACGCTACCGGTGGAACCTGGACAGGGCAATCAATACACGCTGAAGGTTCAAACAGAACTCTTAGATTCACAGCAGGAGGAGCACTAAATACCTCTGATACATCAGCATTTAGACTTAAAGCCTTTTTAAATCAAGCAAGAACTGTAAACTACACTGCATTAAATGTAAATGGAGGTTACAACCAAAATACATTAGCTGCTGATTACACCTATATAAAGGTAGACGGAACTGTAAACCAAACAGGGACAAACCAATCAGGATCAATCACAGGTATTGATTATGACCCAGGTCTTACTAACGCTTTATCCGCAACCCATTATGCTTTTCGTGCTAGATCGGGAAATATTGTATTAGATTCTGGTAAAGTAGGTATAGGAACAACTACACCTATAGATAAATTACATGTTGATGGTGGTGATATTAGAATTAGGGGTGCAAACGCAACTTCAGATTTAATTTTAGACCATAATAGCCAATATAGTGGTAGTAGAATTAGAGGTATAAGAGATACAGGTCCCGATACTCAAGATTTTGGTAGTAGTGCATTACAATTTTTAACTAATGATAATAGCACTACGTCAGCGGAAGTTCAAATGACTTTAAGTTCTGAAGGTAAATTACAGATAGGATCTGGTTTTGCCCCAGAAAAACTAACAGTAGCAGGAAATATAAGCGGTAGCGGTAACCTATACCTAGGAGGAGATAACTTTTACCTTGGAGGTAGTGAAACAAGAATTAGAACATATTCTAGTTACTTAGGATTTTTTGCATCTGGAGGATCTGCTAAAAACATTAAAGTAGGAGGATTAGGAGTTACCAATGACTTCTCAGATAGCTTCCCTACAAATGGAATATACTCAAAAGGAGATATAGTAACAAGCGGATCAGTTACAATACATACAGTAGACAATGCAACATCTGATACAGATAAATTCTTAGTTTCAGATGCAGGTACTGTAAAATATAGATCAGGATCTCAAGTACTAGCTGATATAGGAGGGATATCATCTGCTGATATATCTGATATGGTAACCAAAAGTACTAATCAGACAATATCTGGTATAAAAACATTTTCTAATCAAATAACACTAGACGACGGATCCGGGACAAGCCCAGCAATAAACTTCTTAAACGGTGATGATCATAAATTTACAGTAAGCGCCGGTGATAATAACCGTACACTAAATATAACCCACGAAGGTAACGGCGGCAACGATATATCGATAGTTTCTACTCAGAATGATTATAGAGATGCTGTAATAAAGGTAGGAGGAACTTCTACTTACGGTAAAAATATACAACTATCAGGTTCTTTCACATTCCTACCACAATCCCAAACCGGTAGTATACGAACAACTTCAAACCAGCCATTAGAACTAGTACCTAACGGAACAGGAACAGTAAATATAGGGTCTGCTGCTAATGGGACAATTCTATACCATTACTCTCAAGAAGACGATGGAGTACATACATATAGAACTCACGGAGCACATTACTCTTCAACATACACTACTGCTGCATCAGGTTCTAGATTCTTTCAAGACCTTACAAGTAACGGTAATATATATGCTCGTGGCTTTGCTGGAGTAAATATAGGACAGGGGAGTAATAGTAATAGGTATGGACTTTGGGGTTACCCACACGGAGCAGGATCAGGTGATGGAAACCTTTACATGGCACCTAGAAATATAAATTCTTCAAACGGGTCATTTATAAAACTAGGACAAAGAGACTCAGACACAGCAGCAGACAAAGGAACAGTCGTAATAACAGCTGGAGATCCAACCTACCATAGTATGACAGGTGATATAGTATTCAACTATAGTTCATCTAGAGTAATGAAATTAGAAGGAGATTCTGGATTCGTTGGTATGGGCGTTCAAGCACCTTTAGCACCTCTACACATATCAGGTGGTGCAGAATGGAGAACGCTTTACTTAGAAGCTCAAAACCCAGCTGTATACTTCAAAGATCAAGGAAATACAGAAGGGTACCATATTGGATTAAATAGTGACCATCTATATGTACTTAGAGATAGCGACGGTAACGGAGATTATAATAACATACTAGCCCACTTTAATTCAACTGAATTTAAAGTATACGGAAATCAGACAGTAGCAGGAAACTTAACAGTGGATGGCACCGTAACAGCACAGGAATTCCACACTGAATTTGTATCTTCTAGTATAATATACGAATCAGGTTCAACTAAGTTTGGAGATACATCAGATGATAATCACGACTTTACAGGTAGTGTTGGAATTGATGGAGATGTAAGATTAAAAAATAGCGGTAAGATTTACCTTTGGAAAGATAATAGCAGTAATTATATAAATTATAATAACTGGATATCTTCCACAGGAGCAACACAAACTATTCAAAATACAGGTGCTGGCGGTATAACATTTAAGACTCTAACAAGTGCTAGAATGTTTATTTCTAGCTCAGGTAACGTCGGGATCGGAACGGATAGTCCTAGTGAAAAACTTCATGTAGCTGGAAATATAAGTGCAAGTGGGGATATTAGAGCCGAAGGAGATTTAGAAGTAGGTTATAATAACACCAATTACGACCAACGATTGGCACTAAATAATGGTGCTAATAAAAATTATATTTACACATCCAATTCAGCATCAATACAAAATGCTCAATTAACAATTAAAGGAGGTAATTATACCCATGTAGTCAATTTTAAAGACAGTTACAATGGCGTTGGTCAAAACTTTGATGATTTAAACTACGCAACACTGTCAGGTGGGTATACTAATGATTCTAGATTAATACTATTTAACTCTTCTTCCCAATTAACAACAACAATAAGTACAGCAACTTCATCACTTAACCATACAGATGTATATGGGAATATAAGACTTACTGGCACCACTGCTAATACTATAAACTCTATAGTAAATTTAACATTAAATGCAGACAGTGATTCAAACAGTGGAGACGGGTATAGAAATATAATATTTAAAAATAGAGGAACAGAGACAGCTAGAATAGATCAAGATGGTCAATTAGGACTAGGAACAGATAGCCCAGAAGCTAAGTTAGAAATTGTAGATACTACACCTACATTAATACTAAGAGATAAACGTAACTTAAATGTTGGAGAATGGGACGATGTAACAGTAAGTAGAATACAGTTCAGCACATCAGATACTACATCACCAGGAGCAAGAGCTTTAACAGAGATTGAAACATACAGTGGGACTGGAGCAGCATCAGGCCCTGAAGGAGAACTGAGATTTAAGACTTCTGAAAATACTGATGCAACTCCTCAAACTAGAATGACTATTTCTGCAGAAGGTTATGTAGGTATAGGTACTACTTCCCCTTACACAGGTCTTACAGTAGCCGGAAATATAACTACCTCTGCTAACTCGTACATTATATCAACAAGGAAAATATCTGCTAGAGATGGAAACGGACTTGAGGTTGTAAATGATGGAGGAGAGGGTATTAGCGTAAATGATAATAACAGTATAACACTTACAGACTACGGATCAGGTACGCACACAGGCACATTAGCAAAATCATTAGGAGTTGATTCTTCAGGTAAGGTTATAGAGGTAGTACCTACTGCTGCCGGTATAGACGGATCAGGTATATCTCAATCACTAGCAATATGGTCAGATACAGATACTGTAACGGCAACTAGTAACCTTAAGTACTTTAGTAACAAGGTAAGACTTAGTAATGCCGGATACGATACATTAGAATTAATAAGCTCGGTAGCAGAACATAGTTCCATGAAATTCCTTTCTGGCTCTGTAGGCTTAGGTAGAATTGGATGGCACAACTCAGGATACCATTTCCCAGGATCAAATTCACAAGCGTTGATGCTATTGGGTAACAAAGGTATTAACTTCGGTATACCGTCAACAGGGTCTATTTCAATAATGTCAGGATCAGCTGATGTTATTATGGCATTAAGCTCTAGTGTAGGAATAGGAAAAACACCTAGCCATAAATTAGATGTTAACGGCATAATAAGATCAGGAGATACATCTACAACATCAAACTATGTTTTAGTTGAAGGTGCAGCAGATAATGATACATACAAAGTATTTCATGGTAAACGTAAGTACCCAAGAATAGATCTTACAGATACTTACAGCGGAGTACATAACACCTTCCAGATTTGGAACCTAGGTAATCAATTAAGGTTCGGACAATCAGCAGGAGGATCAAATACTGCCGCTTTCTTTATTAACGGAAGTGGAGCAGCACCCGTTACATTTAATACATCTGTAGGGATAGGTCATCACAGTTTAACTGGCACAAGCTACAAACTACACCTATCATCTTCTACTGCTAATCATATAAGATTAGAAAGAGAGAACCACGATTCATATAGAATAGCATTATCTCATAGCGCAGGTTTAGGTTTCTATAACTTAACTGATAGTAGAGATGAATTAAGATTTAGAGGAAATGGAGATGTACTAATACCTAGTGGAGCATTAGGAATTGGCACTACCACACCAACACATAAATTACATATAATAGACGGATCAGACAGCTTTAAATATGGGGCAGATATAGGTAACGGTTTTGACGGAATAAAACTTACCGGAGGAGCTCCAGGAATAGAGTTTGTAGGAAACGGAGATGATTTTATAATAGGTAAAATAACTGCAGGTCTAGCATTTTTTAATAGCACTGATTCTAACTATAAAATGATTCTTGATGATGATGGTAATCTTGGTATTGGTACAGGAACATCTGCTATTTCTGAAAAACTAGAAGTTACCGGTAACGTTAAAGCAACTAGGGTAATATCAGATACTATAAGAGATACTAATAATAATGGACACCTGGTTACTACTGTTACGAATGCTTCTAACACTACAACAATTGTAGGTAATGTAGCTACAGCAAACACATTAACTTTAGGTGTAAAAGACTCAGGTATTGTAACTACACAAGGAAGCGTAGGTATTGGAATAAGTACACCAACTTCACCACTACATATATACAAAGAATCAAACACTTCAACAAGTTCTACCGGTACAACTTTACTAAATTTAGAGAATAATGTAGGATCCGATTTACAGCAACAAAAGAGTTTTATTGACTTTATCTTAAGAGATGCTAATGACAATGAAACACCACAAGTAAGAATTGGAGCAGAAGTAGGAAGAAACGCCAATGCTGATAGTCAAGAAAAAGAAGGCTCTGGTGCTTTTGTAGTATATACAAACAACGCCGCCACAGTCAGTGGTTCAACACCTACTACACTTGCTGAAAAATTTAGAGTAGACTACCAAGGTAATGTAGGTATAGGGACAACAACTCCAGATAGTTTATTACAGTTGTATAAAGCAACAGGTAATACGACATTAAAAATTACATCAAATACTGATAACGCTTTTCTTTACATTGACTCTAATCAAGACGGAGCCGGAGGAGAAGAAAGTGGTATAATTCTTGCAGACAATGGTACTGCAAAATGGGAACTATTTAAAACAAGTGGTAACGATTATTCAATACATGATTATACACGTGGTGCTTCTTCATTTAAGATACAAGATAATGGAAATATGTTCCTTATGGCCAACGGAGGAAATGTTGGTATAGGAACAGAAACATTAAGCACTGTTGGAGGTACTGCTAAACTAACTATAAGTGCTGGAAACAGTCCTGTTTCAATAGTTAACGGTACCAATGATGGAATGTACCTTAGAAGATTTGACGATCAAGATGGGCATTATCAATTACAAACAACCGTAGGTAGTGGTAATTCAGGAACATTATCATTACAGACTTACGGAGGAGATTTAGGAGTTGGAACAAGAACACCATCTAGTAAATTTCAAATATCTGGAGGTAATACAAGCACCGCAGCAGATGCATTATTCTCGATTCAAAAGAACGAAGAGGGTTATGGTTTATTTGCTGGTATTTTAGGATCCGGAAACTCATGGCTTCAATCTTCTACAAAAACACAATCTGCATACTATGGATTAACATTACAACCTAATGGAGGAAATGTAGGAGTTGGAACTACTTTAACCCCTCAAAAATTAACAGTTCAAGGAAACATTCAATTAAACCATACATCTGGAAACTCTCAGTCAAGCTACGATTTACGATTTAACGCAACTAATTCATCTGGACAGAGTCAAATAAAAGCAGCAATGTATGCTGCACCATATGGTAATAATACTAACGGAGGAAACTTTGTACTAAAAACAGCAAATACAGGTAATACGTTAATTGAAAGATTTAGTATCAATGCTCTTGGAGCAGCAAGATTTAACCAGTACGGATCAGGAACACATACAGGAACAGCTACTAAAACTCTTCAAGTTGATACTAACGGAAATGTAGTAGAAAGTAATATAGTAAAATTTGCACCAAAAGTTGAGTATTCCGCATTAGCTGCTGATTTAGCAGAAAACGCCGTTGTAACATTACCAAACTCGCTAACATACACAATATCATCAGGAGGATATGAATACCTAGAAATCTTCTTAGATGGAATTAGACTAAATAGAACAATAGACTTTGAAGAAGTAACAACAACTACTATCAGAGTATTGATGAATATCCCACAAGGATCAGTTTTAACTTATAAATCTTTATCATAATGATTAAATATATCTCAGAAAAACAACAAGCACTTCAAATTATAATGGATAACTACAGTAGCTATACCATTGATTCAGTTAATAAGAACGTAACACTTAATGTAACAATAGCTTATGATATAGGTGATATAGAAGAAAAAATAACTATGATAGAGACGGAATTAAATATACTAGAAGGTGAAGTCGAAAGGGAAAACGAGGAACTAAGTATTAATCAAATCCAAGATTTAAATGACTCTTTAGAGCTTTTAAAAAACCTGTTAATAAAATTAAACTAAGTAAACTTAATGGCAACAATACTTACAGTAAAAAACGCTGGAATAAAACACTGGGATGATCCTACTGCTTGGGTAGGAGGAGTTGTACCCGGCAAAACCGATAGAGCGTATATAGAGTCCAGTTTTACCCAAATTAATTTTGGAAACGGATATCTCCCATGGGAAGGTACCAAGTCGGAAATAAGAGTAGATACAACCTCAGGATTCCCGGCTACTTCTGGTTCATTTTATACGTACACTTATTTATCTCAAAACATAATTAAAGTAGATTATGATACAATTAATGGAGATGACTACTTTAACTCATGCTCTATAGACCACAGCTTTAGAGAATGGTCTACTTCTGAATCAGGAAGTGTTGACGACGATAAAGCATATGGCTACTTAAAAAATGATGCCCCAGTATTTAGAATGGACCATACACATATTTATGTTTCTGGTTCCAGTACCTGGCATGTAGGTAGAGTTTATCTTAGAGACCACGCAAAATTTACCGTAAAAGATACTGCAACTTTAGCATTAGATTCTGATCCAGAAGATGCTTTTGTAGGAATAGCAGATGCATGTTTTGAAATGTTTGATCAATCAAATGCTATATTAACAGGTTCAACAGAAAGAAACAGTAGTTTAATACACTTAGAAGACGACGTATACTGCTCAATTAATATATCAGGATCTTCGGACCTTAGAACAAGAACTACAGTTTCTACATCAGTTAATACAGGAAGCGGAATTATACCAGTAGCAAACGGAAGTAATTTTGAACCAGGAGATTATATATCAATATACGGCAAACATGATGTAGAAGTTCAAGGCACACACGGTATTAACACCAACTCAGATTATGAACCATACTACTACACTACAACAGGATCAATTTACCCGTACTTTCATAATAACGTAGTCAAAGATGAAGACGAAACTTTTGAAGTTTGTGCAGTAAATGGAAATAATTTAATAGTTAAAAAGAAGTTTACTCCCGTAGGAACTGTAACACATACTCAAGGAGCAATTACAAGAAGAGTTTATCAAAAAGACCACGGTAGATCAAAAAGTAGATTTACAGGAAATAAAACATCAATAAGTGTAAGATCTGAAAATAACCAATACAAAGCAGGTGATAGGGTAGCTATTGGCAATAGTGTATACACGGTACTAGAGGTAGCAGATAAATTAATACCATTTAAAACAGTAGACTTTGTAAATGGTGATAATCTAGACGATTTCTGGGTTGATGAATTTATTGGTTCAGGATCTACTAACGAAATAAAATGCAACTCAGGATTTATAACAGGTTCTACAGGGCTTCAGATGTCTGGAAGTTTAGTAGGCACAAGTAACTATTATAAATCACTTTTCATGAAAGATATGAAATTGAGAGACTTAAAAGTTACATTAACATGTAGTCAAGTCGACGACAGTGGAAATTGGAATGGTGATAGGATGGCAGGAGTAAGTATTTGTGAGGAGCCCTACAATAGGGATAGAGTACTTTCATTCTATAATAGATACACTTACGCAAAAGCATCTTATATAGGGATATACTCAGATGATGTTTACTATGGATCTAGAGTAGATCACTGGTCTAGATTAGACGGAGACGATTTAATTAATACCCCTAATATTAGTAGCGGTATGAGAGAAGGAGAAGTAACTGTAGAGATAAATGCTTTACGTGAGAATGTAGACTTTACATACCAAGGTCAATATTTAAACTCATCTGTAATTAATAGAAAAGCAGGCTCAGTAGCAATACACCTACGAAGAGAAGGCTCCAGTATAAAAAAACTAATTGTTGAAGAATATGTTCAAGAGCTGGTATTAGATACAACAGATTCTATAAGTGTAGGCTCTAAAGTACATCTAACAGGAACTGAGGTACTTCACCCAAGTGGGCAAGAAGTAGTAAAAATAGCATCAACGATAACAGATATGAGAGGGTATGAAAATATCCCATCTAAATTTGCTAAAGGAAAAGACTTAACAGATTGTGTTGTCCCGGTACTCTGGTCTAATAACGGTAACCAAAATAGATATAGAACTAGTAGCACATCTTCGGATAGAGCTAGACTAGACAGTTTATTTTCAGACCTTAACCACTATGATTATTACTTAAGACTAGACTCATCAAACCAGTCTTTTATAGATCTGAACCTAGGGAAAGAAGTGGATATAGACGCTGTTGGTTTAGCACATTTCTATAATCTACCAAGTCACTATCCTGCTACATATCCCAAAGGTGTTGGAATAGAATACTCAACAGATGGACATACCTGGAGTGTAGCAAGAGCACAGGCAGACGATACAAGATTAAGTAACCAAGGAGCAGACTACCGAATATATCAATTTTCAGAAATAACTGCAAGATTTTTAAGAATTAGACTTAATGGAGCAAGTAATACCTCTAATAATAGGATTGTTGCTATGGGGTTCTATAAATTTGATGGAAGAGGAAGCAGTATAGAACTAAACAATACATCAGATTTAGCAGTTGGGGATACTATTACATTTATGAATCCGCAAGGAATAAGAGCTGGAGGATACATAGCATCACATCATAGAAATAATTACCGATCAGCAGTTCTTGCAGGTACGAAAACCGCAAGTGATTACCCGGGAGGAATTACATTACACTACACCATCACAGCTAAAACAGGAAATGTTATTACATTAGATAGGCTTATAGAGGGGTATGAAATACATCCTGATACCTTAGTAGTAAAATTAGATAGAGGGATAACAGTAAAAAGTCAAGCAGGCATAAGCAACTGTATACCTTTTGGAGGATTTTACTCTGATAGTACTAGTAACCCCTGCTATATTAATATTGAAAATGCTTCATTCTTATCCCTAGGTTCAAATTCTAGAGAGAGAATGTATTTTTACAGACACCCTTACGTAGGTAAGTATAATGTTTCTAACAATGCTTTCCACTACATAGAACCAGGCTCACCATACTTCAACAACTCAGGGATGGTTCGTAAAAATAACGCATGGATAAACGCTAGTTCTTTTAGTAATAGAGGTTCTAGAATGCACAGTGACCATAAAACACATGGTGAAATTTCCACTAGTTATAATTACCAATTTAAAAACGTACACGCAACAAGTGATTACTATTCAGGTAATATAATTGATGCAGGAAGGTATATGTACATTAATAGCCACTCAACACCGTATGAAGGAGGTAGCAATAGGTTAACTATAAGAAATAACTATTTTACATTTCAAGATTATGTAAATTTCCAATTAGGAGCTGATCACGGTAGAGAAACAGCACCTAAGAATAATACAAATATATACGATAATGTTGAAAGGCAAGGATCAGGGTATAGAAGAACATACAATGACCACTACGGTGTACATTCTAATCCAAATAATAGAATAGAAAGTACTAAATACTACCCCTTTACTTACCCAAATGGATTTAGATGGTATTCAGAAGCAAATATACTGGACTACCAATCTATGGGTACCGATTATCATGAGATGAGCCCAATTATAGGTAAGGATTACGTTTCTAATAGAAACCTTCTGGTAGACAACGGAAGAAGACTTATTATACAGAATAAAGACAAAAAGAACCAGTATGACATGGTTAACATATCTCTAAACAGAGCAGCACCAATGATAATGTCAGCTAACTTTTCAGTATATGAGGAACAAGAAATCAGGGTACAGCAAAAAATGACATATAAAACACCATTTGGACAGTACTATGATAATTACTTAGGTTCAACAACAAGTACTAATAAAGATATAAAAGGAGTACTGCTGTATCAAGATAGAACAGTAACTATACAAGCAGCCCCGATATCATTAACTTTTACTGATTTTACCTTCGATTATTCATTTACAGCCAAACCAGGTAACTATTTATATATGTTATTAAATAGAAATAGAGCATATTGCCAAACACTATTTACTTTCAAAGATATGAGCTTTAACGTAACAGGTACTATACCAAACAAGGTTTTTATATCTCAGAATCTATTTAAAGAACACAAAGTATTGCGTAGACCAGATAAAATAGCATTAGCAGATTATTCAGGTAAACAGAAAGTACCTAAAAAACTAGGTTCAAGAACAACAGTTAAATTAAGAAAATTTAAGTTTTAAATATGAAACAAAGAATCTACAACGGACATCCATTAGAATTTTATGATGATTCTAATAATAAAAAAGCAGAAATTAAAGTATCTGGATCTGATCTTATCCTTAACCCAGTAGATTCTTCAGGGACTGTTATAATTGGAGAAGACGGAGCAATTAATGATATTGAAGTAGGTGCTGTAGGTACTGCAGTAGACTTTACTTTTTTAGGTGGAGGAACAATTACGCCAAACGGTAGTACACTTGTATTAGGAGAAGTCGGAGACACTATAGATTTATCGAACGCAACTATAGGAGCAATTACAGCATCAGCATTTGTAGGTACATTTATTGGTGACGGTACAGATATTACAAACATCCCAATGGACTTAGAATCCTATACAGGTGATGTAGGGGTAACAGGTTCATTAGTAGTAACTGGAACCATAACCGCACAAGAATTTAATACAGAAATTGTATCAGCTAGTATTTTGTACGAATCAGGCTCAACTAAGTTTGGAGATACATTAGACGATACTCACTCTTTTACAGGTAGTCTACAAGTAAGCGGTGGACTAACCTTACCAGATGGAGTACTTTCAGATTTAGCACTAAACTTTTCATCTTCTGCTAATACAGGTATATACCTTGGCGATTACAATAGCAGCACAAAGCAGTTTAATATTGTAGTTGATGGAGGAATAAAAGGAGCATTTAATTCCGCAGGTATTACTTCAACCTCTAACTTATACACAAGCGCTGCAGGTTCGTTTAGAAACTATTCCGGTGTTTGGAAAGCAACCACAGGTCAAGCAGGAGGTGATGCACAGTTTATCTTAAATGGTAAAACCATTATGCATCTTGATGAAGCTGATGAGAGAGTAGGGATTGGGACAACATCACCAACAGTAGCACTACATGTTAGTAAATCAACAGGATTTAATATTAAAACAGAGAGAGCAATAGAAGATGGAGGAAGAAACGGACATAGTCATTTCTATACCGCAGGAGGAGCTCATATATTTGGACGACCTTTAATACTGGAAAGTTCATTTAGATTAGCCCCTACTACTCCTTCAAATACTACAAAGCACTATAGAATAACGAATGACTCAGAAATTCTTAAAGTAGCTTTAGAGGTAGGAGGTTCGACAACTACAAATAATATACTTACAGTATCAGGTTCAAAGGTAGGTATTGGAACAGCAACACCTGACGAATTATTTGATATTGCAGGTACAGCTAGATTTGAAACAGGTATAGCTGAAGGAACTATATATGTTGGAAATGATATTCAACATTGGGGAGACGGAGGCACTGGAATGTTTTTTGGCACTGACACAGTAGCTCTTAAAAATAATTCAGGTGAGACAAGACTTTTTATTAAGTCTGGCGGTAACGTAGGTCTAGGAACTACTAATCCAAATCACAAATTAGATATATACTCTAACGAAACCATTCCATTAAGAGTTCATAGACCTAGTAATGCTAACTTAAATTCCACAGGATCTTGGGGTATTGGATTTTCTACAAGAGGAGATGCAGTTAATAGTACATCAGATACTAGAGCTGGTATATTCAGTTACTATAACGGTAACTTATTCCTAGCTGCTAACAACACTAGTATTGCTTCTGATCCTTTTACATATGCTAGGGTAACTATTCAGTCTGCAGGTAACGTAGGTATTGGAACAACTAGTCCTGCTGAAAAGTTAGAGGTAGTTGGTTATGCAAAAGCTACTACAGGTTTTAAAGCAGGTAGTTACACTTTGCTTAACGAGTCCGGAAATGAAACTTCGCTAAGTAACTCTGCTTATTACCCTATGTTCTTTAAAACAAACAACTCTACGAGGATGACAATATCCAACGCGGGTAACGTAGGTATTGGGACTACTAGCCCTAGTTCTAAGCTAGAGGTCTATGATTCTCAAAATCCAACATCAGGAGATATTACAACTAGTAAGATCTACAGTAACGGTAACGTCGCAGCAAACGGCAATACTCGAACTGGATTAGATGTAGAAACAATCAGAGGCGGGTGGTACAACTCAGATACTACAGCTGGTAATTTTAAAGTTTCCAACGCCAATAGGATAGGAAATTCCGACCTTATAGGTGTTAAATCACTTGCTACAATTGATGTTGATAACGTTTACAGCGGAGTTGCTGCTGGTGGTTCCTTAACAGCTCTTCACGGTAAAGTAACTACAACATTCACAGCAGGTTCAGGCCCGGTTGCTAAAGGATACGGTTTAAGAATTGATGCACCAGAGGTAGCTACAAGTTCAGAAATAGCAACCTACTACGGCGCTTACATAGACGGAGCTTCTGTATCAGGAACCTTAACCAATAAG